GAGCCGGTAACGCTGGCGCTTTAGTTAAAGCGGTACAATTACGAAACATGTCTAGATACGCGTAAGGACGGAGCGTGCTCGCTGATAACGTCGGCGCAGCTATTAATGATGCACAGCCATAAAACATGGCCCGACATGGATAGCCAATCCCTCCTACGCTTACATCCAGATCTTCAGCACTTACTACACCGGACTCTCGAAAAAAGTTACTCGTAACACCAGATAGACCATCCGGGGGCATGTAATTAAACAAAGACGCTAGCGCGCCCCCAACATTGTAAGAAGCAATAGTACCGTCCACCGCGTTTGTTTGAACCACGACCATACGAATATAATTAAAAGTACTAGCGTGCAGCTCAATATTATCACTAGATTTAAAATAAATCCTCTACCCGCTAGACACCGCAATTAAATTACCAGTCCCCGTAACGGCTGCAAGGGTAGTGTCGATCCAATTTACTCGGTCAGTAGAGTATGAGATTGCCTTGCCGCTACCAACCGACCCCTCTTGCTTAAACCCAACATAACCGTTCTCCAACATTTCAATATACAACGGATCGGTGGCACATAAACCCGCTCTGGCCGCATTGATCGTGGGATAATCGGTCTCTGTGCTAGTGGCCGTAACCGCGGATACCTTGTGATTGGTGGTTTCAAAATAATCGTCTTTAACCAAACATAGCTGGTCAGAGGAGACGGGCAAAGCAGTAGAAGCTTCGACACTAGGCACAATATTTACAAGAATAGGTTGAACTTCACGTTCAACATAAGGAAGCTCATCCATGCGCACAGCCCTCCTCTTTAATAATATTTGTTATTTGCGTTGAATGACCCCTCGACCCACGCATCGTACACCGCTTTGGCTGATGGATAATATATATCCTTATCAATCGGAACCATCTTGGTCACCGGCGTGTTCTTGGAACCTTGCGACATTAAACCCGCAATTACTTCTGTAGACGGTACTACATCATATATGCACGCGTCATACAGGGTACCATTAAACCACCGTCCCTTGGTTCCGTTGGACGCCTGATAACAGCCCAATAGGACATGTTGCGAAATATTGGAATACGCCCTATCGACAGTATTGGCCATTCCGGTTGTCGAATCGAAATATAAGACACACGCACTAGTTGTTCCAGCAGTGTGCACATAGATTATTTTGTGTCTATTAGTGTCATATGGGGCCAGGGCTTTGGCACCGTAATATTGCGCTTCAAAGTTTGAATTGTACACGTTAAAAGTCATACCAGGCCAGGGCGAAGTCTCATTCATACAGTGCATAACCGACATGCGATCCGTCGAAGAATTATATTGAAAATCTAAAAAAATGGTAAAGTCCTAATCTGTGCTTAAGATCGAGATCCCAGTATCAATATAAGTACTAGAACCATTAAAAGATGTTTGGCTGGGCAGCTAATATAGGGGCGAAACGATTGTTGATACCGAGCCCTCGAAAGCCGGATACAAATTACTCGCCAATTCATATTCCAGCCCGTCATTTACAATATAAAACTCAGTATTTGATAGTGTCGCACCTTCGTACTGATCCTGCGACAACAGATTAATGACCCCCTACGACACGTTGTGTTCTATGTATGGCTAATATTGCCAAATTGCGTATACAACAATTTGTGTGCCTGTTGGATTCTCGCCTACACCATACGACGTGCCGCTACCATCCTCCGCTGTATTCCAGCAAACCCAGGCATATGCCGTGCGCGACCAGTCCTATGGAATCTCGCCCCAGAACTCCCCAACAGCATCGATGGGGTCCAGCTGTACGGCGCCGGTGCCAGAGTGTACACATGACAGGGTGGTACCACTGCCATCATTTTTATAATAAGTTATATGACGTTCTCGTGCCATTATGCCACCTCAGTATTTAACGTACGTGGCGTCCCGCGCTACACAACCTCCCTGGGCTAAATTATAAATGGCTTTAGCCGAGGGGTACTCATTGTGCGTCGCGGCGGTGTTAAGAACGGCCAGCTTGTTATGCACAGTCTGGTATTCAATTCCGTCGTCCACCACATAAAATTCAAAACGATTATGATCGATTGCCTCATATTGTTCAAGAGACATTTTGTTAATAATTAACTATGATTGAGGAGCAAGAGGATCCATAGTAGACGAAGTCATCCGTGGTAGTGACCGAATAGGCGAGAAAGACGCCACCCGTAAAGTAAATTGTGCCTAATTCCACCCAAAGTAATATCGAGTACCATTAATAATTACAGCCAAACGAGGATAAGATTCTTCCTCAAAATACATCACAACATCTTCATCAAATTGTAGCTCTCTCGCCACGGGGGTCTCTCCGGAACCAGCAATACCTAGCCCATAATAATAGTGAATATAAAGTGGGTTCGCTTGTGTCACAGAGGGATAAAGATAATTAATTGTACCATTTGAATCACTTGAGGCAATATACTATGTTGCCCCTCGTACGTCAGGCATTTTGTCTGTAGGCGGTATCATATTCTATCACCTCCCTTTTATACTACTGCTAAAAATCAAATTTAGTTTGTCTCTTCCGCTCTTTGGTATGACACATTGGGATCGAATACCTAAGACATATCGGTTATTTCCACCCATGCGCCATTTTGCTTTTTATAGGCTTTTTGCGCTGCAACCCAGGGGCTCGTCACCTTATACACGTCTAAATTAACGTCTGACCATCCCGAGGACCAGGTTGCAGTATAATTAAAAATCAGCTATGACGATGTCAGGGTAATGGTATAAGACGCACTGCCATGCCCTGTCCAGGTACCGCTGGCGGTAATCTCATTATTATTGGACCAAAAAAAGGTCGAATCAATGCTCGCTACCGCTCTAGCAACGCCAGAGTCCATGATACCCACATGACCGATTACATGGCAGAGATCGCCATTATTAAATTGACTTAAAGTCGCGATATTAAATGTTTTGGTTCCCATGCCCCTCTCCTCAGGTCTCGTGATAATAAGCGGTGCCGATAAAGACCTCGTTACCCGCGTTGATTTTCACCCATAATTTAGCAGGTCTGGTTATAACAACAGCAATCGTCGCATTACCATCTACAGTATAAGTATAGGTATAATACGTAGTATGATTAACAAGACTGCTTGTAATATCTACATTATTTTTTGTAGCAGTTACTATATAAGTACTCTCATCAGGCGTAATTGTTAAAGTATAGCTTCGCCCCTCGTAAGTACTCGTCGCGCCGCTGGGGCTGATCGTTCCGTACCCCGTAAGAGTCGACGTAACCGTTGCAGCGACAGGAGATACAATGGTAACATTAATAGTTGCGTCGCCGCTGACCGTGTATGAATACGTATAGTAATCTAATACCTAAGTACCACCAGTAGTATAAGTTACAGTTACTGTTGCTCCACCTAACGCTCCACCATAATAACCTAAACGGCATTGTAATTTCATATTTGCCGCCTAAGCAACGGTTGGTAAGGTAGTGGCTGTTAATGTTTGTACTGAGTTAGAGGTTCCGATACTTTTAAAATTTAATTCGCTAGTAAATTCAGTATTTAAATCACTCGATACTAACTATGCGCACATATATTCTGAAGACTATGATGTGCTTTCCGCATGGCCACTTACCTAAACTGTAATTCCAGTAATCTCGGCATCGCTTGGTAAGGTTACTCCAACATCATAAGTAAATACTGCAATTGTACCACTACCGCTAGAATAATAGTTACTTGAACCAGAAGAATTTGTATGGCTTTTTCCTACTAAACCAGAAAAATATGAAGCGCCCGACCCGTTAAATCCTCCACTCACTAATGCATAAGTGCCTAACGTCACACTAGTACTACTTGATGTGCCCCCTTCTCTATGATAGTGAGCTATCAAGTTAGATGAAACATCAACATTATCTTTAGTTACTGTAACAGCAGACGCTGTGTCAGTGGGAGTAATAGTTAAAGTATAGGTATCACCATCGTAATACGTCTAGGCTCCACTGGGGTTAATCGTGCCGCTACCAGTTAAAGTAGATGTAATAGTGCGAGGGTTAGCCAGAGCATAAGTAACTTCAATCTCAATACCATATACATATACATAAGGTGTGCCACTACTACTACCTCTACGTAATGGTATATATATCCCAAAGTCAGAGCCGTAACCTTTAATAGTATCCCATGATAAAGTAGTAGTTGGAAAAGTATAAACTGTAGAGGTTGTTGTAAGAGCAGACGTTAAAGCGGTATTACTAATAGCAGAAGTACCGTTACAAAGGCTTAAATAATAACTTGAACTTGTATTTAAATAACTATTTCGATAAGCACGAATTTTAACTGAAAAAGCGGATACAATAGCGCCACTAGGTACATCATCAAAATTAAAGCCTCTTACATAACAATAATATGTATTACTACTATTATTACGTCCTTTAATTGAGGCATAATTACTCGTATGGTCAGTATTATTATACATATTAGATGGATTAGTAACACTAACATAACTGCTATGATTTACTGCATAAGTGCTTGGCACTAATCTAATTGTTGCCATTAATTATACCTCATATCTATAAATAAATATCCCCATTCGAGCCCAAAGACGATGCAGGCGTACTAGACCCTGTGTAATAATTTTGTACCACAAGACTACCTTGTACACCAAGAATGGTCACACCTGACTTAATATTTCCCGCCGCAATGTTCGAATCAATTGCTGCAGTAACTGCCGGAACTGTTACGGACGAAAATCCGTTATAGGGAGAGGTGGGGGTCACTGTTTGAGAGGAGGTAGAAGGAGTAATAGTCTAAGTAGTCAACGAGGCTGGTGATAGAGTTCCACTCACTCCTAAAATGGTCACACCCGACTTAATATTTCCCGCTGCAATATTCGAATCAATAGCCGCAGTAACTGCGGGCACGGTTACCGAAGAAAATCCGTTGTATGGAGAAGTTGGAGTCACTGTTTGCGCAGAAGTGGTGGGGGTGATAGTCTAGGTGGTTAACGACGCTGGCGTTAACGACCCGCTCACCCCCAAAATAGACACGCCTGACTTAATATTTCCCGCTGCAATGTTCGAGTCAATGGATGCAGTAACCGGATTAACAATTACCTGTCCTAACCCGTCATATCCTGAGTCAGGAGCAATTGTTTGACTACTCGTTGAGGGGGTCGCAGTTTTGCTACTCTGGATGGTGCCGCCCTCTTGAACGGTACCGGCCACCCCTAATATTGTCACTCCTTGTTTAATATTCCCAGCAACAATATTAGGGTCTATGGCCGATGTTACAGCACCAAGAGTTACACTTGATAAGCCGTAATATCCTGTGTCAGGAGAAATAGTTTGACTCGAAGTAGAGGGGGCAGCATTTTTTGCCTATAGTGTATAGCTCGTTGGCGTTACTGTAACTACCGGGCAAACAGTCTAATCGCCTAATTTTAAAATCATGATGTTACCCACTCCCTAAATATTATTGAGGCCGAGCCAGCAGTTGAAGGCGCCCAGGCTCCATTTACAACGGCTAAAACCTTATCATTATCAGCTACGGTTACCGCTGGTAGTCCCGACGGAGGAGTAACCCAACTCGGGGCACCTGATCCGTTGGATTGTAGCACATATCCAGATGTGCCTGCGGATACTGGTGCGTAGAAAGATGGTGAGGTAGTAGCCGAGCCATTCAATGTAATGGTTGGAACAGTAGGAAGAGTTGCCCACGTAGGAGCACCCGATCCATTAGATTTTAGATATTGTCCTGAGGTACCCGCGCCTGTTGGCGCATAAAATGCCGGCGAGGTAGTCGAAGAGCCGTTTAATGTAATTGACGGGATCGTCGGGAAGTTTGTCCAGGATGGTGCGCCGCTTCCGTTTGACTTTAAATATTGCCCCGAAGTACCGGCTCCGGTTGGTGCATAGAACGATAACGATGTAGTCGACGCACCATTTAGAGTATATGTATGAGTGTGTCCACTGGTGGCCGCACCAACATCTGCCGCGGTTAACGCAGCACCAATCGTTACATGCCCCGTGGAGTCACGCCCGATTTTAACAGCAGCCGCAGTGGCTGTATCATAAGCGGGATGAACATATGTACCAGCTGGCACCGCCCATCCGCCTTTAGCATTGAGGAACTTTGTGGTGTCACCACTCGAAGTATTGATCCCTAAATCAGCATCAACACCAGCATCGTGTCCCGACACATTCGCCCAGGCAACCGAACTGGCAGAGGCCGCAGTGCCTGCGCTTGTTGCATAGGGAACTGTATACCATGCGGTGCCAGAGCCCGATCCGCCAGCAACAAGACCGATCTTATTTGCGTTATCACCAGTGCCACTGACGTTTAGGGTATAAGTCGTATTTGTGTCAGTCGCCGCAATGGTGATCTTGCGATTTGAGGTGTCGTCTGTTAATGTAATGTTACTACCAGCCGCAAGTGTAAGATCAGTAGTACTTGTGCCCGATCCAGAGCCGCCCGCCGTCAAAGTAGATGTGAATTTATGACTTGACAGCGCGCCAGATAAGGCATAAGTAGTATTTGTATCTGTTGGTGTCGCCCAGGTCCCGTCTTTACGAAGGAAAGTTGTGCCGCTCGTTGCAATACCGATATCTGCCTTAACACCTGCTTCGTGCCCCGAGACATTGGCCCATGCGACAGAATTTGCCACATCTGCTGTGCCAGCGGTGGTCGCACTAGCAGCAACATCGGCGCTGCCAGCCGCTGTTGCGTATGGAATTGTATACCAGGTTGTGCCCGAACCAGAACCACCGGCAACTAAACCTACTTTATTAGCATTAGTACCAGTACCGCTTACATTCAAAGTGTATGTAGTGTTGGTGTCAGTAACTGTTTCGGTTGCGCTCGACAGGGCGGTCACGTGCCCATAAGTATCTAACGTTACGCTTTGAATATATGTGCGGCCACTATTGGTGACAGTAGCTTGCGAACTAGTGTCAGCGTGCGAGATGGTAATGGTTCCAGATGAGGTGATTGGACTGCCAGAAACCGATAGTCCCCCACCATTAGAGACCGCCACCGAGGTAACCGTTCCACTGGGTTCATCGCCCGAAGGAATGACAACCCATTCTGTGCCATTAGAAACGATGGTATCTCCTGCTTTGCAAATCGGCGCAGTAGAATGGTCCGTAATAACTTTGTACGTATATCCCTAACATGTGGATGCGGCGGGTAAATTGGCCCACGTGACTGTTCCACTAGTGCCAACAGTACCAATAAATTGCATAGGCGTCGGCAATGTTGCGAGCGCCGCCGCAACAGCGGTGCCATTAACTGCATCGGTACCCGTGGCAGAGTATGTACTAACAACTGTGGGGATCGTAGGTTTATTATTTAAATCATTGTAGCTACCAGTTTTTGCGATTTTATGCAAAGTGACAGAACCGCTAAGCGCCTCTGCCGCCGCCGTGCTCTAGGCGGATGTCGCCGTTGTGTTTAACGTTCCAGGGGCAGAGGGGATCGTGGGTTTATTGCTTAGATCGTTATACGAGCCCGAGGTGGCTACGGTCGCTAGTGTCGGTGTACCAATTAGATCTGAATATGTGCCGGTCTTAGCAATTTTATGCAATGTAATAGAGCCACTTAAAGCCTCAGAAGCACTCGTAGACTGCGCCGTTGTCGCTGTCGTATTTAAGGTTCCAGGAGCGCTAGGTATAGTTGGTTTATTCGATAAGTCAGTATAACTGCCGGAAGTGGCTACAGTTGCTAACGTGGGGGTGCCAATAAGATCCGAATATGTACCTGTTTTTGCAACTTTATGCAAATTAATGGTACCCCCAAACGACTCAGAAGCGCTAGCTGATTGAGCCGATGTATTATCAGTCTTAAGCGTACCAACAGTTGGAATGGTAGGCTTATTGCTCAAATCATTATAAGACCCCGAAGTAGCCACACTTGCTAAATTGGGCGTCCCAATTAGGTCTGAATAAGTACCAGTTTTAGCGATTTTATGGAGCGTGACGGCGCCATTTAAAGGTTCAGCAGCATTTGTACTCTATGCTGTCGTTGCTGTCGTATCCAGCGTACCAGGGAGCGGACCGGCGGTTAACTGCTCAATCTTGCCCGCTGCTGTGTCCCAATAATATACAGGATGATTAACTAGCAGATCCATCTGATACTTATTGTAGGCCTGCCCCAGATAAATATAGATGAAAATATAGCCCAAACCCGCATCGTCGTTAGGATTGGAGACTGGCAAGGTCTGTGTTAAACTACTACGTGTGAAATATGAGGCTGAAGTTGTGTCTTGCACAAAATAAGCCAAGTGTGTCGTCTTATTATACCGTGCTTTAATAAAAACTGGTAATCCTGCCGTTAAAGCGGTCGTCCCAGCAGTACCACTACTGTTGATATTAAAAGAATATCGCACATCTGTTAAGTACTGCGCGGCAGCCACGTTTGAACTAAGCGCCTCTTCGGCCGCTTTATCGGTCGTAGAAGCATAGTAATATATCGGCCCAAATGGATCAAAACCTACGCTGGTTAGCGCTTTAGTATATGTCGATGGTTGATTATTCGCCGTACTTGCTGGAATAACGTGGCTTAAATCATAGCTATGAAACAAAAACTGGTAACGATGCAGCGCGGTAGTTGTCTTGGGATTATAGTAATAGTTGGTTAATCGATAGGTAATAGTCGAGTCATACTCGGCCATCTTCCATACGCCGGTAATGGTAGTGGCGCTATTTGCATTAATATAAGCAGAGGCAGTCTAAGTGGCATCATATACTAGAGGGATAATACAGCCAACGGCATACTTCGTAGAAATAGCGGAGTTCACATTTGAACATACCGGGTGCTCCCCCAAACCGTTGAGATCGAGCACCGTGTAATATGAGCCGTTACCCGCCACATCCAATTTATAATTAATCATTAACCCCGAGTAAAGCGAGGTAATATTGGCATTACTGCCTCTCCAACGGGCTGAATAGTAAGGCTTGCTAGTCACTGCTGCCGCGGACCCCGTTCCCTCGACATAATATGCGCCATTGGGGAGGATCCCCTTTATCTTGTCCCATACATGAGATAGGCCACTTTCATTTAGATATTTCTCAGGCATAGCAGCCTCCTTTATTTATTAGACACAAATAGCGTCTATTTCAGCATTGGTCAATGCTACCATATCCCCCTATAACATTAAACCAGCCGCCGTAGCGGTGTGCCAGACATTATCACTTGTGATATAACGATAAGTATATGTAGCGCTTGTTGGTCTAATCGGATGGAAGATCAGCTCATTGGCCGACCCCATATTTGCAAAATATAGTAAATTGGTCCCGTCAAGAATTATGGGAAGACTACCAGCAGAAATATAAGCTGCTAAAGCACTGTAAGTAGCCAGGCTCAAATCACTGCTCTCGATATACACGATACCGTGATATACAATTGCTCCAGTCGCGCCATTGAACGATGTTACACCAACATCGGCGGAAGTGATAAAACCGCTATCATTGGTGAGATCGCTGGTCTTCGTGGGCACAGTAATATCTACGGTTGTATTACCCGACTGGTTTGCCGTAAAGGTGCCAACAGTGGTAGTGTTGCGTTGAATCGTTAAGGTACCATTGTTGACCGTAGGAATGGTCGGCTTGTTAGACAAGTCATTATACGAGCCAGATGTCGCTACAGTCGCCAGGTCATCCGCTTCAACATAAGTGGAGGTGCCGTCCGCACCGTTATTAGTCAAATCAGAAGTCTGCGTTGGTACAGTGACATCTACGGCTTTACTGGTAACCGTCAGAGCAGTACCGTTAACCTTTACCGTCTCAATAACGTTTACCTGCGCTCCGGTCGCAATACCTGCCAGTTTGGTCTTCTCGGCTGCTGTAGTGAATTTATGGGTGGTGTTGGTATCGTCAACAAGATCAGCACTCAGTTTGTTCTGGGCGGTAATCTCGGATTGCAATCCCGACACCAGGTCACTCACAGGAATCTCAATGGTGTTGCCATTTTGAAGTGTAAGGACAATTTCTTTATTGGTACTATCGTAAGAACCATTGACGACCACGCTTTCAAGCGGTAGATCGATCGTTTGGGCGGTACCCAATGTATTGCCGTCCTGATCTTTCAGCGTGGTGGTGATTTGATAGTTAGTAGTATTAATAGAGACACTAATACTAGCGCCATATTTGGTGCTGGCCGGAAGCGCCGATACGTCAGCCGCACTTGTTGGGACGGTAATATTGATCTCTGTATTCGTGTTCGAGTTTGCGGTAAAGGTGCCCACAGAGGTGCCATTCTTTTGAACAGTAAGGGTGGCATTGTTTACTGTGGGAATCGTAGGTTTATTAGATAGGTCGTTATAGCTACCGCTAGTAGCAACGGTTGCGAGATCATCGGCCTCAACATAAGTTGAAGTGCCATCGCTACCATCGTTGGTCAGATCGGAAGTGTTCGTAGGAATAAGTCCCTTAACTTTATCCCAGACTCTCTATAGACCGGCCTAATCCAAATACTTTTCGCTCATTTGTTAGCCTCCTTCGTAAGCAATTCTTAAAATTTTATTGACAAATCACGTCTATTTCAGCGTCCGAGATAGATGTGGTAGCATTGTCGATAGCGTCATATACGCACTTTGCTGACGGATATTGGGTATCAGTAGACTGAGCTGAAACTGATGTAACTTTATTGGTTCGAACTTCGATGTCTTCCTCGACCAAGTTCCCCGCAACCACCGACAACCCATCCTCAAATTTTGCCAGGGCTCCGGGCGCATTTTCGGCTCTAGAACTTGAAATTACATATGCATCTCCCGCCGGAGTTTGGGCACCAAAAAGAAAAGTTTTGGCAAATGCCCCGCTCGTGGGAGCTGCCGCGCATATCGTGACATTCGCTACATTATTGCCAGAAGCATACAGCATCCGGAACATGCCGATTTTACCCTCCCCGCTATGCGGGTCCAAGGCATTCCCTGCCATAATAACAGTTGTGCCGGGCGTACTGCGCGACCCCTCCGTCTCAGCAACCAATGCTGCATTCGCCCATGAGGGCCATCCGCTCATTGTATTTTTAAGAATGGCGTTGGGCGCCCCTGGTTCATCAGGGGCGTCCATCAATCCAAGATCAAATGAGGTCGTGGTACTGGTCAGTGTCGCTCCATTTATGCGCGGTTTATGTTTGATATAGGCAGCGGAATTCGGATTCGTTTCATTCCAGTCAACCTGACCGTGCGCTGGGGAAGATCCCCCCGACCCGCCGCTCAGAGCAATGGCAAGAAGCAGGTCTTTCGTCATTGCAACTCACCTCAAGGGTCAACCTAAACTGGTTCCTCAGTGCCCTTCCAAATCCAAACGTCAGAACTGTTTAAAATAGCGATATCGCCATAGGAGGTATAGATCATTGAGCTGGTGGGTAAATCTTTTAGGTCGACCAGCGCGGCCGTTTCCAAGCCAGTGCGCGGCACCTCCGCCTACGTGTCGGCATACAACACGTAAGTAGTCTGCCAGGACTGGTTAACATAATCAATTAAGATCATTGTTGTTCCTCCTTGTAAATATCACTACTTGCGACCAAGTCTTAAGAAGAAATTAATAACTTTAGCAATGATTTGGCCAATAAATGAGCGGAAGGGGCGTTTGATATCATTCTCGGCGTCAGGATCGGCCTGATCACGAAGACCCCAGACCTCTCCAAGTTCAAAATCGTAGGGTAGTATAAAACGCCCGCCGTTGCCCCAAACTGTGCCCCAGGAGTTCTGTGTTAAGAACCCCACTGTGTTATAACCATAAATCATTAACGCGTGGTACCCCGTGATGTTCGCTTTGGGATCCGTGCGCCAAACATGGGTGGAATCCAAATGGTCGCCCTGGCGTACTGCAATACAGCAGATCAGCGGGTGTCCCGTAACCAATGCACGTTTCATTTCTTCCGCACCACGGCAGCGATAATATTCCGCTATTTTATGCGGCGCCGCTAAAGGCGTCAACGCTTCGAGGTGTTTATCCACATTAGCGCGAGCTTCTTCCACCTGATGGTTGCCCGGTAAATTAATCCAAAAAACATCTCCCAGCTGCGCCAGAGTTTGCAACGCCTCACGAATGATCATACCGTTGCCCTGATAGTAGTCTTTGGGGCGGTAGCCATAAATAAATTCGGTTGAAAACTGTGCAACAGCTTCGTGCTCTTGCGCGTGGAAATACTCCACCGCCGAAGATGCCGCATGAGCGACGCACGAGGAGGTGCCGCCCTGATTTTTAACTTTGGGCGGAATTAGCTCGAAAGATTCGGGCAATGGCCCGGCAGAGCCGGCAACCACTAGTTTATAATCCCGGACATCCGGGGGAGAAGGAATACATCCAAGTGTAGGCATGTGCCCACCTCCTTAATATGTTTATTATTATAGACAAAAATGCCTGTTTTGTTTATTATATAAAACAATTATTTTATCACAGTGTCAGTCTGCGGTGATTAGACCTCTGCATCTGGACCGACTGGCTATAAAACGATATACGTTTGGTCATTATATATCTAAATGACGGCTCGATATTCAGTCTCGGTCATGGGATCGTGGAAATATAAATCTTCGGTCGTTACGCGAGACGGGTACCAGTACTTAATTTCAGTCTCAGCCAGATTTCGTATCCTCGCAATAGGCAGATAACCCGCCAGAGTAGTATTGGATTTCACGGTGGATAGGTTTGCTGAATTGCAAGCATACACCTTATTGGCTCCCAAGTATTGTTCGTCAAATAAGATTAATTGTATAGCGGGTTGCCAATACCCCGTAGGTGTGTCGCCCGGCATACAAAAGAGCACTTCGCCAGGATTGCCAGCACGATACTGCTGTATCCCATCTCCCCCGCTGGGCTCTGCCCAAGTAGGCTGCTTGTCCTCGTCGAGAGCAAGGACATCTCCTGCGGATGCATCAGTGGTATCGGGAAGCCCACCGCCAGATCCACCACCAGAAATCGCCTCTGCGATATCATTTAGGGCACTGATAATATCCGCATCTCCACCGCTCGGCGTAGCATTCTTCGCATACTGCTTAAACCAAGCTAACAGAGTGGGATTCGTGGCGTCTATGCCGCCAGCTATTGCGACCTGCTGGTATGCAGCATCCTCCCACACGGTCAGGGGGTAGGATGCGACCAAAGTGTCGTCGTAATACACGTGACCGCTATTCGCATCGCCCACAAAACGGATCGATGCATACTCGGTCTCGTTCGCAGTGAAATTAATGAAAAAATTATGGGTACCAGTACCAATAGGGCCGATAATGTCGGCGATAGACCAACTGGTATCATCTAGGGTATGTAAAAACATCTCATTATCCTCCATCCATTATTCAGTCTCTTCTAGCAAACCGCCTAATTTCGCAACCGCGGAACGTTCTACAATTGGCAAATACATACAGCCAAACATGGGATTGTCCCGAAACTTGTTGGCCATTTGAGTAATACCGTTATGCTCGCGATAAATTTCACGGTCGATCTAAGCAATATCACCGTTTAACCACACTTCTGTTTTTTCTCCAGCGCGTGTGATAATTGAGCGCAATACATTGGTCGTTAGGTTCTGCCCCTCACTGACATAAATAATCGCATTGTCAAATGAACGTCCTCGAATTTCCATTAAGGGAACTAATTCCAGAATTTCACGACGAATGAGGTTTTCAATAGCTTGCTACCCTCCGTATTTGTCTATCAGCGGCCCCAGGGTCCACGCTAATTTTTGGAAGGTGTCGCCTTTACGGTAGCCAATGTCGGGCACCCCATCAATGGTAACATTCGGACGAATGTACACGATTTTTTGGAACTTTCCCCGATCTATGAGGGCCATGGCGGCAGCGGACATTAAATAATCTTTCCCACTTCCGCTCTCCCCCAATAATAACTTGACCGGGACATTGCGTGCCAATAGCAAGTCGATTGCACAATGCTGATATTCATTACGCCCACAAACAGTCATATTGCGATTGGTGATGGTGGGGTAGCGTACTTGAATCATTGCCTCACCGTCGTATCGCGTTTTTGCTACAATTTCTCCTTCAACATTCTTAATTATCACATATTCATTCCGTGCCAGATCGGCAGGAAATTCATATAACCCGGAATAAAAATCTGACAGCTCGTCATCCGTTAAAACAAGCTCACGGTAACCTAGATAAATACCCATACGGGAACCTCCACGGGTTAAAATTAAGAATTACGCCTATTCGTAGATTATTTATGCTTCACAGACGTGTCATCCAAGGATATGTCATCTACTTCCGCGGCAACTGTTAAAGTATTGTCCCCCTCAGCAGTAGATAGCGGCTAAGGTGTTACTAATTCTGCAATTGGTTCATCGAGCGGATTTGGTCTCCCTTTGCCGCCGCTTTCATTAGCAGCCCAAATTAGGGCTTTGCCCCAGCGAAATCCCGTTACATAGTTGGGACGTCTAAAATCCATTCCCATTTTAGCCCTCCTTAGGGCAATTCATACCAAGTGTCGTCGTTACCCATAATGTAGAATTTTTGCGCTTTGATCACATAGGCTTTGTCTCCAAAATAAACCGTCTGCTCCGACTTCAGTGTGTCGAGGTCGTTGTCGTCCATTACATACCACAACCTGTCTTCGGCCTGCGCGCGATGTGAAGATTCTACCAAAATGTGATTGGGTTCGTTTTCCATTCGTTGTGCCATGGTTTTTTCCTCCGTTCATGGGATCGGGGGCGGAATGAACCGCCCCCGTGAATTTTTGAATTAATGATCGCCCTAAAAGGGGGCAATATTATAAGATAAAATGGTGTTTTTATTTCGGTCGCTGCGAAGAGTTTTACGATTTCTTATTTTAATTCGTTCTTTGATTTGTAATAAGCCTTCAGCGCGCCTAGGCAAGCGTTGTCTCGCGCGACGGCTGCGTTGAATCTTTCGCGCTTTGTGTTGGTCGGTGCATACTTGGCTTTAAACGCCTCATAACGCTCCTGAGCCGCGGCGTACAGAGGTTCTGCTTTGTTGACAGCACTTCTCCAGCCCGCGCGTTCAGCTTTCGCCTTGAGCCACTCAGCGGCGCTGATAAGCCCCTCGGTGAATTTCGCGACCAGGTAATCAGAATCGGCAAGAAGCTTCTTGTTGTCGTCCATAACCTTCTTCTGAACTTTGAGCTCTTTGAGGATAGGGGCGAGAATAGAGCCAGTCTTCTTATCGAACTGATGCGTGTGGAGATTCGCCGAAGAATCAAAGTCAGCCTTAAGAGCGGCGATGAATTCTTTAGGAAGTTCGCCGTCTTTATACAACGGATAGTCGAGAGTCAGCGACTGGGCATTCAGGATACCGTTCGCGAAATATAATTTGTTGGAACTGTGAAGGTCGAAGTGACGTTTACGACCAGCATTATGAATATCTTCAGAGCCAATGTAGGTAATTGTTTCTCCTTTATCGTTAATGCTTTCCCAGCCTGGCTCCCAAAAATCTACACCACGTGCTGTTCCTTCAGTAACGCTATACAAACAATGCTTGCCAAAAATAGTCACAAAAGAACCATCGTCAAAATAATAATTAACAAAATCATCAGAAACTCCTGTTTCATAATTGCCTACTACTATAGCCTCAATCAGCTAATTTGTATTAGGATCATATGAAAGAATAGAATCTCCTGCTGCTATATCTTCGACATTCTTTTCTGTATGGTTAGCCATTAAAATCTTTGTGCCTTCGGCTAAACAGGTGTTCGGTAGTGTCACAGTAGACACTGTTGTGCCATCTACTTTTAATGATAAATTATTACTACTAATACTTAATGTTAGATTGCCGCTATGAGCGATTTTCCGCCATGTGTCATAGTTGGTTGCCTTACGACCGCGCGCATATATGGTGGTTTTTGCGTTATTATCATCCATAAGTATTTGCATACCATAACCATTGGTAGTCCCTGGATATCCAACAGAAAGTAGTACTCCGTCGTTGCCATCAAGCGCGGCAGTAGTATAAGATTTAACTTCGGCAAATTTAAGAGTGTTGCCAGTCATAAAATCATTAACTGCGGTTGTTGTAGAAAGAGCTGACCAACCCGTTAAACTCTTCACGTCGCCCCAGCTATATTCGCTAGAGCCATCAAATATTAAATATTTATTTTCGTTACCGCTCGTACCGCTGAGATAAGCAAGTTCTCCGAGTCCTAGCCAACTAGTAAAGTTGGCTTTAGGTGTATTGCGGACGAAGCCATCAGAAGAAGTAAAATTAACCCCTCGTACGGTGTAACTCGCGATGTTTACTGCTGAATTAGAATTATTGAAGTAAGTAGCATATAAATAGCCGTTAGCAGTGCGTTGCGCTATTGTACTATTACTCGCAGCAGTGTCATAGGCCGCAGCATCAGTAATGGTATTACCAGCAGACCATTTTGTCAAATAATTAGTAGTTTGCGACCCTGCAGAATGAGCAAATACGCTTTTATTAATGCCCTTGGGAGATGACCCCCCCGTCCCTAGCACCACCACTTTGGTAGCAGAGGATGAGGGGTCAGCCGAATTACTCACCTCAGTGACTAAATTCGAATTATAATTTCCTGAACTCGCCGAATAACACTCGCATGCAAAAGACTGCCAGTAGCCAATGCGCGCAAACCAGAAACATAAATTACCGTCGATATTCATGGCTTTTAATTCGGGGAGAATCTAACGCCCATAATTGGTGATACCAGTGGCGTATAGGTAACTACTACTATAAATATATCCTGTTGCCACAGTATCGATGTCAGCAGTGCCGTATCCATCACTTAAAATGTGCAAATAAAACGCCGCGCCGTCGGATACCGCATAATTAATGCTGGTTTTGATTAGCGTGCCATTCGTAAAATCACGTGGACTAACTGGTCGCCAACCCGGAATGGTGACCCCACTACCCGAAATTTCATCACCGTTACCGTCCTCTAAGCTAAGCTTGCCGCCACTAAGCAATAAACTGTGTCCATATGTGGTACTAATCTAATTGTTGCCGTCATCATTCCGAGCACTTGTGGCGTAAGGTACGGTAATGCTCTGCTCTGATCCGGGGCTCGGCGTTAAGGTGACCGTTTTTGTCCCCGTGCCCAATGTATAGGTGGTATTGGGCGGCGTAGCCCAACTGCCGTCATTCCGCAAATAGGTTGTCGTACTGGAGCCCAACTATGGCCCATTCGTGATAGAGCTACCGCCGCTCCATTTGGTCAAATACCCGTTAGTACCCGATCCGGTGATGGTACCAGCAACCGCCTAGTCCACATAATGTTTCGTTGCAGCCTCAAGGTTAAGGGTGGGATCATGGTCTAACATGGCATTTGCTAAAAATTTGGCATCGCCATAAACCATTAAATCTTTTAACTATGCCATTGTGCCACTTCCTCCTTTTTTATTATATTATAAGGGCATGTGCCCAAAAAGTCAACTTCAATATTCTTGAAAATCATTGGCAAGTAATAATGTAGGAAAGTCCATTACAGACTTCTCATTAATTTTCGCGAATAACAACATTAAACCCGTACACACATTGGCGTCGCTATTTCCTCCGAAGCCGGGGATACCACGGCGGCCACCTTGTGTGTATGCGGTCCAACATCCAACCGCCCCCCACCATGTGGCCTGCGTGCGCAAATATGTGTTACTATTATATTTTGACAGCCCGGCAGTACTATTCGAGATATTTGTAAATCCCGATACGCTGGTCGTTGTCATCGGATTGGAGGTTTGTTTCCACCGATAGATCAGATCATTATCGTCGGGCATAAAGGCGATGAATTCGAAAGCGCCACTTGTTTGGAAGAGCGCGGGCGCACTCTCGAGTAAATATAACCGCGAGAATAGGCCCGGCTCTTCATTATTCGTAGCATTCGATTGGGTAAACAATTGATTACCCTATTTATTATCATGCCAGAGTAGCATCATAAACCTATTGCCATCCTGGTCTTCATATAGTTCTTGGAAGCGATTGGCACAAGAAAGGCCAGTACGCGTTATATCCAAACCATTCATTGTTCAATCACCTCCCTTGTATAATATGTGCCAGAACGGTCAATTGCCGCACTTTCATTGTATAACTCCAACACTTGTTTGTCGCTCAAAGCGGTTGCATAGATACGCACATCGCTGATTTGGGCATTCGTCGCCGAATTCCCATAGGTGCTGAAATCAGTGGCGGAGCTTTTAAAACCAATCCCCAAGTTCGATCGCAACAAGGTTTGCCCTGGAGTGACCGACGTTTGGTATTGGCCATTCAGATAGCACCGCAAAACGGTACCATCATAGGTATTGAAAACATGGTTCCACGTTCCATAGGTGAAACTGACACTCGTGGTATACTTACCATTGGCGCTATATTGCAAGTTGGTTCCGCTACAGTTAATAAAATTCCCAAACTATAAATCGGCATCACCGCCATTATTGTTTAAAATAACGAGCGCTTTCCAACCCGTATTGTCCTTCGATGGGTAGTAAAACCAACACCCCATGGACCAAACATTACCGATAGAAAAATTGGACAATTTGACACCGCTAGAAGCTGCGGGTATTTTGATTGAAGCAGTATAACGCGGCGTATTGGAACTAGTAGCCAAAGTGTTGACAATACTGCCGTGATGCTTATAGCCTGAACAATCACACACTCTACTGCTATAGGCCGTATCATATAAGGCATCCGATGGCGCCGGAGACCACGCAGTAGCCGTTTTCCCCTCTTCAAATTTCACGTTTTTTATCGATACAGATCCTGTGCCCTCACCGCTCATAAGTCGGGGACAAATAATATGTTTAACCGCAGTTGTCGTTGTCTAATAATATGTCACCCAGTACCTTTGCCACTCCTTCGATAAGGTGAAAGTCATATAGCCATCGCTGGCCGTGCGCGTAGTTCCTTGGCTAGAGATACAGGTTGTAGTAGTGTTGGGGCTATAGTAATGCGTTCTAATAACGTCGCCCGCAACAGTAGATTTTGCGTCAAATGACAGCGTGTACACGTCCCCTGTCGGTACAGAAAGAGTGGTCGGGGAATATTTATCCGAGTATGATGAGGTCGGAAACGGCCACGTGGCATCTAGTTTGCTGTTAGCAATTAGATTCTAACCCCGCATGATACCGCCGTCTAACTTATAGTGCAGCACCAAACCGCGTGCCAGCTCTTCTACCTCTTTGGCTGAGATTGCCGTATCATATAGCCGGAAATCATTGAACTTCCAGTTACCCGCAGCCGTGGCACTGGTGCCCGCCGCGTTACTGGAGCGGGCACCTAAGCCGAAGTTTAAACAACCAGTTGGTTGCGTAGAAGCATAAGCCACATCTTTCACTAGGCCCCCATTAATATACATTTTAATGCGTGATCCATCATAAGTTGTAGCAAGATGATACCAGGTATTGGTGGCGAATGTATAGGAACATGTCGTAGTTCCGCTCGGACCGTTCACCCCAATATTGTAAGTATTGTTCGAAATTACAGACCAATAAATGTGGCAATCGGTACTACTACTAATATTTTTACAAAAAATAATATTGTTATACTACCCGAAGGAGACCGCATTCACCCAAGCTGCCACACTCCATTGATTGCCCAGGAATTCCTCGCTGGCGTGGTATAAACTATAGCCGGAATAGGCACCCCCCAGTTTACCGTCGGTCTATGCGGTATAGGCGTCGACGGTTTTCTACAGCGTGGCGGTGGAACACAAGCCCTAATTTTCAGTATCATTAACAAATGGCATCCAAATTTTTAAAGCCATGTTCCACCTCTCTCACACAAATGTAAATTTAATTGCCTCGACAGTATTATCATAGTTCATACGTGCTTTGGCTGTGGTGCCCACCATCATGGTATAGATCACAGTGCTCATTGTACCCGTCGAAGGATTGAATAACAGGTTACTATTTTTCCGCGCCCCCTCGGTGCGTGTGGTATTGTCCGCAGTATTACTAAACAAAACCTCATACGTTGCATTGGTGGTGGTAGCGGTTTGCGTTACCGCATTATTCGTATCCGTGGGAGTTGCCCAAGTACCATCGTTGCGTAAATAAGTTGTGGTGGAACTTCCCAGCTATGGGCCGTTGGTAAGCGACCCGCTGCCATTCCACTTGGCTAAATACCCGCTAGTGCCACTGCCCGTCACATAACCCGTCAAAGCATCGGAAATCTCATCCTCCAACCATCCAGAATCAACCACTAGCGCGTTGCTAGAAGTAGTTAGTCCGGTACCCAGGGACAAACTAACAACATTAGAGCTGTTCTTTGATAAGGGGGCCGAAAACGTGTATGTGGTATCGGTGGCGGCAATGGTGATTTTCTTATTAGTCGTGTCATCGGTTAACGTGATGTTGCCCCCAGCCACAAATTCAATTGCTGAAGTACTCGTCCCGGACGGGTTCGTGGCCGTAAGGGTCGTGGTGAACTTATGGCTTGAGAGGGCACCAGAAAGACTATACGTAGTATTAGTATCGGTTGGTGTCGCCCACTGTCCGTCTTTCCGTAAAAAAGTGCTTCCGCTGGTGGCAATGCCAATGTCGGCTTTGACTCCGGCCGCATGCCCCGACACGTTTGCCCATGCGACAGAATTAGCAGTGTCAGCCGTTGTTGCTGTCGTTGCACTACCCGCGGCCGTTGCATAGGGGACTGTGATAAAACTACCTGTAATACTATCTCCGTTGCCATCTTCCAAGCCTACGGTATTCCCACTAACAACCAAAGCGTGACCATAAGTTGTCGTAATCTGATTGCCGGCGTCATCCCCTAAAGCCTTGGTGGCGTATGGAACAGTAATACTTTGTACAGAGCCAGAGCTCGGTGTCAGCGTCACGGTATTCCCGTTGGTGCCCAACGTATAGGTGGTGTTAGTATAGCTACTAGAAATAGTTAGTTTGCCTGAGCTAAAAGATAGCCCAACATTACTGCCGGCTACAAACTCCAGCGTCGTAGTCTTGTCATTGAGCGTGGTGGAGCCGTATTTGATTGGCCGCCAGGTATTCAGATCGGTGTCTGAAAAGGTGACTGTCGTATCGTCGGATTTGGTTAAAGTTAAGGTGCTCCCACTTACAGATGCACTCTTGATATAGACTGTAGGAATCGCGGTGCTGTTCCACGCATTCGCCCCCAGCGTAATCGTGTCTTGCGCGGTCCCGCCAGCATTTAGGACAAGATTGTAAGTATTGGTCGGATGCGTTAGAGTATAAGTCGTATTTGCGGGCGTCGCCCATTGTCCATCCTTGCGCAAGAAAGTCGCGCCTGAAGATGCAATGCCCAAATCGGCTTTTACCCCGGCGGCATGACCATTAACGTTTGCCCAGTCAACCGATCCCGCGGCAGTAGCATAGGGAACAGTTACAAAACTGCCTGTGATCTCATCGCCATTTCCGTCTTCGAGCCCCACAGTGTTTCCACTAACTATCAGTGCGTGCCCGTAAGTTGTAGAAATCTAGTTGCCTCCGTCGTCATTTTTTGCGTTGGTGGCATAGGGAACTGTAATACTCTGTACGGATCCAGAACTGGGCGTTAAAGTCACAGAGTTTCCGTTCGTTCCTAAGGTATATGTGGTATTAGCGGATGCGATCGTGATCTTCCGGTTGGTGGTGTCGTCGGTTAGTGTAATGTTCGTACCGGCGACCAACTCCAGACTGGTAGTACTTGTGCCCGAAGGGTTGGTTGCTGTTAAAGTTGTGGTAAATTTATGGCTCGAAAGAGCGCCCGAAATAGCGTATGTCGTATTAGTGTCTGTTGGGGTTGCCCAGGTACCGTCCTTGCGTAAGAAGGTAGTGCCAGTGGTCGCGATACCAATGTCTGCTTTGACTCCAGCGGCATGGCCAGACACGTTAGCCCACGCAACAGAATTTGCGCTATCTGCAGTGGTCGCGGTGTTAGCAGCAGTTGCATAAGGAACAGTAATGAAACTACCTGTGATTTCATCGCCGTTACCGTCCTCTAATCCAATAGTGTTGCCGCTGATAACTAAAAGATGGCCATAATGAGTACTGATTTGATGCCCGCCATCGTCGCCAAGAGCCTTAGTTGCATAGGGCACAGTGATGCTCTGCACGCTCCCGGAGCTCGGTGTCAGCGTAACTGTATTACCACTGGTCCCCAACGTATACGTCGTATTGGTATAGCTGCTGCTGATCGTTAGCTTGCCGCTACTGAAAGATAACCCCACATTGCTGCCAGCCACAAACTCTAATGTTGTTGCCGTATCATTAAGCGTCGTTGATCCATACTTAATCGGACGCCACGTATTTAGGTCCGTGTCAGAAAATGTAACAGTCGTGTTGTCCGACTTGGTCAAGGTCAACGTACTGCCACTTACCGCAGCGCTCTTAATATAAACGGTGGGGATGGCAGTGCTATTCCAAGCATTTGCGCCCAACGTAATAGTGTCTTGGGCGGTGCCCCCAGCACTTAAGACCAGGTTATACGTATCTGCAGGATGCGAAAGCGTATATGTAGTATTAGCTGGCGTGGCCCAGGTACCATCTTTGCGTAAAAATGTTGATCCTGTAGACTCGATACCTAAATCTGCCTTCACACCAGCGAGGTGCCCATCAACATTGGCCCACGCGACAGAACCAGCAGAAGAGGCATAAGGAACCGTCACAAAGCTGCCAGTAATTTCGTCGCCATTGCCATCTTCCAGCCCCACCGTATTACCACTAACTATTAAAGAGTGAGCATAGGTGGTACTAATCTAATTGCCCCCATCATCGTTCCGAGCATTGGTGGCATAAGGTACTGTAATCGTCTGTACACTGCCAGAACTTGGCGTGAGTGTGACTGTGTTGGTTCCCACACCCAACGTATAAGTGGTATTCGCGGACGCAATAGTGATTTTCTTATTGGTCGTATCGTCTGTCAGGGTCACATTACTGCCCGCTACAAATTCAATAGCAGCGGTACTGGTACCCGATGGGTTCGTGGCAGTTAGAGTCGTGGTGAACTTGTGGCTCGCCAGCGCACCAGAAATCGCATAGGTAGTATTAGTATCGGTCGGCGTCGCCCAGGTACCATCTTTACGTAAGAAAGTAGACCCGCTAGATTCAATGCCCAGATCTGCCTTAACTCCAGCGAGGTGTCCCGATACATTATCCCAGGCCACTGAACCAGCGGAAGATGCATAGGGTACAGTAACGAAACTGCCAGTAATTTCATCTCCGTTGCCATCTTCTAAACCAACGGTAGTCCCGCTGACCACGAGAGAGTGGCCGTACGTGGCAGAAATCTAATTGCCCCCGTCGTCATTCCGCGCTGCCGTAGCATACGGTACAGTAATACTTTGCGCACTCCCCGAGCTGGGAGTAAGTGTAACCGTATTGACGCCCGTTCCCAGCGTATAAGTAGTGTCTGTCGCGGCAATTGTGATCTTCTTATTGGTGGTGTCATCCGTTAAAGTGACATTACTACCCGCGACGAACTCAATGACCGACGTACTGGTTCCCGAGGGATTGGTCGCCGTTAATGTGGTTGTAAATTTATGTGACCCCAGGGCCCCCGATAAACTGTATGTAGTATTCGTATCAGTGGGTGTAGCCCATGTTCCATCTTTGCGCAAGAATGTAGTGCCAGAGGCTGCAATTCCCAGATCGTCCTTCACGCCGGCGGCGTGTCCGGACACATTAGCCCAAGCGACAGATCCAGCCGCCGTGGCATATGGCACTGTGACAAAACTACCGGTGATCTCATCACCGTTACCATCTTCGAGCCCCAGGGTATTCCCTGAAATTATTAACTTGTGCCCATAATAAGTGCTGATCTAATTTCCACCATCGTCGCCCAAGGCTTTAGTAGCGTACGGCACGGTGATACTCTGCACCGATCCCGTACTTGGAGTAAGGGTTACGTTGTTGCCCGACGTGCCAAGTGTATACGTCACGCCTTCGGGTAACGTCACAGTACTTAAACTGTCCCCGTTTGCGTCCTCTAGCGCGAGAACGCCATTACTCAATGATAACGAGTGTCCGTACCACTCTGAGATTTTTTGAGTGGGGTTCAGACCACCATCATATATCGCGCTGGTTGCACTGCTGGCGCTTCCGGCACTGGTGGCGTATGGTACCGTGATAAAACTACCCGTAATTTCATCACCGTTGCCATCCTCTAAACCGACGGTATTACCATTGGTTATTAATATATGGCCGTAATGAGTTGTGATCTAATTTCCACCATCGTCATTTAATGCACTGGTGGCGTAGGGTACGGTAATACTCTGCACCGAACCACTACTGGGAGTCAAGGTGACAGTCTGTGGCCCCGTACCTAAGGTATAGGTTGTATTGTCATCTGGTAATGTAATAGCGTTTAACTCATCGCCATTCGCATCCTCCAGGGTCAAAGTGTGACCGCTAACTGATATGCTATGCCCATACCATTCTGAGATTTTTTGCTATGGATTTAAGCCGCCATCATAGATGGCACTGGTTGCTGCACCGGCGCTGCCAGCGATCGCTGCATAGGGTGTCCACAATTGAACATGCCCATTCACGTGCGTGTAGACCGGGTGGTTCAATAGAATTTCAAAATGTGTCGCGTCGACTGCCCGGCCTAGCATGATATAGATCTTACCATCGTCAGTGGCGGGCAACGTCTGCACATATGGTGTATCGGCATCAATGATCGCCGATCCGTCAGACTACGGCGCGCATTTAATATAAATTGGCAAGTGCGCTGTCATCGTCGCTGCCGCACCTGTTCTGTTGAAAGAATACCCGATCAACGTCGAGCTACCATACATTTGCTGCCATAAATACGAGGTACTGGGAACGGCGTTGGCTTCGACCGCCGTCGTCGTGCCATACCAGACAATTGCCCCAAAAGGATCTATGGGCGACTGGTTAACAGCACGTACAGCAGTGGCATTCGTTGAAGTGCTAGTATTCGCCGGCACCCATTGCGTTCCATCAGCTGATGTGAATAGCAAACGATAGCGGTAAAACTTAGCTTGCGCTACCAAAGCTGAGCCGCCCGTACGAATCTGATAACCAATGGTGTTAGTGTTGGCATCATAACCTCGGTAGCAAACAAAAGCGCCAGCTCCATCATCAAGCGCAGCGTCGTACACGAATAACATCGTGTAGTTAATATTAAAAATGGTTGTATCACGCGTCGTAGGGGCCATGTTGGAATAAACCTTTTTGGCACCCAAACCATTAATATTGATTGTAAACCCAGAGGCCGAAGTTACGACTCCGTTCTTAAGCCAGAAAGAGACTCCATCGCGATATGCTGAAACACCCGGCACCGTCGCGGTGAAGAGTGTCGAGGTCGATGTGGTATTGACCTTACCCCAGGGAATCGACGATGTATTGTATGCAGTATACTGATGAGTCCACGCAAAACCGTCGGTGTCCCGAATGAATACGTCACCTTCTGTGGCTGTCGTAGAATCAATGCTTAGCACACCGGCAGCGGTCGCCATCAACCCCTCGCCAACTCTTATGCCGCCCAACGCGGATGTACTAGCGATATTTAAGCTAATCTCGCGTGTGCCAGACGAGGTAATCGCCACCCCAGAGTCCGACACCGTGATACCGGCACCCTAGGTTAGCGTTACCGAAGTAACGGTGCCCGTATGAGCTTCACTAAGCCATCCTATGTTGCCGTTGGAGTCAATCCCCAGTACCTGGCCGACGGAGCCACCCGCCAAACGAGTGGGAGCCCCCGACGTGCCACCGACGATCAGGTCATTCGCGGCCTGCATAGGATTCGTGACGAGCGTCGAAATCCATGAATTTGCCAGGCTGAGCCCGTTCTAAGCGTCGGAGGAGAAATAAGTAGGATTGACACGAATCCCAAATTCGGCATTCTGTCCTCCAGTTGCAGAGGTGGCGGTAATGCCCAATATATTAACAGATCCGGAAGCGATCTTGAGATTCAAAAAACCGCTAGCCGGATCTGTCGATAAAATTTCGGTACCATTTACATGGATTGGCCGCCATGTGCCGGCTATACTATTAATGCCCACGACGAATTCGTCGGGGAAGATCAAATCGCGCGTCTCTCCCGTCCGCAAGCGAATGGCGTCGGCAACGGTGATAAGATCGTTCGAATTAACCTAATACTACTTATTAGCTTCTGACATACATGCCTCCTCCTTGCGTACTCAGAAAGGCCTGGAGGGCCTCACCATCCGCAATCTTTTCACTGAGATATGCGGCATAAGTTGCCTGCGCCTGTATTTCACGGTCGTCTAAACTGGCGACGTATTCTTCTGTGGACATTGCGGCTCGTGCCGGAGCCTGTGTATCATGCGGTGCAATCTCACAAATCTCCGCATAGTCCCGGGCCGAAAGGCAGGGCGCCCAAATGAGGCCATCACTGGTTTCACGGAGTTCGCACTCCGAAACTCCCACCACCTGCTGCTGTCCATTAGCTGTTTCAATAATTTTCATTGTTTACCCTTCCTTCCGTGCCAAATAAAAGCACTATTTTATAATATGTTTTTTTGGTGTCGGAAACAGGACTTGAACCTGCACTCCTTCTCGGAACGAGATCCTAAATCTCGCGTGGCTGCCATTTCACCATTCCGACATGAGCAGAGAGCGGAAACGTCCGCTACTCTGCAATAGATTATTATTCCGGATCGGGTTCCGGTTCCGGCTCCGGCTCAGGTTCGGGCTCGGGTTCCGGGGGAACATAAGAAGTCATCAACTCTTTGTCTTCGATAATGTTCCCGTGTGAATCCACGATGATCAGCGAAACAGTAACAAACTGCTGGCTGCTGCATGCCGCAGCACAACGCTGATAAAACATCGCGCGGGTGGTTTGCTGAGTGCTGTAACTGTTTATGGTGGAATTGGTAATTCCATCCGGCCGGTTCTGCAACTCAATCAAAAACCAACGATCATCCATGTTTGTGTCCTCCATTGGCCAATAAAAATTGCGCTAAATCATACACCGGGTGTGCAGTTGCCGTGCGCGTCGGCTCAATCACACGGGGCGGGCTTGGGGTGCACTTCCTTGGTACTGGGTCATCTAACCCTGTTAAGGTGGATCTCAATGTGTCCCAACTTTAGATCCCGCTGTTATTTTCTTCCTGACTTTCAATGCTTGTCTACCGTTGTATGGACCAATCTCAGGAGCGCACCTGAGGTTGCCAGCAATTTGATGCAGACTAGGGAGCGCTTTCCGCGTAGCAACGGTTATCTCTCTGCTTGCCGGGGTGGACTGCTTTAATTCCCTATCCACCAATTAGAATCGAGGCCTTTAATGCTACAATGGCCTGGTTGGGGTAACAGGAGTCGGACCTGCTTTGGTTCTTGATCCCAAATCAAGCGCCATACCGTTAGGCGACACCCCATTATAATTTAATACAGATAAGGATTTGCACCTTATATGAGAAGTTACGACCTTTAAATGGTGCGCTCCGATTGCACTGCCCCATTGAGTGTATCTCACGTTGTATACACCCTATACCTATGAGGCTTGTTAAGGACTCGAACCTCTCAACCAACTCTTTAAGCGTCTACCTATTCCGCCACTGTATTGTATCTTAAGGCTGTTCATCGAACTCCATTTAACTACTGCCCGGCCGTTACGCTAAGCTCTACCCATCGCCAGTTCGTCCAAGTCCAAGGCCTAGTGGGGAGAGGTCCGTAGCACCTTAAGTTTTTTTGTCTAAAAATGAACTCTCGCGCCACCGGGCGGGCTGGTAAGAAGTGCATCTGCACCCCGATTATTTGGTCGAGAGTTACGCTTTTCTTTCGGTAAGTGCTCACTTACCTAGTCAGGCATTGGATCAGCGCTAACCATTGTAATAGGCCCTCTGAAAGTCGCTTCCCTAACCAAACAACTTCCGTCATCGGCTAAACAGTATAGAACAATTACTGTTCGCGGGTGTCTACACCCGTCTTTTGGTACCCACCGCGGGATTCGAACCCGCATCGAGCGCGTTTATGTTGCATATACCGCTCCGAAAGCAACAGGCTCTACCGTGTTGAGCTAGGTGGATATGTGGAGGCTCATATAGGACTTGAACCTATGACCTAATGATTAACAGTCACTCGCTCTGACCAACTGAGCTAATGAGCCAAATGGCGGTTTTTCGCACTGCCGTTCATTTCCATGCGTGGTCCTTCTCGTCTCCCGCTTGCAACCGAGGGGCACAGACCGCCAACCCTTGAACTCTATGTCGGTTTATAGTTATTTCCGAAAACTTTTCTGGGGTCTTTGTTTTCACTCGTTGCCTCAGCCCTCGAGCACAGATGTCGGTACATCTCCCGGATTTTGTCGCCCCAATAATTCTCGGGTCAGCCGCTCTCACCACCAAGCGTTTCATCCTGAGCATCATATGGTCTTCTCAATGCTTCAGACCCGAGCAAGGGCATTTTGATGGAAGCTTCCTCTCGCGAGAGGTTTGCCAACCCGTTCATGAACTGGAGGGTTAATGCTGTGGTCATCGGCCCTGCCTGAATACGCCCCGTCGATCCATTTGTTTTGCCCGGCATCACCCGGAGGGAGTTGATCCGACTGCGGAAGGAATCTCCCTAATTGGCGCAGGGACTGGGATTCGAACCCAGGCACTCGTTGCCAAGCCTAGCTGCTTAGTAGGCAGCCCCCTTCGGCCGCTTGGGTATCCCTGCAAAATATTGGTGGAGAGAAGGGATTTGCACCCTCGACTTTAGTGACGAACTAACCGTTTGCTAATGAGCCGTATCTATGAAATGTTGTCATCATTCCTTCTTTGGCTTCCAACATACTTCCCCATATGAGGCGCTGGTACCAGTGATGGGACTTGAACCCATACGCCCTTGCGGACAACGGATTTTAAGTCCGTTGCGTCTGCCGATTCCGCCACACTGGCATAAAAGACTCCAACTTTAACCTGACTCTTCCGCATGCCCTTGCGTGCTGGTGATGGGATAGGAGTATTTGACCCATTCTTTTCTCCTCAACGGGCGAGATGTCCGGCGCTCTCTTTAGGGTAGTTGCTCACCTTTTGGCCCCTGCACGGGCCTCACGCAAGAGTGCAGCTTGCGAACTGGCAAATATTAGTCTCTACAATCTCGTAGAATTCGATCAGCCCAGGCCGGATCTTGCCGCGCCAACGTACTGAATAGAATGTGTTCATCATTTTCGGTGTTTAAACCATTAGCATCATAATACTACGGCGGCGCACCAGCAACGAAATGTCCAATCGTCGGCATGTAATATAACTACAGCCAAGGAAAACGCATAATCAATATCTGCGCAAACCAGTAACAGTTACCATCCGTCCAGTGCGCGGCCGCATCCGGCCATCGTCTCTAGATAAAAGTTAATACTGTACCTTTCGCATTAAGGGCTTCAGACTCATCCGATCGCCCACAGATCCGCAAATCTCTGTCTTTCATGGGCTTTCCGCAGATTACCATGGGTATAATATTACTTAAACAGCCGTCGTTTCTATCTCGGTAACGGGCTCGACAACTTCGGTGGTATCCTCGTTTGTCTCAGGAGCCTCCGTGGTTTCCACGATCTCTTCAGTCTCTTCGACGGTGGTCTCCTCTTCTCCCTTCTTCTTATCGCATCCGATCACACAAACCAGTATGCAAAGAAGGGCTAGGCCAAGTGCAATAAACTTCTTCATGCTTACCTCCTAAAGAATCGTTCGCGCAAAGCGAACATATTGGCAGGGATGGCAGGATTCGGACCTACGAGTGATGGAGTCAAAGTCCATTGCCTTACCACTTGGCTACATCCCTAAGTGTTGAGGGGGCGGCAAGGAGGGACCTTGCCTTAGTGGAATAACCACCGCCTAGCCATCCGGCTACGCCCCCGTGTAATGGCGGGGGCGCTCAGACTCGAACTGAGATTCTCGGTTTTAGAGACCGTTGTACTGACCTTTATACTACACCCCATTATTCAGATGGCCGGATTCGTGGTCTCAGGTACCGGCCGTTGCCAGATTTGCCCTTTATACGCTCCCCGTCCTGCAACAAGGGACGGCCTTATCGCCCGAGGGCGACTTCACCTGCGAGCCTTCATAGACTGGCACCCGCATCCACGAAGTTTGCGCTTCCGACGCGTCTCCTAATCCGCAAAGATCACAGAGCAATTGGTGGGACGAGAGGGATTCGAACCCTCACTTGGCAGATTTTGAGTCTGCTGCCTGCTGCCGTTGGGCTACCGTCCCATACGCCGGGGCGTTAGAATCTGGCTCAACTGGCCGCGCCCCGGCTGACATCCCCATTATATTGGGGTGGATTTCATTTGTCCACTTAAATCAGGGGTTAATTTCGTCTAGACTATTAATCACAGCGTCTACGACGTGGTGTGATACCTGATCTGCGGCATAAAGATACCATTCCTTGCCCTTCTGTTTATTGAAGGTCTTGGCGGTAATAGAGGTGCGTTCTAGAATGAAATCGCGCATTACACCTACGAAGTGCTGGTAGTCTTTCATCTGAGCCTCGTTCTGCTCATAGGTTCCATTGGTACCACCCGAACCAGAGTGGATCAATGCAACAGACCGAGGCAAACAATAGCGCTTGTGCCCGGCCAACAGAATGACCAACGCCGCACTCATAGCCACACCCATATTAATGGTGTAAATGGGCGTCTGGCTATTCAAAATCACGTCGATTAAGCTGAAGCTAGCCACCCCATCTCCGCCATAGCTATAGATCAGCAGTTTGATAGGCTTGCGTTCTGCGGGGGGGATCCCGGCATCGCACCGATTAAAATATAAGATCTGCTTTTCGAGGCTCAAAACGTCCTCGTCAACGTCGCCTTCGAGCCACAACATCCGATCGTTGCGATCAAGGTAATACATTAGCGTGCTCGGCGCCGGCAGGGCCGCCATTTCGGCCAGGGGCAGCTCAGACAATACGTCGGAAAGCCCCACTACAGCTACCTCGGTACCAGTACACATACGGTTCTTCATTAACTATCCTTTCTATCTCCCTGAAGAGACTGCCAAAATTTGCGTTCTTGAGTATATAAACGGTCACGCTCAGCTTGGTTAATGTTGAACCAAGCAATACGTGATAACTCTCGTTGCGCGGTAGTCCCAAAGAATGTGAACTTAATTCCATAGGTCAAACGACCGTTGTGGTCGTTTTCGACTTTGCACATGTCTACCACGCGATCATAGTTGATTTCATTCCCCTTCACCACCCGGGTATTCATGTCAGTTAATCCCTTAGGCGTACCAAATGTGGTAGCATCGGGGTCAAACACTACGGCGGGAGGCGTAACAGACGGGGGCGGTTCTGCGGGCGACTCTACTGGCGTTACAGGCGACTCTATCGGTTCCGGAATAGGATCATCGAGGATCTCCCAATCTAAAGTGGGACTGTGCCGATGACCGCGCTTAGGACGCCGTACATTTTCTAATTCATGCTGACGACGCTTATCGCTTTTGGACAGTTTAGTGTATCCGCCTGTGTCCTCGAACTCATCGTAATCGTCCCAGTCACTAAATCTCTTACGACTCATTCGTCTATGTGCTGCTCCTCTGAAGACTCCTCATCGGGTTCGTCGTCCTCATCATCCTCAGTATCCTCATCAGATGCGTCACTGCTCGTGGTCCACATGCCCCATTGATTGCGATGATACTCCGGATGCTCCACGAGCCAATCATTGAGAGCTGTAGTGAACTCTTCTTCTGACGCAAAATACTCATATGTCCCATCAGGAAATGCCCGTTCTAGTACGACAACCTGATCCTCGTCAACGTACTGGAAACTACCACCGTATTCACGGCTCCAGGGCTCCTGTGCCCATTCAACCATAAATGCGCCGCAATCCGCGGGATACACATGCACATCGTTATATGTAGCAGTATCCTTGTCATCCGTATCATATGCGAATGTTAATAGGGTTTGAATAAAAGCAGACATGGCGCCAGATTTTACTCTCTCAGCAGAAAAGTACTGCTGGTTCACAGCTGGATTTTTCATAAAAATCTTGTTCCTTCCTCAAACATTATACTTACTATATTGGGGTGTGCTACAATTATCAACTAGGAATATGCGGAACTATAGATGCGGAATTAGTTTTCAAAAACTCCGTGATCTCATAACAATATGCTTCTCGAATATATGTAGCCTCAACTCGGCACAAAGCACTTACCGGCATAGAAACCTCAAATAATAATGACCAGGCTCCCTGGATTTGGGTGCATGAAATCAGTGTTACGTCAATATCCGGTAAAATAGCGGTGGTCCGAGGATACATATTGACATAATATTCTCGAACCGCCCGCGTTGCGCCGCCAATCACTTCTCGCGTGTTGGGCTCATTCATTCTTTACTGTCACCCTTCCGCTCTCGTAAAATGAGATTTAAGACAATACCGACGATCATTGCAAATACAATGCCGCTAATTGCAAAATTTTCAGTAATAGGAATGGCCAAGCCACTAATACCCGCGGAGAACATGGCTGCAAAAATAAACAAGTTACGATTCTGTGTAAAATTCACCTTTGCATCGATCAATGTTCGCACCCCGGTATTAGCAATAGCACCGTATGCTAAAATACTAATTCCAGCAATAATACAGTTGGGCAATGACGCCAGGAAATTTGTAAACGGTGTGATAAAAGCAAACACAATTAATGCCACAGCCGTTCCCAGGGTCACCCAGGCACTTGCCACACGACTTACGGCCATTGTGCCCGTGTACTCACTATAAGTAGTGGTCATCTGTGTGCCCGTCAGGGAGCCCACAAACGAACTCACTCCGTCACCAAGTAACGTTCGATGCAACCCGGGATCCTGCAGATAATTTTGTTCCGCAATTTTGCCGGCGGTGGTGACATCAGCCACGTGCTCTGTCATTGCCGATAGCGCCACCAACCCAAACATCAGTAAGATCTGGGGCAGCGTCGACCACTCAAAGTTTACAAAATCTAGATGGAGGAAAGCGAGCTCGGGAAGCGACAGGACCGAATGGGGAACCATCGCAGCAAAATCAACCAGCGGAGCCAGTCCGCACAGCGTAATAACAATGGCCAGGACGTCACCGACAATGATCGCTGCCAAGAAGGGCAGTGTTTTCCAAATTCCTTTAGCATAATGACCGACCAAGGCTGCGACCGCCATGGTACACAGGCAGACAGCCACGCCCCAATAAGAGAACTGACCGTTGACCTGCGCATATGCGGGAATAAAGAGAGTAAGCGACGCACCAATTACAATAATGGTAGATCCCGACACTACGGGAGGCATTAACTTGTTAAGCCAATTGGTGCCGAATTTTCTGACCAGAATAGCCGCGATCATATAAACGAGCATCATAATGGAGCCGCCCACAACGACCCCTGTCATACCCGCTTCTACGGTTTTGCTCAAGGCCATTGTACCAACGATCGCGCTAACGGTTGCGCCTGAATTACTGGTTACCATCGCACAGCGCATTTTTGTGATGGCAAGGAAGGTTAGTGTACCCAGACCTGCCGACACCAGTCCGGCTGCAATACTGGTCCCGCAGATGCGTGAGATCAGCATAGTTGCCGGTAAAACACAGAAAAAGTACTGCGCGATATATCCGATCCACTCAGATAACTTGCGGGGCCTCTCAGTTACCCCATAAATTAAATTACTCATGGTCTTATGAACGATCATTGAAGACTTCGCCTTCAATTTCGTCGCCCGTCTCCTTTCTACAGACACAATTGTCACGGATGAACGCAATCGCGTCATCAATATTGTCTACTAAAATGCCGGCCTGTTTAATTAGCCCGGTCACATATAAGTTATGGTAAGAATATTGCTGCTCTCCGGGTGCCGATGCACCGCCCGCATCTTTTGCTGCGCTATGAGTCAAGTGACACTGACGATTGTCAGTGCAAATGCCTACGATCCACTTGCGATCACCACGCATAATTTTTTCGTGGAATTTTCCAATTTCGGCTGCCGTCCCCGCGGGGATAACGTCTCCGTCAATACATGCCAGCAAAACGTCTGTGTGGTCCAGTCGCGCATTGTCCCCGTTAACGATCGCCTGAGATCCGGCAAACTTCTTTTTGCCCTCGACCCCGTTGATCTCCGTGTTCTCCACCGGCGAATACAGGTTTACGCCAGGAAACGCAGCACGCACTTTCGCTGCCCACTCCGTATTACGCAGTAAATCCCCATAGGTAAAAATAGGCCCTGCCAAATAAATGTTCACGAATTCGTACCGTCCTTCTTCACTTTTATATATAGGCCGCAATGACACGGTCCCTCCGGGAGCTCGCGAAAAAACTTGCACATGCATTTGGTCTCTGGCGTGCGCTCAATGGCACACACACAGTAACCATCATTGGCCGCAATTGCTTCTTGGATCTCCTTTACCAGGGTCGTATCGGGATTTTTAATAATTATAGTATCTTCCATCCATTGCCTCACACATGCCACCGCAGTGGCTCTTGTGGATCATACAATTCAATCTCGTCTTGCCACCCTTTGTCGTCAAACGGGTGCTCTGCCATTAAACGTCCGGGAGTAGCATAGACTCCCGGTTGCTCCGGCTTACGCCGAAAAACCCAGCCTTCCAGGCCGTCATAGTTCGCCCGCTCTAACCACCAGGTGCCCCCAACAATTTTCAGCGAGGGATCGATATACACCACACCATAGTCGGCGTCATAATCGATGACGGCTGCGCGCCGAGTAAAATCCGCCAAAGGGATCACCCCTGTACTATCGCACACAAATCGAATATGGCTCCATTTTAATTTATGCCGAGCCAGTACCTATTCAGTTTCTTTGTACAGATTGGTCATACGCATTTTAGCGCCCCGTACTACCGAGTCCGCCGGTCCGCTGTACCATGCCCTCTGTGGTCTCGTCATCTACCGTGAGAAAGGGAACAAAGATCCCCTGTACACACGCTCGACCTGCCGGTAGTTCACAGGGTTCGTCAGCTCCCAGCTTTAGCATGATATGCCCCGTCGTAGTTGAAAATTGAAAATCGCTATCAATCACACCCAGGGTGTTACGCAAACGGACACCTCTGCCAAAACCCAAACCGCTGCGCGGCGCACATAACAAGACAATATCGGAACGATCCGTTACGAACCGTATCCCCGTCGGTACCAAAATATAACGCCCATCTGTGGGTATATTAATTGGAATGGGAGTCGCGATATCGTAACCCGCACTTCCGGGCGTGCTGCGCGTAGGCAATTTAATTGCATCGTAATATGCACGCCGTTCATCCGTGGAGAGAAAAATACCGCAACTTTCAATTAACGCCCGTGAAAACTCTTCGAAGCTTACCTTTTCAAACCTGATCATACTGTAACATTTGGCTCCTTTGCAGAAGAATAATATAAATCATATAAATCTCGTAACGCAAACACTAATCGATCAATATCCCTCATGGTTGTCGTACGAATAAAGGATACGCGTATTGTGTTACGAATTTCCGTTTCGCTCAAACCAAGAGCAGTTAACACGTGAGAGGCGTGAAATTGCCCCGCGGTTTCATCGTGATCAGCATCACATGCCGAACCCGCACTCACTGCGATACCATAACTATCCAGCATGCTGGCTAAATGTCCGCTGGTGATCATAGCGCCACAGTTAAGGCTTACAATGCCGGGCGCGTCGGGCCACACATTAAATCTGGCATCTGGTAGGCTGGTTGCTAAACGCACACACAGGTGATTAGTTAACGCCTGGTAATGACCCGAGTAATCTGTCCGGTGCAATTCTTTTAGCGCTGCGGCCATGCCTACGATAGCCGCCAAATTGTGGGTGCCGCCGCGTGCCCCCTATTCTTGCCCTCCACCGACAATCAGCGGTTCCAACGCACGCCGAGCAATTAACAGCCCTACGCCTGTGGGGCCATAAAATTTATGCGCAGAACAAGTTAAATAAGTGGCACAGGGTATACGACTGGCGATAGCCACACTTGATCCCCCGGTACTAATCCCTTGGGTACAATCTACTAGTGTGGCAATACCGCGCAGAGTGGCTTCCTAAGCAATTTGAGCCACATGATTCCGTGTCCCCAGCTCGTTGTTTACTTCCATAACACAGATCAGAAAAGTATCCGGTCGAAGCAAAGGGGTGATATCCGCCATGTCTATACGATAGCCATTTTCCTGCTTGGGCAGTACAAAAGAAACATCAAAATGCATTATCTCGGCGACTCTAACACAACACTTTAATACCGAATCGTGCTCCAACGCCGAACAAATAATATGGCCTCCCGTTTCGTGCGTGGCCCGCCATTGCTGGGCAGCAGACATAATCGCCTAATTGTTGCCTTCGGTGGCTCCAGAAGTAAAGAAAATCTCCTCGGGGCGCGCATGCGTTAGCGTGGCAATAGTATCGCGCGCCTACTCCAACGCTGTAAACATGGCGACGCCAAAATGGTGCACAGACATAGTGTTCCCTAGCCCGTGCCGTAAAAAGGGCCGCATAGCACGGAATGCAGCCCTTGAGAGTGGGGTATTAGCAGCCCCGTCCAAATATATACTGGTCATAATTTTCCCTCACAGTTGCGCAAAATATCTGTCCCGCTGGCGCACACTTAAATCCGCACAACGATTTAGAATAAATCCGCGCACACGATCCACATTTAATTTCTTATCAATACGCAAAGTAATTACATTGTCTCGTGTAGCATGATCCGAAACACGAAACAGAATTGAACTAGATGCTCCAAGCAACTTGAAATAATAAGAATTGGTGGAAAGCGAGGGGCGCTCTTCGAGTTGATAACCTTTCTGTGTCGCCACATTGTGAAAAATTTGCTTAATACCGTTAATCGTCATAACACTGTACCTCCTATATAGTATTTCTTTACATCCATATTATATTGGGGTGCCATAACAAAATCAACTATTCGGTAAACGGGTCTCCCAGGCGGCGTACCACTCCTGCGTATATTGTTCATACCGAGATGGACGACACATGCCGTCCGCCATTGCTACAATTTCGTCCATATTGACCGGAGCGAAATCGCGCAACTCCACGTTTGCATTGAAATAGTTGGGTAAATTTACATAGCTCTTATGTAAATGTCCGTGGACATTAATTGCCCACGGATTGTTTAAGCATTCTATAATTGGAACATGACTTAAAATAATATTAGTTGTATAATAAATTGGATGACGTACGACACTGATAAAGCCCATTTTACGATACATGCTATCTTGTAGCTTATCGTGGTTGCCAATTAACAGGACTTTGCGCCCCTTCAATTGTTCAACGCAGCCGGCGATGCCACCCACGGGGGTGAACCCAACGTCACCCAACACATAAACTAAATCGTCTGGCCCTACAACCGCATTATAACGCTCAATAATCAGAGCGTTGTGTTCTTCGATATTCGCAAACTATGAGCGACAAAAGCGAAGAATATTTCCGTGATTGAAGTGCCAATCACTCGTTACCCAAATAGCCATAATCGATCCTTTCTTCTTAAACAAGAACTCCTATTTCTCGTTGGTAGCACTCGTGGAGTTCATCTTTTAGCCAGGTGTTCTTAACCTTTACGTTGCTGACTCGCGTGGCTAGGTTAATAGCCTTCGGCTGTCCCACCAAAGCACAAAATTTTTGCGCACGAGTCAGCGCGGTATATAACCACTCACGCATTAATAATGAATAACCTGAGTAGTCTAGGCTCACAATTACGTACGGGGCCTGGCTCCCCTGGCACTTATGACAGGTGACAGCATACGCTAAGCCAATATTATCCCAGCTTTCACGTGGAATAATAATGTTTGACGTATCCTGTAACTGGATAATCATATTATCGGGATCCAAATCTACAATGTGCCCCATATTGCCATTGAAAATCGCTGTTTCGGTGCCATTCAATGTACGGGCATGGTAGTTATTTTTCAGTACCAAGATCCGATCACCGGGTTTATATGTAACTTCGAATTTCAAGCCATTGTCAAAAACGTCAACCGTAACCGCTTTGGAGGAGGGGGCGCCATTAACCAAGGCCTGAATTTCGCTATTAAACACTCGGCAACTGTTAATCCCACGCGAACGCACGGGGACAATAATCTGTATATCGTCGGCAGAAATGCCTTTATTCCACAGGCGTTTGAACTCCTCTACCGCCTGTGCGTGGACTAGGGCGGCATCGTCACGCGCAATTAACTTAAAATCGTTAAGTTCGCCGCGAATCTCACTGCCGGAGAAGTCGGTTTTCACAATCGACTTCCCTTCGCACACACGGATCGCCTGGGAAACAATACCGCTTTTAAGCGCCTGTCTCTACACAATAGTTAGCGTATTGGTCGGTACGTAGCCCGACCTAATGCAGTCGCCCAAAACATTCCCCACGGAAATCGGGGGCAACTGTTTTGTATCGCCCAGCAACAAAAGCTTGCCTCCATCTTTGATACTACTGATCAATGATAAAAACAATTCTTCGCCAACCATGGAAGTCTCATCCAAGATAATCACGTCAGCCTCCAAAGGATTCCGGGCACTGTGGATGAACTGCTCGCGTTCTGGGTCGTATCCCAAGAGTCGGTGGATGGTTTTCCCTTCTAGCCCCGTATACTCCGTGAGTAAACTCGACGCACGTCCAGACAATGCACACTGGGCTACCGAGATTCCTGCCTGATGGAAAATACGGATCAGCGGCTTCAAAGTGCTTGACTTACCGCATCCGGAGCTACCTGTCAAAATACTGACGTTAGAATCTAAAATATTCCAAATGGCCCGTCTCTGCTCGTGTGTATACTGATATCCCTGTTCGGCCTCCACCTGGCCAATGATTTGTTCGCATTGTTTGTGATCAAAATTCCAAGCGTGCGGTGCGCTCTTTAAACGCACCAGTTCGCCCGTAATCCGTCGTTCTACCATGCGCAGACTGTACAAGCCAATGCAGCGCGCTGTCTTTGAGTAGAAGAGCAGCGGCGGGTCTGCATCCTTTTGCGTCTGCTGGTACTCCTGATATCTCTGTTCGAAATCCTGCTCTCCTACTGTCACGCTCTTAATCCACTCGGCGATTTGAGCGCGATCTGTGGGCGCGCAGACTTGAGCTAGCTCGTCTAAAAGTTCGTCTATGGGCAACCGCGAGTTGCCTTCGTCCATGGCAAGCGTGTTTAACTTATACTCGGCGTACGCCAGGCACCGTTCTTTGCACCCTCTACCAAAACCTTGAGCTAGCGCGAGACGATCTGCGCGTTCCCAGCCGTATCCCCGCACTAAACGAATTAATGTATAGGGATTTGCCTTGATCATGTCAATGGCAATGTCTGCCGAGCCGATCTGCTGCACAATTGTGTCAATCGCGCGTTTGGTTAGTCCCAAATTCGCCAATTCCACATAAGCTCGGCTATTCTGAATATTGTCCGCAAACCGAGTGCAGATGCGCTCTGCTGTGGTCGGTCCGATACCCTTAACTTTTATGAGCTCGCTCAGGTTATGCTGGCGAATCAAGTTAATAGGATCGGCGCAGGTCTTGTATAGCAAATTGATTTGACGCTCGGTTAAGAAATACCCGAGAAACGTTCGCTGCTCGGCGGGATCGTTCATATTATAGTTTGCATGTATCTCGTCACAAGTGTATTGAGGCCCCCACTTGGGATCAACGCGTAAACGACCCGTGAAGATATATTCCATATCGTCCTCAAGCCGGGGTATCCGCCCCGACACAACAATACGCCGATCTGCTAGATAGCATTCTTCAGCAATGGTGCCCCGCTGTACCTCTAAGACATCTAAAATGACAATCGCAAACTCACCCGAGCTATGCGCACGATCTTTGGGAAAACGATAATTATGCAGCGTTACCTTGGCGACCACCGGCTGGTCAATCAAAGAATCTAAGCCACTAACGTTGTTTTTCATTTACTCTCGACTTTCCGCCGGCGTGCATACCGGACCCCTAATGTGCCATCAGAATGTATCTGTTCGATCAGACCGATGGTTCGCGGCAGTGGACCGCTACGGTCAGTGCGCGCGTGGAACATGTTCTCTTTTCGGATACCATATATGAGTAATAACGTACCCCGCTTCAACCAGCTTTCGTCCACAACAGTTTTTTTCTGTGTAGCGGCGTCAATAATACTGATCCGCTGGTTGTACTGCGCATAAGTACCGCCATAGAACTTTACGTCAACTACACCCTCTTCAGGTGTTAATAGACTGATAGTATGCCGGGTATTGTTCGTGTCGGTTACCGTACCAACCAGTGCAATCATGCGCGGATTATCACCACGCTCAGGCAGCGCAAAGAAGCTACCGATGCCATACTTGGCCTTACCGACACTGCGCAATTCGTGCCCGCTATAGTAAAAGTTTAATGTTTCCATCTCCCAGCGTGAAATCGATCCCGCACACTTGGTCTCCCACATTTCCTTTAGGAAGGCCCCCTGCAGCAAATCTTTATATGCCTGTCGCCCGGCCTCGGTATTAAAATACTCTACCACCGGCGCCAGCAACGCGGTAATCACTTTTCGGAACGCTGTGAGTTTTACAGCCAACCGTCCCCCGGGCAGCACGCTGTACTCTCCCTTAGTCAGGTTCAGCTGGTTCATAATATACTGTTCGAAAAATTTAATGCATTTATCGTCTGATAAAAGAAGCCTTTTATTTTCCGTATCCTGGCAGTGCGCCTCTACGTATTGCTTGAATTTTAAAATACGTATCGACTCCGCAAATTCCGGGGTGGTCCACCCCATATCAATTGCCTTACGTATCTGTACCAGGGTCAGCTTATCTTTTAACGGGTAGTCCTCGTCGGCAAGTTGCTGCAGATAACGCGTCATAATGCGCATACGCGGCTGCCCCTCAAGAGCGTCAAAGCATCCCGCTTTAATCAGACCGATCATCTGGGCACGTGTAGGCTGTACGCGCGTAACAAAATCTTGCATGGACTGATAAGGACGCCCCGCGATAATTGCAGCCAATAAGTTATCGCCCACAACGGTAACAGCCCGCAAACTATAGAGAATACTTTGATTTTCTATATCAGGTACAAAATCCGCCTGAGCCCGATTAATATCCGGTAGTTCGATATTTACCCCTGCTCGCTGCGCGTCCGTAATGGCGCGGCTGATCTTGCCATAGTTAGGCGCAACATGGCGTTTACCATCGGCACTCTCATCTACCCCTTCGCTATCGTCGGCTTCATCGTCCTCGTCGCCCATGGCGCCCACATAGCTGCCTGAATTCACGCAAAGACATGCGCACTTCCAATATAGCGGATCCCAGCGGGTGGCCAGGTTAGCTTCCTGCAGGGCAATTAAAGAGTACGGTAGGGTATGGTTAATGGAAAACGAATAGCCCAACTGAGGTTCAATACAATAGGTCCAGACATAGTCCAGGAACTCCTTGCGGGCTCGTTGTCCGCCCTTTTCATAAAAGTCGGCTTTTAACTGAATAAGTTTCGTGGCGATCTTTTTAGCAATCGCCTTACGGGCCGCGTTACTTTCCCCCAGCGTGAATCCACAAACCTCCGGATCCATCAAGATGCGCATAAGCACTTCCTGGGAACCGGACACTCCATGACTCCCGGAAAGATACTTTTTAAGGATGTCCATTTCGTGAGTGGTCAGCCCCTCTTCAATCATCTCGAGATCCCACGCCACCGGATTGTTCCGAAAACGCACATACCGATCAATAGGCTGTTCGCCTTCGTCCGCCTGCAGACGCATGATAGAGTTAATTTCGGCCAGCTCCATAACATCAGTGGGACGCGCTTTCTTAATGCAGACAGCCCCGACCTGAGTCTCGAACTGGAACAAATTGGCGATCTTCCCGTCTGCCATATCAGCCCACATCTGTGGGTTGTCATACTGCAAGACATCGGGATGCAGATAGTAATCATAGGTCGCGCGTAACGAACCCTTCCATTCCATCTGCTGATCAGCCAACAAGAGCTCCATGCATTTCGCGATCTTAGACTGGGCATCGGTTCGAAGCACGTCCATCTTTAAAGCGCCCAGGTCGTCACTATCGTGCATATTAAAAGCTGTGATCTTAGTACCGTTGGGCGCGCGCATCATGCTGTTTTGAGCTAAAAACCCGTTATTAAAAACATATAGAGCACTAGCGTGAATGCTGGAATTGGTAGGCAGCCCCTCGATCTTACGAACGGCTTCTAGCAGGCCCGGGTACGCCACGAATTTACCCTCAAAGCCCGGCACAGGATCGAAACCCTTTTCGGTATCGCCGACCAGGCATTCGTCTAAGGTATAAAAGTGTCCACGATGCTCCGGCACCAGTGCCGCCAAAGCTTGCATCTCATCATTATTGTATCCCAGGCCACGCCCACAGCTAAGGATCGCACTCTTTAAGCTTTCCGTTTTAAAGGTAGCGCAATTTAACACGTTATCTTCGCCGTAAGCTTCGCGCAATAACCGTACGATGTCGTCCGTTTTTTCCGGCTGAAAATCTTCGTCGACATCTGGTAGCTCCGCGCGTTCCTTATTAAGGAACCGCCAGTGCGCCAAATTATATTGTAGAGGATCAGCCTGCGTAATACCAATAAGATAATTAATATAGAAACCGCAGGCAGATCCACGCCCAGTCCCAACCAAGCTAACCTGCCACGCGATATCAACGATATTTACAGTCAAATTCAGATAAGAACTGAGGTTCTGTCCAATCTGTTCACTGATATACTGAAGAATATCCAACTCGGCATCAATACGTTCAAGTATCACTGTGGTGATAGTAACATGCTTATGCTGCAAACCTTGTTCGATTTGATACATCAAATAACGGTCTTGGTCATCGGCACTATCATACTGTTTACGAATGGCCGGATAGCCATCATATGCATATAAAATTTTGCTGAGTTGAAAATCGGGGATCTTAATACGCGGGACAATAGTTCCATGACGGAAATCATAATCTTCCATTGCTGCGGTCAGCTCTACTGTATTTTGAAAACCCCGCTCAATCTCATCGTTCGTCAGTCCTGAAGCCTGCAAGATCTCTCGCATTTCCTCCAGGCTCATCATATACGTGAAACGATAGAACTTATCCGTTTCCCGATCAGTGGTCTGTTTACTATTTAAAAAAGCCGAATGAACAACGAAGTCCTCTTTGTTCAAATAATGGCTATCCGTCGTAATAATATATGGAATATTATAATACTGGCTAAAACGCAGCAAGGTGTGATTCACCTGGATCTGCTCGTCGGAATTTGCCGGCTGCAATTCGAGCGCAAAATTCTCGCTCCCGAACACGTCGATGCACCAACGCACAAATTCATTGGCACCCTGAACATCATGAGCCAAAATGGCCTTAGCCAGGCGCCCGCCCAAACAAGCAGTGCTAGCCAAGAGATGGCCGGGATTGGCTTTCACAATTTCCTCGAGATCCTGATAGGTGGTCGGCACTCTCCGTTGCCCACGATCTACGTAGCCTCGCTCCCAAGCACGGGAAGACAGGGCGCGCAACTGGTCCCAGCCCGTTAAATCTTTGGCCAACAAAATAAAGTGATAAAAATCACGTGTTTGTCCAACTTCAGTCTGATCAATTAAGTATATCTCATTGCCGAAGATAATCTTAAAATCGGGATGATCCTTCCGAATAGCATCGCGGGCTTTCAGAATCTCGACAGCCGCTGATAGCGCTTCGTGATCAGTAAACGCCAGACCCGAAAAGCCCAAGGAGAGGGCTTTGTCCACCATTTCCTTGGGCCGGTTTATACAATCTAAAAATCTCAAGTTGCTGGCCCAACTATGATTGTGCAAGGAAACAAAATTACTCACGACTACGTGCCTTTCTTTGTTATTCACTATCATTATATTGGGGTACAACTTATTCGTCAAGTTTTATCGTCGCTCTCCGGAGCCCCAGGGACCGCAAATACGATCACATCATCGGGCAGCTCATCATCTATGGCCGGACAAAAGTTCGCAAAGTCTAGATTGAGGCTGTGCTGCACCTTGGCCTTTAAATTGAATGGACGGTGCGCCACACCTTTCGCATAACGATGCGTATCCCACCGGATCTTGCAATCCCCCTCTAGGCGCAAAGAAAATTTACGCCAATTGTCGGTCACAAAACGCCGTATGTGCTACAAGGTGTAGAAATTACACGACAAATTGTCCAATGCACAGAACTGCATACCGGAATGTTGTGCCGCATACTCTGACATAATTTCCACAATGCCGGCAGCGCGATATAGCCCTAGTAAACTACAAATAGGAATATCATCAGCGGCAGTATCCCGCCATTCCTCCAGGGCGTCAAAATTCAAAGTCACACGACTAATTTCGTGCACTACGTTCCCCATGCTTTAATCCTTTCAGAAGTCGAACTCAGACAAGACTTTGGATTCACTCGCCGTTTGGGCCCGCACTTCATCCGCCATAATAGCCGGATGACGCTCAATGCCCTCCCACTTGTGAGCCACTGTGTGGATCCGATTTTCTTGAGTCCATAACGAATAATATGGACACAATAATTTACCGGCCTCCGGCTGTCCGGGGTTGGTTGGAGAAAATTGGCACCACCGGCACAGTGGCGACGGTGACGGCACAAAGTTTTTATCTTTGATATCTCCAAACGCTTCACGTATTTTCTTCAGACCTCGCGACATAAAGCCGGAGGATCCTGCAACTTGTTTCGTATCCAAAAAGGGAAGATCATAAGCGCATTGGAAATGGCTGTAATCCAACCCCAGATTCTCGGCCAGGGCATACACGTATATAACAAACTGTAACGGAGTATTAAGCTCGGTATCGCGGAAGGGCTTGGCCCGTGTTTTGATATCTTCGACATAATACATATTGGTTTCGCGGTCATGGAAGACACGGTCGATATAACCACTCAGAACATTCCCCTGGAAATTTATAGAGAAGAACTGCTCAATGCCCGAGATCTCTAAAGTTGGATGCTGGGCCAAATAACGCTCCAGGCGATAAATGCCATAAGCTAAATAATCTTCCGTGCGAGTGTGATATGAAGCACCCCGGTCATCGGGCTCAAAGAAATCTTCTTTGAATTTTTCCTACAGAACTTTAATCCCCTGTAGGGCACTACGATGATCCGGTGTTGCAGCACCACCCATCCCCGCGTTTTGAAATTTATCTTTCAGTTTGTCGTAGTCCGGCTTGCCCCCCATTTGAATAGTGCGTGCGATCTCTTCCTCGATCCCGTGCACCAGCAGACCGAGCTAAATAGCCAGCGAATCTGCAGAAATATAATGTCCATCTACATACTATAGCTTATATTTCCACCCACAGGCTTCAAAAGTATTCAGCTTGGAATAAGAAAATTTTTCAGCCATTCCTTTTCCTCGTCTTTCTTTTTTCATCATAAGTATACAACCGTATCCGCTGGTGATAAAGTTGTTCAAAAATCTCGCGGCCACAATCAGTGGGCGAGTCCTTATACTTCGTCAATCCATCATAGTCCATGATTACCGAAACATTGACGTATGGTAATAGAGGGGCCACCACTTTCAAAAGCTTAGCCTCATACGCCACAGTATCATCTGCGCCGCGGCCACCAGTAAACTCATGGTCAAATCCCAAAACCACTTCAGATACTCCGAGCTCCAGTAGCAGGCTCATCTGCGTCTGTGAAAACGACGAGCCACATGTCGCAACTGCCCAGCACTGATCGAGCCCGTACATACTAGCGAGTTGCAAAACCGACTTCTCGGATTCGGCTACTAAAACTTTTTGCGTGTTATGAATAACACGCTGATTTTCATATAGCCCAAATAAATTGCTGCCTAGACTATGACGATATATATCGCCCTCGATCATTACCGGCATATACTTCTTACCACCGGCTACTTCCAGCGGATCATAAGAGCGCCGCCGGATCCCAATAAGCTCACCTCGCACGTTACGGTGCGGGATAATGATATGCTGCAAGGCACTATCTATCCGAATGCCGAAGGCACGCATGACCTGTGGGCTGATGCCATCGCGCTGCCACTCCTGAGGCGCGGCGAGCGGGTAGAAAAATTCCAATAGATTTTCGGGCATCGGGGGCGCTTCTTCGCGCACGACCCCATTGGTTTCGCAGTCCTTAATGCGCTGGAAAATATCCCAGTCATCGCTCAGCGGAGGATCTTCATCACTGTCGTCTCGAAATCCTCTCAGCTTAAAAAAATCAACGATATACCGAAACGCATCGCGAAATTCGCATCCCTTGGCGCGCTGAACCAACGAAAATATATCATAGCTATCACCGCAGGTGTAGCAGTGGAACAATTGCGTTTCGGGATAATAATATAACTTATCGCTGTCTCCCCCGTGGCAAAGACACGTATTGAAAATCGGATGCCCCTGCGCATCATATAACACGTTCCGGTCATCCTGTAGCGTGCAGCATAGCTCAATGACATTCTCGGTGGTCAAGCGCTTTTTGACTTTATTGCTATCTAACATGGCTCACCACCTCAAAAATCAAAATCCTCATCGCCAGCCTTGAGATCGTAAGCCTCTAAGAAAGCCTCGGTCCGCGTGTCATCCAACACCAGGTCAACATTAGTGTCCTCTATCGGCAGGATCGCACCATCGCGGTCGGTCACAAAACAGTCAAACATTTGGCACGTAGCCCGGTCAAAATAGACGTACACTTTAATATTTTGATAGCTGCCAGCACGTACCTTATAGACTGTGATAACAAAATTCGGCGCCAACTCAAAACCACGCGCACAATACGTATCAATAACGGGCTGATCGGCTTCGCGCACGGGCATTAAGATTAAACCAGCGTCCACTTTATCAGCGATTGATTTCGCCGATCGTAGATACGCAGCGTCTAAATCCTTGGCATTTTTGTAATCGCCCGACAGCTGTGAAGCAGTCCAGATATAAATACCCAGTGTTTTGGCCGTGTCTTTCAATGCAGATGATAACAAAAGCAAGATCTGATCGGTACGCAGCCCCTGCACCCGGGTTTGACGCGTTGCGGATGATGTGATCTTTAATGTCTCGCCCAAATAGTCAAAAAAGACATAGTTCACATCATGCAATTGCTTATATTTCTTGATAATATTGACAATATCGTCCGTATCATAGTTCGTAATACTAACGAAATATAATTCCGAACGTTCAATTAAATCTATGGCCTTATCAACGCGCTCTTCCTCTCCCGGGGCGTAACGTCCGTCTTTGATATGCGCCTCGGAAACACCCGCGACGAAAGCCATCCACATTTGCTGACACTCAAACTCTTCCAGCTCGGTGGAAATCATCAGAACTTTCTCATGCAGCCCGGTGTTCACCCAGGTCTTTTTTTGAGTATCATAATATTCGGGGATAGCTAAATGACAGGCCTCACCATTGCCACGACGTGACTTACCAAAGCCAGATCCGCCCGATTCAATAAACAGACACCCTCGACGCTGCCCGCGTAAAATAGTGGTCAGCTTGGGCGATAACAATCCCAACCCCATATCCGGGGTTTCTTTGAAGCGCTCTTTTAAGGCACGCAGACCATCACCGGCCTTGTTCTCGACACGGTCACTATTGCTACCAAATTTTTCTTTGGCCAGAATAATTTTAGTTTCTTCCGTTAACAGAATGTCATTGACCGTGAGACTATCGAATGTCCGATACATCTTTTCACTCTCAATGGGGTCAATAATATCGGGATTGTAGATATCTTTGGTGTCGATTCCCTTCGCATTTAAGTCATTAATCAGACTATATTTTTTAAGTGTATGATAATAGTAGTCAAATTTCTTTGGGTCGTACATTGCCATGATGTTTTGAATATACTCCACGCCCCGATTGGCGCAGAACACCTTGTATTGTACGGCATACTGCTTAAGAAATTGATCAATATCAATATACCCTATGTGCTCCATTCCATTCATCGCCAAATGCTGAATGGCTGCAAACACTATCTTATGAAAACGCTCAGGAAAGTCGTCCTCGCTAAAGGAGTAGGCGTTATTAGCAAAACGAAGAGGGTCGTCAATTAATCCTGCCAAAACATGCATGATAGCCAGTTTATTCGAGGCTACCCCTGTCTGTAGTTCTACGGACTGTATGTTATCCAAAAACGGACTTCCTCCTCTCCGTCAATTTACAAATCTTCAATATTGATAGTCGGACGCTGCCGAATAGGTCGCAAACTTTCGGGGGTGACCGTTACTATCGTCGGGGGGACGTCAAGGTCTATGTTTTGATTACGCTCCGCAATTTGCGCCATTTTACGGGCATAATCCCGTGCGTTCTCGTACTGTTCACGGAATACCGGAATAGCACTATACACGCCGCCCGGTACGTGTCCCTCAAGATCATAATAATAACGTAAGGTGGCAGTAAGGCCGGTCAATTTGCGGCCGGCCTTCACTTCACGATTAACCGCAGCTACCACTTCATCGGGAATCTCGGTAACATTGAAAATACGACGTATCGTGTCATATAATAACCTGCGATCCCCCTCGTCGTGGGCCAGACGATCTTGGAGTTTCTGGAAACAAGCGGCACAATAAGTAGCGCCACCGTATCCATAGTTCATCCCAACGATATGCTGATTACACCCGCGGCAAATTTTAGTTGCCATATCCTGCCTCAGCAAGAGCGTCGTAGATACCCTTTACGATATCATACTGCTCTTCCGTGGCAGTGTTGCAGCGGAACGACGCGCTGCCCGCAATGCGTGCCACGATGTCCTTGTAAGCGCCCGCCCCACCGTCTTTAGCCATCATCGTCTTAACCATGCCGCCGATATCGCTGATCAGCTGTGCCAACGGGATCCGATCCGTGGTTTCGGCTTGAGCTACCGTCTTGGGCGCTGCTTTCGGCGTCGTCTCAGTATTGGCCGGAGAATCAGTAGACTCATTATTCCCGCCCCAGGTCTTCACCATTTTGCGCCCCAGGGCGCCTTCTGACGGTCGCCGCCATGAAAAGACGCACACATTACTTTTGGCATTGCAAATTTCGAGCGCCGTAATTACACGAGTCTGCTCATTATACTCGATTGACGTTACGACATAACGCGCAAACGGATCCTGTAAATACCATTTGTTATTGCGCTCAACTGTCGCTACCTCAGCCCAGATCTGCAGAGAGCTGTCGTACAACTCGCGTCCGATGCCCCAGCGGCTGCAGGCGCGTTTAAATGCATCACTGGCCTCGGCTTTCTTCTCGTTGCCATCATCCTGGCCCGACTCAATGCCGCAATCGCTTTTGTACACAAAATCCTGGTCGGCGCTTTCACGCACTCCGACCCTGCAAAATAGATTACCTTTAATTTCTTCATAGTCACAGCACCAGTTCAGCGGGCCTACGGTTTCATCCAAAATTTTGGCGTCTACGCGCGCCGTTTTATATAGCAGCAAGAGCGCGCCTGTTTTGGTAATGGTCTTGACTTTGACCTCGATGTCTTCAGAGGTCAGCAGAGGAAAATTCATGTTTTACCCTTCCTTTTACTTCATGGACTTTACCCACATTATATTGGGATGCAAGTCCCCCGTCAACTGGGGATAAATCGCTCTAGAAAATTCTCGCCCAAAATAGGGATAGGGAAAAAGCGACTGGTTTCGCCATGCAAGTGTATCACCCCCAGCGACACCGAACCAACCTGGGTCAAATAACCCGACTGCTCGGCAGCACGCCGATATAAGTTTAGCTATGCAGTAACTTGGGGGCGATGGATCGCCGACGTAGTCTTAAAATCGGCCAAACAGGGTTTCCCCGCTACTGTGCACAGCATATCAAAACGCCCGGCCGAGACCGGGCGCTAAGCAGCATCATATAACACCACCACGCGCTCTAAGAGCTGCGGCACTATCTAATAAATAGGTTCAATATAGGTAAAATAATTCTATACTTCCTAAAAATGCATCATCTCCGGAGTGGGGGCCTCCCCCCACTCCTGTCGATAGCTTACCAACGATTCTAGCTCGCTATGTACCGCAGTGCCATATCTCGCTGCGCGGTCCAGAGTTTCCGGATTCACGCCGGTATATGGATTGCCATAAACCGTCTATAATAGCGTTGTGACGCTGGGCACTACCTAGTCACGTACGATATACGCATGCTCGTCTGCATTAAACATGACCAGCTCACCGTTGGGTAGTTCATGCCGCTCCCAGGACTTCATGTTACTGGGTGCCATCAGTACGATTTTTAGTAATACGTATAGAATCGCTCACCTGCGCAACTTTTACATAACGACAATATGTTTCGGGATCGGCAATCTTTAGCGCCTTGGAGTCGAACGTTTCCCGCGTGCCAACAGGCACATAGGTATAACGACACTCTGGCGTGACAATGCTATTTTCACCATTTTCATAGTACTATTCACGAAGCACGTCCTTAATCATGCCGTCCACGTTTTTCTTTAGTTCCTGTAAAGAAGCTAAAGCATTGGTAAGCTCTATATACCGCTCCGAAAACTCCGGCGAAGCTACTAGCTCTTTGGGAGATCCCGGCACTGCCATCAACTAGCAGGCCAACTAATCAAAGTCGACCAGCGACGGCGTGTTCTCGTTTTTATCGGCGGTCATATTATGCCCCTCAGAAATCCATCTCACTCAGGTCGGCCTTTGCCGGAGCTGCGCTGGTGTTAGCGTTCGCATTTGGAGACTGCTTGGCGCGTGCACCGTTTTTCTGCATAAGCAGCTCTCGCTGGGCCAGCCCCTCCTTGACCATCGCCTTAGTGATCGGGTCACACTTGCACGGTCCGCCAGTGGTAATAACACGCTCCCGAACAAACCGCGTTTCGTACTGCGGCTCCGTGAGACGTCCGAAGCCCTCGCTCGGGGTCTCCGATTCCACCAATACACGCTCCTGAAGATTGACCAGGTCGCCACCGATGTGCACTGTGTCGCCGACCTTCCAGTGGCTGGCAATAAACTGAGCAGCGTTGCCCTCGGTTCCCGCGATGAAATCAATGCGATCCATGATCTCTTTGTACTTCGGAACGACGCAACCCAGAGACAGACGGCCCGTCTTTTCGTTAGCACCGTTCACCTCTTCGGCCAGCGTTTCGATATACACATCGGCTTCAAACTCCGCACAGGGTCTGAATTTATCTTCGCTGGCGATACCGCCCCGGAAGCCCTTGATGGTAATCATGGAAGTCTCGCGTTCACCGCTGCGGGACGCATACTCGTCCAAACGCGCCATTACCCACACCTTTGTGGCATTGGCGATCGCGCTATCAAAATCAGTATTACTGTCTGCTTTCAAGAGAGACGCAACCGTCGTGGTATTGGCGGGCAGCAGCGCCGACAGTCGTTCATAGTCCTGCGAGGGCTCGTTCGCTGATGTCATTGCGGCTACATAAAACTGGACCTTGTAGCTGCTGGTTTTAGTCGTAGCGATTACTAGCGCCCCTCGAATGACCTGGTCTCCACGAGTGTTTGTAACGGTTTCAAGATTGTTCTCCTTCAAATAACCAACGATACGAACCGAATTAGCGTATCTGTTTTTCTGTTTTTCAGGCATAATTTGCTCCTTTGTGCATTAAAAAATGTGACGAGTATAGCTCATCGTAGATATTATATTGGGATCGGGGGCAACCGTCAACTGTTATTTTTCAGACTCACGCAGCACCTGCATAGCATAATGCAAATACCATTCGGCCTTCTGCAAGTCCTCGAGAGGTTTGCCTTTGTGTTTGGCACGGCTGACGTATTTCAAAACGTTGCCGACACAAAAATCGTAGCACCCCTCCGGGCCTAGCACACTGTGTAAATAATCAATTGTTTCGATTGTCCCCACATTGTAGTGTTGTGGATGATTAACGTGTTCTGTGCAGTCCTGTGCAATAATCTTGTCCATATCTTATCCTTTCCTGATAATTGCATTGGCCCCCTACGGGTCTGTGATATTATATTGGGGCAAACAGCCCAGGTCAAGTTAAAAATGGTAGGTTCCGAATATTTGTTACGCTAATTTGCATCTGGTTCGAGAAATCCAACGCACATCCCACAGACTGAATTAAGAATTTTTCACGATTTAAACCATAAAACTCATCAGAAATCGTAATTAAATTATTCACCGACAAAAACGGGTTGCACATAATCGTGAGATTTACGGAACTGGTTAAAATTAAGCGCTATCTCAACTCATACTCGGCGCGTTCTTTGGCTAGCTACATCGAATAAATATTAGTATCCGTAATCACCTCGCCGGTACGGAAACCTATCCGTTGCCAACATAATGGCGACGTTGCATCGTCATTAGCGACCACATAGCTAAAGGTTCCTCCAGACGACGACGTGCCAATGACCACCACTCGGTTTACAATATTAGCGTAATCCAAGTTAAAGTCCAGCTAACTCAGGTCACCCTTGGGCGTCTCATAATGGTATAAAATGGGCTTATTAATATCAGCAGTGACTTCGGGGATCGGAGCAAAAACCAATTGGCCTGTAGAATTATAAAAAACCTCAGCATTAATTTGCAGGGCAATATCTGACAAGATACTGCCCAAATTATCGCCGGCGCTTTTGGTAATTTCAGCCTAGGTCTTTTTCGTTTCCAGCGCACGGTTAAACAAAAACGGTGTTGAATCTAGTAGATATCCGTTCCCGCCGTCGGTAAATAAGATCGACGAAATAAGACCATAGATATCGGTGTTCACCGGAACAACATATGTACTTCCTAAAACTCCTCGCCCCTGCTCAAACAAACAATATTTATCTGCCGCAGAGATATTCACCTCGTGCGCCCCGGGGACCTTAGAAGGGGCTGCGGTGGTAATCACAAAAATGCCTTTTTGGAACCACACGCTATTACCCGAAGGCAATAACAGCCCCATATCTAAACGCAATTTCGTACCCACCCAAAATTGATTAACATTGGGGGTGTACTGTCCATCCTCGTTGTACAACGTAAATGACAAGGTGCGCCGCTAGCCATTTTGATAATTTTCATTATAGCTACCGCCAGACTTAATGCGATCGCGGGGGATCTCATAAGCAATAGTTTCGTCGGGATATAAAACATAAATCCGAAAAATAGCCTGAACGGTATTATCCGAGATAGCATTTTGCAACCACGCAATATCCGTTCCGGCATTCGCATAATAACCCAAAGCGTCCTCGTCATTAATCGTGAACGCCAAGGTGTCGCCGCTACTAAGATTAACATAGTGAGTCGTTGTACTCATCAGATCCCCCTCCTTTTAAATTTTAATCTTCATCTGTAATGTTAGCATTCGCGTCGTAAAAATCTGACCAGTCTTGGTCATCAAAGCCAAAGACTTCGCTACCGCTGCTAGCGGTGGCGATCAAGCGATAGGCGCCCTGTACCCAGCCACTATTGTTGTCGTAAACTTTGGTACCTCCACCAAACTACCGGGCCGTGTTGTAATAAAAATTACCCGCATTATCAAAAGACAGCGATGCATACATCGTACCATTGCACATAAATGCACAATACAGGGTCCGATTCAGCACCTCATATGACATATCCTCTCCTGAAGGTTCCAATCTGCTGCGCCAATACGTCACTGCGCCGGTATTCGCATAATAAAAAGTGAGCCAGTCGCCGTGATTGAATGCGGTTGTAGCGGGCTGCGCCGTCGTAATGATGCGATACTCGTCGTTCACCCAGCCGGTCTGATACTCATATACCATGGTGCCACCATAATACATGCTGCCCTCAGTATCAATATAAATAGACGAGTATGTCGTGCTATTAGATACAAAAGTAATCGACAATGTCTCGTCTCTAACGCCCCAAATAGAGCCGCCATCAACTTCTAAACCAGTGTCTAGACTGCTCCTCCACTAGGTTTGGACAGTATTAGCGCGATAGAAACCGCTCCAATCACTGCCAACAAAAGATAGTTCAGGGTTCGTTTCACATGCTATTGTCCGGTATGCAGGCAGTACCCAACCAGCAATATAGTCATATACAAGTGTGTTACTAGACGTCGTACCATAATAAATGCTACCATCGCTGTCAACGGAGAACCGTGTATAGGACGTGCCATTGCTGTAGAACCCAACATTAACATAGGAACCGAGGACCGTCCAATAGTTCGCAACATCTGTAGGACTCTCGGTTTCCATGACAAAGTTCCATTGCACGGGGAACAAGGGGGTGGGAATCACACCGTCGGTATTTTTATCGTAGAAAACCGCCCAGTCTTGCAAGAATACTGTGTCGGGATCTACGGTAGACACAATGGTGCGATAACCCTCATCCTGCCAGCCAGTGGGCCCCACGGCACCTACCGTATCAAAAACAAGCGTATTTATATTATTCGCCGTATAATACATACACCCATATTCGTCGATATAAATACCAGTATAAGCAATGCTATTGCTAATAAATGAATACGCCAAGCTTGACTCAGTGACATCCCAGGCCGCGGGCGGCGTACCCGCAGTACCACTTGCTTCGATCACCGTATCCCAGACGGTTGTATAACTAGTACTTACGCCAGGTACGCCAGAAATAGTGAATACTACCGAACCAGTAGGCGACGAAATAGTTAGTTCACCATACAGGTCGCTAATTTTTGTCCAGCTGCCTGTCGCACCCGTAACAGTTGGCGCAGTAGTTGGACAGATATAATTCACGCCGTCAAACCAATATTTCAACACAACAGAGGTTCCATGCCATATCATATCAGGATTCGACGCCTCGGCCGTAGCACCGTTCTCGGTGGTAGCATATATCGCTTCTTGTGTGACCGTAATAACATTGCTAGGTAGACTGGTGCCATAAAAACGACCCTTGGTACCAAACGCCACCACAGAAATATCATAAGTCGTAGCTTGAGTCAAATAATCGGAGAGATCATACTGGCACCTACCACCACTGGCGGGCCTGGGGAGATCAACAGTGAACACGTCCGTCCCGTAATCGGCATACACACGATATTTCTCTACTTCGGCTCTCGTGCTCCAGTAAATCACCGTGCCGCGCTATGAAATTACCGGGGCAGTGATCCTAGGTACTGCGCCCACATTAATATATAAAGTATTTTGCGTAATGACACCATCTGCTGCAAGACCCGCCATATCTTCGCCCAAGATATACAAGCTGCCCGAACTCGAGTTATAATACGTCCACTACCAGACCCCGGGCTAACCATTACTCATGGGAACTTGCCATGGACAAGCCAAATTCGTGCTAGTGTCAAACACATAATAGATTGTAGCCGACGTATAATCCCAAGTACCACTATCTGAGCCCGGACGGACTTCGCAACGTGCACACTGGCTAACGATCGTATACCACTGTGCGATAACTGGGGAGGTTTCTTTCGAAAATGCCCCCGTCGTTGTCTCCGCACAGACTGTCCAGAAATGCTAGCCAGCTGTGGGTGTACCAGTATAGTCAGCATAATCATATGTTTGCGCACTTGTAGTAGTCACCAATGTGCCGTCCAAGTATACCTCGTACGCGGTAGCGTTCGGTATACTGGTCCAAACTAATACGGTACTGGTGGGCGCACTACGACTTAGGGTGGGCGCTGCCAGGCGCAACATACCAGAAATGGCAACTTTCAATGGTGCAGTAACCCCAGATAATAACACATGCCCATGTGACGCATCATCGCGTACCCAAGAAAATGTTACACTACCCGATGTACCCTATATGTCTACCTTGACATAGTCAGTATTCACAACAGTACTCGGAGGGGCACTATAATCCGCAGGGAATATGAAATCCAAGCGTGTAATGGCAGCCGCGCCATTGCCCGCAACAACATAGGCCGGATTCGACTCTGCGGCCATTGCATTGTTAGTGACCACCAAAAGATCATATGCAGTATGATTGGCTCCAACGACTAATTCTGTGTCTCCCGTAGGAATTAAGACATAAGGATTAGTATAATCTGCAGTGACCACAGTCTCCACCGGGAAATATAGTCGCAAAGGAGCGTTGGCATTCAAAACCCAGAAATACAGGGCACTACTGTCAAAAGTCGCGGGTAACGTGATAGCAGCACCACTATGATCGGTAACGGTCCCTATTTTACCGACACCATTAACAGCGGCCCCACTAATGGCATATGTATAGTCATCTATAGCCGTAGGCGGTGCCCCCAATTTAATACGCGCTTCTGTCCCAGTGTTAAGTGTATCGAACGACCACATCGCATCACTCCATGTTATACGATAAGGCACTTCGGGCACTGCTGCATTAGCACCGCCCAAACCTGCGAATACCCTACTCCACGCGGCCTTGCCTATGGTTTTACTAATTTCAGCATTGTCTGCATTATAGTCTCCATAAATAATAACGTTACGCGGTGATCCCACTTCTTTCCATTGGAAGGAAATCGTGTCCGGCGTTTCCGGATAATAATTCTTAGTACGATTCGATGACGCTAAGACTTGCACAATCCAACTTTGCCCCTTAATATCTCGCAATAATTTAGGATTGCGTGAATACATAAAGGCCTACCATTGTTTCAGCATCTCTGCTTTTTCATTGGTAGAAAGAGGGGCCAGCCGCGAATGCGATAAACGTTCAATATATTTATATTTAGATGAGCATACCAATTCACTGCCCAATTGTGCCGATACCGCCCCAGATGCATAATTTGTACGACCAAAACCAAATTTGGGATAACGTCCCAGGTTGGCAAATTCATTGCGTGCCAAATTTTGAGTCTGCTCTCCGGTTTCAACATCATATCTAAATAACCAAATATTATCATTATCTACACGATAACGCTAATTAATAATCGGAGCATTAATATCAGATTTTTCAGGCACTAATTCAACCAAACTCCAGCAATCGCCCACTGTAACCACAGCACCGCCGTTATACGGGGAGGTTTCCAAAGTACCGTCTGTTAATGCACCGGCATTGACTGATAGCGGTTCCCAAATTAATCCAGAGTAGTTTGCAAAGGTTTGCTCAACAGTTTCTGGGGTGCCCCATTCATCAATGGCCGGGTAAATGATATACTGATACGAACGACCATTAGAAATATTAAAATCTCTGAATAGATCGATATAAGCGTTTGCAGGCGCTTGTCGTACCGCTACCACGGGCTCCCAGGCCCCCTTAAATTCACGATATGTCGATGCCGACTATACAAAACGGCCAAGGTTCCCGCGGAAAACATAAAATACGTGCGCAGGTTTAGTCCCCACAATAGTTAAATCTTCATACAACGCCTAGTCAATACGCGGCAGAGGAATGGTGCCGGCGGCATCACGAGTGAACACGGTATCACTTTGACGATATCCCTCAAAACGCTCCCCGGGTTGTTCATATACCTCATATTCTCGACGGTAAACCGAATACTTCGGGGATACCGGAGTAGGCTAATCGGGATCGGCCCACTAGAATGTAATTAAATTCGACTATGTATTGCAATCATAAGCAGCGGTAAACCAGCACCGTTCTCCGCCGCCATCATCCACAAAAGAAGATTGCGAACCCGCAGCAATTTCAAAACGTAAGCGATATTCCAAAACATCGCCGACACTGTTCTCCACAATCACAGAAGCCCAATAGGGAACATTTGCACTCAGCTCGTTGGCCAAACCATAAAATGTTGTCTAAATTAGTCCATCGTAGCACCGTCCGGTGTCTTGCAATAGGGTCGTACCATCACCCGAATATAATTTCCACTAGTAACTTTCCCACATCGTGTGGTTAAATTGCTGGTATTCAACACCTAAGTTGAGTTTTCTTGCCACATATGTGGTAATGTGCTCCAACCACTCCACCGCTAAAGGATGGCTGGTTTCTACAGCAGTAGGCACACTAGGCGCAACCATCGATAAATTAGTCAACAATTCTTGCTCTAAGAATAGCCGTAAATACGGACGCTCATATGCAATAAAGGGATTCGGCTCCGATGTGCGGAAATAACTACAGATGTTGTAACGATAGGGAATAAAGGGGTTGCTCGCGCCATATGCTTCCATGGGCTCATCCAATGCATCGTGATCTAAACGATAGACCACGTCATTCAGGCCACGAATACGAATAATATCAGTGGTGACGTTCGAGTTTGCGACCACCGCAACACCCGGACTAAGCAATTTCATGCTCATACGTGCATCCACCACACCCTTAACCCAAGGAGAGACATAAGTATACGTCGTATTATTCTTTAAAATTTTAGCACGATGTAACTCCCATGTTTGTTGCCAGCTCGCGGGCTCTGAATTCGTCGCCGGAACCCAGGTATAAACGGTGCCCCCGGCATCATAAAGAATTCCCGTAGACGTTCGCGCAAAATTGACGACATAAATAAAGGCATAATTTGCGGCGTTACCGACCCGCTCCAAAGTAAACTACGTGTGATTGCGCGTACAGCCCGCAACATAATAGATCGTACCCGTGCGATCCGCCACATAATCGCCAATTTGCCATGCGTTCTAACGGGCACCGTCGCTATCTTGCGGGGTAAAACCTGACCCCGCCGAGTAAGCGCTATATAGATCCACACTACGGACCACGCCAGTAAAATTATTTACGTGCCATAATTTTTCTCGGAACAATAGAATAGGTCGCTCAGGTGAAAATACTAAATCCCCACGACCATATTGCATATCGACATCTTGGTAATTCCACAAATTGGCGGCCCCGGCTGCTGCTAGGCTAGTCCAGTTCATACTGGACGGCTGTGGGGCATAGACGATGCGGCCAATGAAATCGCCCCAGGTTTCATACTTAGCTGCACGAGTTAAATAATATTTTTTACTTGTGCTATTCCCCCAAGCTGCTTCCATCGTTTTAATTTGCCACACGCCATTTTGCCACCGTCTGGATTGCGCAGTTAACAAAATTTGACCGCCACTACCTGTAGGATTGGGATTATAACTACCGTCCGATCCCACGACCAGATACCGTTCGGTCACGGACACGCCCTTCCAAAGATCGACAGCGTTATAGTCATTTGCAGATATCGAATCTTGGTGCCAAGCGCCATCGGTTACGTGCCAGAAACTTAAGGCTAGTTCCGTAGCATATGCATAATCCACAATATCTGTGTCTAAGATTTCCTGCGGATTTGTTGAGTGTTCATAAAAAGCACACCACTATTCTGCGCTGGGCGGACTCAGGCCTAACAAAGTTTTGGCATAAGGATATACATGCCCATAACGTGCATCGTAATCATGCACAGGAAAGCGACTAATACTCGACCAGGATGTATAATCTGTTGCCGACCCTGCGGGCAACGGGAATATAGCACAAAATGTATCTTGTAACACCAGGGGATCCGAATCGGTACCCGCCGGTAAATATTGCTCACTGGCATCGGCCAACTACAGCCGTTCTGGCGTCGACCCCATAATTTGTCCACCAGTTACAATATTATCAAACCATTGAGGGCCAATAGTTGTATAATCTACCCAGCCACCATAACGAGTGCGCATTACAGTATCGGCGGGTAAAATGGGTAGCGACTCGCCAATCGCGGTAGTGCCTTGGTAGAGCGTAATCTCCCATTGATAATGCGTCCCCCGCGCGTCCAACTCTACGGGGTTACCGTAGGTATCGCACCACAAAGCATCGTCCAATGCGCCACGCTACCCCAAACCATCAGTAGTAACCTCCCACATGGTATTATGCAAAGACGCACCTTGCCAAACCACTAAACGGCTTTTTAGCGCTAACGTATTACGCAATTTTAGCGCGAAAATCATACGACTATCGTCGTCTGCCGCAGGAATTGTGGCAACCTCATATATACCACCCTTGGTCATCTAGATAGGTGCACCACTTTGGGGTTCAGTACCCAAAATCACCCCTACTAAATCACCCACAATTAAGGGTTCGCCATCACATATTAAAGCGCCACCATTTGCAACATAACTGGCATTGGAAATATGTGTGACATCGGTGGGATCGGTGGTAGTCGTATGAATTAAATACGTACCCCCCGTACGCGTCGTTTGTTTCCAGTACTCGGCCTCATCGACATTAGTATATACACTGGGGTCTCGTGTGGCTCGGTAATCACTAGGCGCCTCCTCTGCAGCGGTTTCGTCTAAAATTAAATGTGCCACAACATAATCAGCTTGATAATATATGGCGTTTAATGATCTCGGATAGTCAGTGTCTGCACGTGTAGCACGGAAAAAAGGAATACGCAATGTTGCACCATTAACACCCGAGTTAACCCCCGTGGGATTCTGTGCGTCATAACCCAAAGACGCATACTGCAATTCCGAAATTGGACTCACATACGGTATCTTATTGGTCGCATCTTCAAAAACTTTGGGAAAAATTTGTTCGTGAGCCGTCGAAAACAATGCTACTGAATATCCTGTAATTGCAACATTGGACGTTTCAATACGGCACGTCAAGCATTGCGCTGGATCTACGAGCGCACCCGTCTCGCTAATTTTCTGGACACCCGTGCGAATGTCTAGACCATTGGAAAATGGATAGCACAAAGTGGGTTTATAAACCGCCATGGAATTTACCTCCTAATTAAGATATCGCGCTCCTCGGATAAAACATACACGCCCAACTTAGTGTGCATGTTTTAGCCGGGGAACACGGCATGAATCTGCGCCGGCGGGCCGAAGCCCGCCAGCGCAATAAAGCACTAGATTTTATTCATGAAATATGCATTTTTTGCATAAAACTTACGGTTAAAACCTAATAAAACACCGCTTTTATCGGTGAGCGTGATGCGTCAAGGCAACGCGGGATTTAATCGCTTCAATGAAGGCATCTACGTCAAAACTATCGTCGGCATTGACACTCATCGACAAATTATTGATATTAAACGATTGATCTGTTATAGCAGACTGGGTGCTGCTGCGGAGAATGCTATCGGGTGCAATGGTTTCGGCGACGCGCAAAATACTAGGCGCTACTTCACCCAACTGCCAAAGATTCCGCGTAATATCGGCAGGAATAATCCCAGTATGCGAAGGTAGCGCAGTAATGGTGCCAGAAGGGGTAATAATCGCTTCAGTGCCAAACTCATTAATTAACCTCGTACCAGTTTGAGCCAATCCGAGGCTTCCAGCCGCGTGGCTTCCTCTGGTCGTATGTCCGAGAGAGGGCTCCTATCCGCTCAATCCCTATTGCGCCAACGTCTTACCTACCTCATACAATGTCGCTGTGTTCGCTTTGTATGCGTGACCGCCGGATAATAAGATATAACCGCCATCTTGGGTCCAAATTAAAAACTCATCTTCGTCAGCTAAGTTGCGCGCAACATCAGACCAGTTATTAGCCGATGTAAATGCTGTCATTAGGTCGCTCGAGGTGCCTTCAGAAAACTCGGCCCCCCCGCTCTTAAGCAGACCCGGGGTCCAGAACCAGGCGCGCTCTTTCCCCTCACCATCACCCCACTTAAACTCGTTCTTAACGCGATTCAAACCAGTGGCAAACGTTGAGGTGGGCTCAATGGGCACATATCCCGTAACTTGAACTGCGGAATTGTAAGGGTTCTCCCCCTAAGGCCACGCATATCCTGCACGCGCCTGAACCACGCCCTGTCGGAATATCTCGCCAACGGTCGACACAGCCTCCACTGCGCTGGGGGTCATCAGAAGCTTATCAACATGGTTTCCAAGATCCCAGGGATTATAAGTATATTCATATCGGCTGCCCGGGGCGTGACTTTGGCTGGTGAGATTATAATTCTAATTGAATGCCCAATTCTCATCTATGAGCCCCGCATTTACTGCGGCAGTAAATTTGGTCTTATAATCCTGTAATGCCGAGTTCCACTCATTGGCGTCAACCGATACACCGTTACCCCGAGCTGAAGCTAACTTGTTATAGGTTTTGAACGCCTACTGTAACTCTAAAACCTGGGGGTTCGTCTCTTTGTTCTGATTATCTATAATGGCCTGTAAATAACCAAACAATGACTCGACCGATGTCGCGCCTGTTTTTTGCCACCAAGTAGCCAACGTCTCAGTAGATCCAAAAACAGCAGTCTGTATACTAGTGCTAAACGCACCTTTACTCGTACCAAAAATAGTATCAAGCTACTCATGAAGACTCGCGGCGTCCACCTTAACGCCATGCTCACCAACATTCAAGGTCTGCTGCGCAGAATCTCCAAATAACGCGGTTTTAAAATTCGTGTAATTCTTGCCCCAAATTTCCTCAATAACTGCCTCCTAGAGCTCCTTGGTACGCGTGCTCCACAGGGTCTCCCACTAACTCGCTTCCTCCTGCAAGATGTCGATTTGCTTAGTAATTTTCGACACGTCTTTCTGTAACTAGACTTCCTACAGTTCTTCTTTCGCCTTTTTGATAGCCCCCTGATCAGGCTCATATACAAAACCTACGCCGGTACGATAGACGCGCTGCTTTTGATTCATTGCGTCTGCAAGTTTATTGCGTGCATTTAGAAGCTCAACCTCAAATTGTCGCTGTTTGTTAACATCCTGCAACGCCTGTTTTTGAGCCTCTAGCGCAGCCACTTGAGCTTTAAGTTGTTCGGCAATAAAATTGGTCAGCTTTTGGGTCTGTTCAGTCCAAATATCCGAGCGTAGGATAACTCCGTTAGTGCCCGCCTCTATAGCCCGTTCCATGAGCTCGTAGGTACGCCGCAACGGGCTATCTTCAGCCAAAGATGGCACCACGGCCAATCTCTGCACCGCCTCGTTCAGCTTAGTAATTCGCTTATCCTGGATCAGTTTAAGCACCGCTTCGTGTTCTGCTGAGGTAATGTTCCCCTGCTTCTCCTGTTCAGCCAGCCAACCTTCAGCGCCCGGGCGCATCGTCTTTGCCCAGAACGATGTACTTTCACCATATTCTTCATATTGTTGACGCATGGTTTGATTGTTTAAGTCATAGAGCTTGTTCACGATTGCGGTAATGAGCGCCGGAGTGCTACTCATGTAATTAATTAAATCGGGGTAGTGAGCCACAATGTCTGTCATCCACTTGGTTACAGACTGCGTGCCGTCCGATACCTTCCCCAGTACTCCGTATAAGCTGTCGAACTCTTCTTCGAGCTCTGTGGTCGTCATCATCAATTCAGCCAAAGTTAATTCGCCCACCAGCTCACTATAGTCCCCCAGTTCTTTGCGTGCAACACGCATTGCACGTGCGAAATCTTGCATCGTCGCCCGACTAAATTGATCAGTGTTTGAGCCTAGCTTGTCAAGCGCCTCATTCAAGGTATACGCTTCGCCGCTGAGAACAGACTCTACGTCCTCATTCTCGGACATAATATGCCGTGCATAATTTACAAAATACTCAGTATATTCACCCTCGGCATTTTTAATATTAATGCCCTCAAGCGCACCTTCGCCCAGCGCTTCAGCCAGCGCGTCATACAACGCCTTTTGCCCGTAATTTTTTGCCTATACGACGTTCAAATCCTTCAAGAAGTACTCTGTGGCGTTAATATCGCTCGAATCAGTATTAAAAGAGCCGTTAGACTACCAACCAGCATAAATCAAAGCCTCATCCATTTTAGCTTTGTTATCTTCCTCATACTATGCGCGTAAATACTCGCGATAATCCTCGTAGGCTTCTCGGAGGGCACGCGTAGCCTCAAGTTGTTCAGTGGCACCCCGTGCGTTACGTTCGACTGCGTCTTTTTGGGCCTCTTCAGCCGCTAATAACCGCGAAATCTTCTCGTCCAGCTTCAGGTCGTCCCACTGCTCTTCCCAGGACCAGTTTTGCCCTTCCTCAATCTCGCTTCTGGCCGATCTCGACTTATAAGCGGCTACACCCGCGCCCACACCGGCTGTAGCTGCTAATGCCGCTGCTATAATCCACCCCCACACAGGAATGGCACTTACTGCGCCAGCCGCCGCCAGCATAGCGGCGACCTCACCGCCCATGACAAGACCACCTGCCGTTGCCCCAACGCCAGCACTATGTCCTATATTCAGACCATTAGTCCGGTTGCTAATGCCGCTGGCCGTATACCCCGGACGTGACGCATTATATGCCAGCATAGCCTCACGCAATCTTTCGGCTTCCGCATAGTCCTCAGACGCTCGAGCTCGACGCGTTTGAGCGTGCTCGGCCTATGCCTGGGCCAATTCTAGGGCGTGTGCGGCCTAAGCGCGCTCCTTTTCATCACCCGAATGCATCGCTTCGGTTACTTGCCTAATAGTTTTGGTCTCTCCGTAAATCTGTTTTAAATACTTCTCTAAGATTTCCCGTACCGCAACATTATCCGAAGCATACATAGTCGCGATATACTCAGCAATGGCTTGATCGCGCTCTTTTTCTTCTGAGACGAGAGCCGCATTTCGTAGTCGGATCATAGTTTCCAAGTTGGTTTGTGCGCTGGTTAATACGTGCAAATTTTCCTATGCCACCCGCGTACGCTCGTCGGCTGCATCGCGTGCCGCATCAATCCGACGGCTAACTTCATCGCCCACGATATTGCCAAGAATAGCGCCAACGGCGGGTAAGGCTACGGCTAAAACCGCTGCGATCCCGCGTCCAGCCTGACGTGCGCGCTAAGAAGAGTTGACGTCACGACTTTCGCCGGCGGCATTCGTAAAAGTATGCGTAGCCCCAGCGCTGCCATAAGCACTTAAGCCCGAAGCAATTTGACCGAGGCCGTAAGTAATACCAGCACTAATAACCTGGGCCTTGCTATGCGCGCCGCCCCGGCCTCGGGCAGATGTCTTGCCATCTCCCGATCCTCCTGCTGCTTGTTGCTGATCTTGGCGAGTTTGCTCTTGCTCCGCTTGCACCTAATGCTTCTCTTCTTCAGTCTTCTGCTGCTCGGCCCGATACTGCTTTTTGGTTTCTTGGGTTTTCTATTTCTCATTTTTCAAGCTATGCGCTGAAAATAATTTCATTTGTGAGAACTAATTAATTAAGCCATTCAAAAACCCGCCGCCGCGTATTGAAAAGATCTGATCGGCTAAAATTAACGCATGTGGTAACCACTTCAGCAGAAAGGGAACAAACTCTCCCAACCATCTGCCCACGTTATTAATCGCAATTAGTAGCTCAGAAATTTCTGCGCTGTTGGCTAATTGTTCCCAAGTCGTCTTACGTGCGCTTTGAGCCGCTTGCAAAGACTACTAGTATGCCGCGTACTTGGTTTCGGCAGTACCCTTGGACTGCTGCGAGGTTGCTAATAACTCTTGATATTTATCCCAGTTCTAAAGTAGAGTCGTAAAAGCCTCTTGCTGTCTTACGCCGGCAAACGCATTTGCAATCGCACGTTGCGAAACGTTATCTAACGTCTGCCATCTAGAGGCAATCTCTTCTAGAATGGTGCTAAAATCTTTAAACGACAGATTGCTATCACGAATACTGATGCCCAGCTTGGATAAAACACGCTCAACATCGTTTAACGTGGTTCCATCACCAGTGTCGGCATCCAGGGTCATTTTATTAAAAGCCCCGGCTTTAACATTACCATAGCGTGATATAATTGTTTTACAATTTTGTTACTCTCCTGTTATTATCGGAGGGCCACGGTGCTTCCAAGAGTGTCTTTACACTCGACCGCGGCTCACGGGCTTCTTGTTGTTATACCCGTGTTCAGACTGTCGCATCCCCATCGAAATGGGGTCTTTTCATTCAGTCGTTCAAGGCTCCGTTGCCAAGTAATGAGTGGTAATCATTCTCAGCGTCCACATAATTTTCCAATGGACAATCGTTCAACACCGCCTGTCCGTTCTCTAGATGATAATTATGTGAATGATAGTTCAATAGTTGTCCATGCTATTCAATATATAAAGATACCAAAGCCGCGCATAATGCCGGGTCGTCATATAAATCTTGCTCCCAAAGATATAAGATCTCGGCCGATAAATGATTCCGTACATATGTGCGTTTGCGCTTATCCTGAATGATATCTCGACGCTATATTTCAGATAATGTCGAATATATACGGCGATCTGCGTGCCAATACGTACCCATCACCTCAATGGGCATATGCAATTCTGCACAATAAATATCTAAACTAAAATAGCCGCACGGATACTCATTTACAAATGCGATCCCCAACCTCTCTAGTAAAGCATTGGCGATGCGCTAAGGAGCCGTATCCACACGCTCAGCCCAAGTTTTTTGGGTACGTGCCGCATCTAACATTGCTGCATGCTTACACTAACGCGAACAAAATTTAGTTTTAGAAATTTGCCATGGTTCGACAACAAAAGATACGCCACACCATGCACAAACTATTGTACGCTCAGCGATGCTGACGTCGTGCCGATATGCGGGGTGATCGCCCCCACTCCTCGGATACTCACGCTGCCACGTAATTTGGCATTCAGGGCTACAAAACCTTTGCGTGCTAGTTTTGGCGCATTCGAAAATTTGCCCGCAACTTTCACATGTGCGCGTTTCATACGATTGCCGATGCTCATACGCGCTCAAACATGCTTGATTACAAAATGGCTACGCCCCTGTAATTTTGCGGCTGCGATGAATTGTGGCGCCACAATTTGTGCACGTATAAGTATAACGATATTTTTTACTATAATCCGCCGCATATTTACAATGCTGACTACAATATTGCACCAAGTCGGGCCGCGGACTATTGGGTGTAAATATCTTACCACAATATTTACACAATTTTTGTTGAACTATCAAAACGAATTCCTCCTTGTTGCCCACTTCTGGGTTTTCAAGCATAATATTAAATCTAATATTAATCATTAGAAAAGATTTTACCAATAGGGTTATGTATTATCCCTATAAAGCGCCAAAAACATTCTAGCGCTTGTCCTGCGGACGACCCACTCATTTGGGTAACATCGGCGATTGTCGCGACATACGCTGCCGCTTCGTCAAGATTTACACCAGCCAAGCTACCTATGTTTGCAAACTGGGCTAAGCCGTTGGCAATTTCACCCGCGGAAGTTGCTGCTTTTAAGTCAATTGCTGTCAATTTATCGACGACATCCATAGACTCAGATGCAGCGATTTTAAAGCCCTTTAAGGCGGAAGTTAAATTCTACGTTGCCGTAGAGGCGTCAATCATGCCGAGTTTGCTTAGATACAAAGATGACGTCACCAGATCGGCCACTTCGCCAGCCTCATAACCCTAACGTTGCCATTCGAGCGCCGAAGCTGCTACCTCTTGTGTGGTAGCGCCGAGCTGACGTCCAAGTTGCGCATATGTAGAAAGCAGTTGGCGTGTGTCTTCACGTGTACCGCCAGTAGTAATTTGCAGGTTCGTCAACGTCTTGTCCAGTTCAGTGGCCTCTTTTACCAGAGATGCAATCCCCTGGCGCACCTTAGCAAATAAGCGATACAAACCACTACCGCCCAAAATACGACCGATATATTTACCCAAGCCACTGCTCAGTTCTTTCATCAGGCCGCCGTTGCCAGACGTTCCGGCTCCACCAACAATGGGAATAACTGGGCCGCCGCCTCCGCCGCCACCATGGCCGCCAAATGCTACACCTCGGTTATTAATCCGCGTGATTTGTCTAATTACCTCAGCATCGCCTGGCTCCCACTTGGCCTCGGGGATTTCATGCATAGCATAATTTGCTAAACGCCGCATCAATGCTTTATCGCCACCCAAACCGCTGCCTACGTCATAATTTCGAATATTACCATAATCGTCTACATAAGTCAATGCAGCACGAATAACGGTAGAGGGGTCGCTCAATAACGCAAACGTTTCATCATCAATCTCGCGGCCACCCTTGGCCAGCCATGCGTTCTAATAATACTCTTTATTATCTTTTAATTGCCCCAGCGTTTTTATGCCATGTTTATTAATATAAGCCTATAACTACCGCAGATCCTCTGCATACACAGCAACCTGCGCGAGATAATTTAGTCCAGGTCCATATTTATCTAGCTGACTTAAACTCGGGACACTCTTTTTATCAAAAACGTCTAGAATATTATATGTAGAACCATCGGAACGTGTTCCGACGCTCTTCATCAAAAGGTCAATACGACCATGGTTCCATCCGGCAGCGTTACCTGCGCCATTGCCGCCTACAACACCAAATTCATGACCAATAAACTAGCCACCCACATTGTAAGCCATGCGCTGTAACGCCTCTGCTAAGTTAAAACCTTTAACGAGTTGAGACCATTGGTCAGCATCTACATTCTCGGTACCAAACAACGCCTCTTGAAGCGCACGATTGCGCTGCGCTGCTTTCAGTGCGTCGCTATCCTTGCCATAAATAGATTCGTCACCACGGCCAAGAAGTACCCCCAAACCAATAGCGTGCTCGGAGGGATTATACTCGTATAGATCCTGACGTGCATTCGGATCTGCCTCAACTAATTTAATGAAGTCGTCAACACTGTTAACTTGGCTCGTGTCCAGACCGTACGTATTCACCAATTGTTCTACTTGGTCGGCGATGGTACCACGACGTGAACCAAGCAGGCTATTACGAAACTTTTTAAAAGTCTCAGCGTCATAACCTTCGAGCGACTAAATGGCGTTGGGGTTATCTGCATGCGCCAGGATAAGCGCCTCCTCAAACGCGGCCTTATCCAGCGCAGAAGCAAAATTGCCCCCCGCTAAACTACTCGTTAAGCTCGTAACAGCTACGGGCGCATCTGTGGCACGGTGTTTCAACGCGTATTCCAGATTCTCCAGGACGTCATCGCGCTTTTGAGCTGCGGCCGTGCTTTCCTTAACTTCGTCTGTGGCTGTATCTAAAGCTACTGTGGCTTTTTTCAGGGCTTCGCCGAAGGCCCCGGCTTGCGCGCCGGCTTCTGCTAGAGCCGCATTCGTTTCTTTAACCCGCTCATACTGGGCTTCCGTGCCCATATCAGTGCCAACGCGATAGATGGGGTTTGATGTCGCATCAATACCACCCGCGCGGTTCATCTTATCACGAATGACGGCGCCAATATCCGACCCTGTGTCACGTTTCACACGCGTGTTAACCGTATCTATAAGACGCGCAAGCTGATCGCCAGTGAGTCCAAGAGTGGCAGCTTGATTGCTGGGATCCTTCCAGGCGCGTACAACATCCGTTGACACACCCAGCGCTTTTGCCACCTCATCGTCGCTGAACTGGTCCATTTTTGCCAGCAATTGTGAATTCAACCGCCAACCAAACACTCCGCCCTTGTCATCAGTACCCAGAATCTTCAGATCCTGAGCCAAAGTCACCAAATCTTTGATGCTCTCAATACCGGCATAAGTATTCTTGCCCTGGATCAATTCGTACAACTTGTCCATCTCAGAGAGGTATCCGGAGTTGCCAGCCCAAGCCGAACCGTATCGGTCCTCGATACGCTCGCGCACCTTTTTAGAGGAAATAGCGTCTTGCGTAAAGCTTTCATATACTGCGCGAACCACCTGATTCTATAAGAACGCAGCACGTTCCTCTGCATTCATAGGTGTGTCACGATCAGCCCATGGCTCGTTCAACGACAACGCCTCTGATATCGCCTAAAACTGGTTACTAAATCGTCCCGTGAACCCCTTGTTTAAACGTGATGTAACCGCTGCAACTTCGCCCGCCTCGGCCCGTGCAATGGATTCCAAGGATACTCCCGATTTTAACTCTTTCTCATAATCCGCACGGAACGCATCGGCCTGGCGACGCATTAGATTCTGGTCTACCTCATTCTGCCGAACCATCTGCGCTACCAGTTTCGCGCGCTCTGCTGGATCGCTGGTACCCAACATTTGCAGCACAGTAGCATATGTGTCACCATCGAAGTCCAGGTTTTGCCCGGCACCAGCACCGAGCGCCGCCACAACCTCACCGGACACCAACTCGGAATCAGCAAAAATATCCGCAGCACGCGTATCTTCGGCATTCGACAACGGATAACGAAGACCGAATCCCGCCAATCCATGTAATGCTACTTTCTTATGCTGAGCCAGTTCTGCACGAGCGTTAAAAGCATCCGATCCCCGGGTCACAAGCTCTGTAAGATGCTTCGTCAGGGCTGCGCGTCCTTTGTACCGGCTGCTCACCGCAGACCACATGTCCTCTAATTTTTTGGGATCTTCAACTAAATTTGAATATAAATAATAGTACTATGTTTGTAACTGCGATAGATATTGAGCATCGGTTTGGTCTGGGTCCTGTTTGCTCAGCATGGCCTCGAGATCCTCGGGGTTCATACGAGTAGCCACATCACCCAATGCGCCCCAGGCGCCCCCTTTGACGTCGGGCGCCGTAGCGTGCCGAATCGCGGAATGATATAGCTTCGCCTTATTGCCAGCCTGCCACACCGAACCATTTTTCGACTCCACAGAGGCTACCATTCGTCCGATATTCTCAAAAGCGGCTTGTGTAAAAGCTTCGGAAGCCTCTTTAGGTGTGATTGATAGTTGACCAGTTCGCGCAAAATGCACGTCATCCTACGCATTGATAAGGCTTGGCAGTATACGCAATGGTTCCGGGATATCATAACCACGGTTCCCATTGGCTAAAATAGTCTCTACGGCGCCCCCCAGCGCGTCCATACGCGGCAGGGCGATTGCGCTCGTTACCAACTATTTTCCCAAGCTCGATCCGGCGATACCTCCGGTTAAAGGCACAAACAGCAAACGCCCCGCATTTGCTTTTTCAAGTTTCGCAATGCGCCCAAAACTCGATGCGAAATCGGCAGCAGACATATGTCCCTCGTCATACTCGCCCTTATACGCAAACGAATCATCATGCAAGCCGCTCACATCTAAGTAACGTTTCTTGAGCTGTGCGAGCTACTTTTTTGACAACGCGCCGGCGTCTACACCATGAGCACCTAAAAACTCCGCGAGCTGACCATGTCCCAAAACAATGTCTTGATTACCTTTGGCCATCCAATTCGCAACCGTCCAGGTACCACCCTGTGTATTCATCCATTGTTTGACATCATTAACAGCAGCCAAACTTTTCACCCACTGCTCATGAGCACGACGCGATTCCGCTGTTCCGCCAAATTGACCGGCGTTTATAATGTTGCCGTTGGCATCCAAATCTAACTGCCAGGCATATTGCCCGTTAGGCGTGCCATTGCGACTGCGCTGCCCCAATAGAGCGCGCGCATACTCAGGAGAGGTCGTGCCTCCTAAGTTACTACGTAAAATACCACGGCTGATGGCACCAATTAAACGATAATCCGCGTTGAGTACTGCGCGGCCCGGGTCTCCATAGTCATAGGCATGATGCTGCCCCACGGTCGTGGCACCGATGAACTTGCTGGGGTCATATTTCAGCTGACCGTCCTTGATCGTTAAGGCTTGACCCATCATAGTTAGCTCATCATTTAGAGCATTGACGTCAGCTTTCAAAGTGTCATTGGTGAGTGTGCCTGCCCTCTTGGTGAGTTGCTCCGTCACATCAGCCAAACCGCGCTATACCTGCGTCACATATGACTGAAGTGCCTCTTGTATCTTCGCATCACTATCACCAGGCCGACGCGCGAAACGGTCAAAATTCGTCTTCCAATGGTCACCTTCCTGCTCAAGCCACTTCTTTCCGTCTACTGTCTAATTGACGCTCTCAATAAACGAGTTGAGGAGTGTTTGAGAACCGCCCGCCCCTCCCAAGGCGCGAGTGATCTCATCGAAGAATGCAGCCAAAAAAGCATCGGGATTCCGTGATGTTAACTTCTCGGGCTCCATCAGCAACCCAACCCTGTTCGCCAATCTGCTCGCAGTGGTTGCGCTCTTCCCGCGAGCAAGCCAAATCTACTCTGCTAACTCCTGGAAATTTTCAATCTCTTTAGCGCGCCCCTTGACAAAGTGCGCCCCACCCAATAGTTTTTCACCAGACTGCATGGCGTGTTTTTCGAGCCATTCAATAGTGACCTGATCCTTACCCATGGGATCCCGTTCAATGACCCGGGCGAGATCACCGACCGTTGATAACTTGATACCCTTCTGACTCCTAAGGATTTCGCGACTAGTTTGCCGCTACAACGCCTCGGAATAGGCTGCCGCGAACTCTTGCGCCTCTAAGGCTTCCCAAAATTGTTTCTGATCGATTCGCTGATCCGGCGCAAAAGTTGACATCCATTGTGTAAATGCTGCTCGTGGGGCTGCGCCAGCCTTAATCGACTTGGCAACGCTCTTAATAGTATCGGCACGCGTTTCGGGGGTCAGCAATTTATCGACCAACTTATCTTGCGCGCGCTTAAAAGCCTCCATAGATACCGACATTGATCGCTATTGGTGACTATCCAAAGTTGCTCCCAATGCCTTGCTATAAAAAATACCACCATTGTGCGGCAGACTGCCATATCCCACAGAAGCAGCGCTGCGCTTATTTTTTTCCCTCGTCATGAGAGCCTGTTGCGCCTTGCGGATTTCCTCGGCCGTGGCAAACATAACGCCGGTCTGGGCCTATTCTTCCGCAAGCTTGTCCAGCCCCGCGGCAACCTCCCATCCTGTATATACACGACGTTTGCCGTAAAGACCGCCGCTTGTTGCGGAGTTCATCAGCGCTTTTACCAGAGCCTCTTGCGCTCTCTATTGCCGCTAACGCATTTGTGCCACTTGCATAGGTTTACGGCCGGACTTATCCCCCAGTGAACCGAAAACCCCAATGTCACCGTGCCGCAATAGGTTTATCATCATTTGGTTGGCCGAGCTCTCACCGGTGAGACCGACATCGGCCCCCAATCCGTGCAATTGCCTACCAGCATTTTGCAGGACCTTACGAATTTCCGGATTCTTCCAAAGATAACCAGCGTTCCAGCCTTTTGAGGAAGCTTCGGTCAACTCTTTCTCTAAAGCGTCCACGGCACGATTTTGTAAATACCAATATAGGGTATGGAAAATATCCTGCTCGGCACGTGCTTTGAATTGCTAATTGCTTAGTTGCCGCGATGGGTTGGCCCTAGTATAGGCCTAGATGATCTATTTGAATTCCTTATTCAATATAGAGTCCACCATCGGCTAAATGCTTACCAGAGACTTGCGCTGCGCAATCGAGCGGGCCGTACCAGTGCCCTGCATCATTTTCCACAACTCATCGGTCTAATAACTATTAACAGCATTGTAACCAGAGTTAGCATGTCGTTCTGCATTAGCAACGGAACTCTTAATATGACGCTATGCAATACGACGCTCAAGCTCATTTTTGGCATTGCGCGCAAGCTTAGCATAATCATTATACCTAGTGTTATTACCGCCACGCGGATTGGTCAGACGATTTAAAATTGCCTGTGCCTATTGCGTAGCATTGGTATAAAACGCCAGGGCACCATCCAGATAATCTAATCGGCCCTGGTCAATCGTTTTCTGCCCATAGCGCGAACTTAACCCATTCTCCAGCCCACTCCATACGAGATTGGGATACTGGGTCAAGACCTTCATATCCTAACGCTCCTACTTGGACAAATTGTCAGGTACGGCAAAGATTTCAAACTCATTGCGGCCACGTGGAGACCGCCGAATAACCATACGATATCCTTGTTGCTGCAGCTTACTTTCAACTTTATGCCATACCGTGCTCGCCTCTAAACCAGCGTCATGTGCTTTCTTGGCGGCCTGTTCAATCTTCCTTAAACTGCTTTCAGCGTTCTCTGTTTCAAAACCACGTCCAGCCCCCAGGCCAGAAGACACCGTAGGATTGGCGAAATCTGGCAATGCATTTTGCCGCTGTAATTCTGCCAGCACTTCATCCATACTATCAAAAAACTCTGCCATCTATTCTCACCTCACCCATTATTTAATACGCCCTTTGGGGGCCACACAATTTTACGGTCACAGGAGAACACGCGTATATCCTGTGCTTTAAATCGAAATTTATACATGTACTCTCCTCCAATCGTAAGATTGATATGATCGGGGGGCCCCGCCGCAGCGAGACCCCCCCAAGTTGCAGAAAATTTACTTTATGATTTTCTACAAGATTAAAGCAACCAGGATGCCAGGGTGTGACCTAGCAAATTGATTACATTATCATCGACGGTCTGCGTTTCATAGACCGTCCAATGAAAACCCTTATAATCCTGTACAAATTTATCACGCAAAGCATAGTATTCCTTATCTGCCTTGGTAATCATGTCAGCCGCGGCGCGCCGGACCTCTTGAGCGTGTTCATAAGCCTTCCGGACCTCATCAGCACGACTCTTTCTTTCCGCGGCCTGTTTTTCACGCTCTGCTATTTCAGCATCATACGCTTTTTCGGCCTCCTCCAGCGCCTCGACAGTTTCGTACATTTGTTTGGTTTTCTTAGAATAATACAGCATAGTTTAGCCCTCCTTTTGGCTCCATGCGCACAATAAAATCCTCTTTTTATTGTGCAAAAAGTATAGAATTCCGAGGATTTTGCCCTCGGTTATGTGAATAATTATTTACCGTCGGCCATCGCCTGGAACTCCGAAGCAATAGCCGTATACAGTTCTGCGAGCTTTTTATAATGCTCGGTCGCTACAGGTGCAGGCGTGGGCGCAGGGGCCGGTTCCGGCTGCGGCTCCGGCGTGGGATCAACAGCGGGCTCCAAGAGCTCTAGGTCTGTAGCCCGAGCCCAGCCACTTACGTCGCCAGTCGGTACAGTCGATACAAGAATCTTGGTGTCATCGCTACCAATTTGTCTAACATAGAGCGGCTCCCAACTCTTCAGCCAAGCAGGGATCGTGCTTCCCGAAATCCAGGTCATCGCCGTGGACTTAAATTTCACCTTATCGCCAACTTTGAAAGTCGTAGTTCCCATTAGTTTTGTTACCTCACTTCTAAACCAATTCATATCTTTACCAAACAGCTTTTGCCAATGATCCGGATCACTATGACCGCTTCCGTAACCTTGCAGCCATGCCTCGCGATGCGAAACCACCCGTTCCACCGGAATATTAAACGTTTGGCATAAATAGGCGCACAGTTCCTGTGCGGTTTGCATACATTTTCTAAAATAAGCTTCGTCTTTTAGCCCATCCTCGCAGATCTCAAACTGAAAGTATGGTGTGGGCGCATAATTATACGAACCCAGCTCGCGATATTCGATATAAACTGACCGTCCCTTGTACTGCCAGGTCGCAACGCCGCTCTTCTCCAAAGTGGCAAAAACCGCATCTGGCAGTAAGTTGTCCTCGGTGGTTGTGCATGCCACTTCTTTCCGAGCGGAGTCAGCATAGCACGGAGAGCCCTTCGGCAGCATTTTACCGCGTGCGACACCCCACGCCACATTGTTCCATGGCAATACTTGATAGCACTCAACATCGCCTGCTAAATTTTTACCTATGAAACAATGCACTCCGGCACTGACGTTAGTGTGATTCCAGTCATTGCTATATCGATTTTTACCGATATCTGCAATAATCGCGTCTTTGTTTGGATCGTCGTCGCTAGGTTGGACATAGCGCGCTATATTGGGATTATTTACCCCTGTAGAGTGCACAACGATACCGATGTGCGGCTCAATGCGCCCGCCTTCCTTATAGCAACGCGAATTGGTCATGATACATTGCTTAAGCTCCATTCGTACCTCCGTTTGTAGACTTGCCAAGATACACTGCATATTGATTATTAGAAACCAGGGTTACCCCCAATACCTCATCGTACCGCGATTGTTGATTTGGAATAAAACGCCCAAATTTTACAATAATATTCTCAAAAGTTTTAAGAGTGTCTAACTACTCTGTAATTTCATCGGCATAATATCCAGTATAAATCACAATCGGATCGGTGGTTTGCTGCCGCACTGCAGTCACGAACGCCAACAACTCCGACCACGAATCTAAAGGTTCTAAACCGCCACACACGATAGCACCGGAGATGGGGTTGTCCATATAACGGGCGACAATACGATCTATGTCGACCTCAATAATTGGAGCCCGAGCCAATGGACTGTTCTGGCATATCCCCGGACAGCCGCACTCGCGCTCACACTTAAACGAACAATATGGGAACCCCAAGAACATTGCACAAATTTTATAATTACTCCAGTCCTCGTCAACTAAAAACTTTAATTTCACTTAAAACAGCCTCTCGGACTCCAAAACGTTATACCACTTCCGTAAATCAAATTCCCGTTTTCTAATCTTTTGATAACTGGAAATAGGGACATAAAAACCTACCACACGAGCAAACTGGTCAACGATCGGACCCCCACACTCTGGACACGTACTCGTGCCTATGCTCGCGTGTTTGTGCTCACATACGTTAATCTTAGTAGTGAATGCCGAATAAATAACGCCAGATGCTGCAACATAATTCAGCATGTCCCACGCCGCCTGCTCATTCGGGAATCTGTTCTCGACATTAATATGTGCAATGGTACCACCACCACATTTTTCATCGAACAGATGCCCGAGCCGACACTTCTCTTGCAAAGTACACTTAGCCATCAGCGGTATCCACTGATTGCTGTAAATAAAATAACGCGACTGTCTAAACAAGAGATTGTCAGCCTGACAGATAACGCCCGCACAATTCTCGCCGGGAATGCATTCCAAATTCATAGAGTAATCACAGTCAAAGGAATCTTTGACGCGGTTAATGGTATCCAAAATCTGGGTCATAAATTCTACAGCCCCGTCTGAATAGCTCTTGTTATCAAACTCATCCGTTTGAATCAAGCCAAACAAATCCATAACCTCATATGCCGCAATTGCGCCAATTGTGCAGAACTATTTGTCTAGTTCCACGCCCCCGTCACAGTAATTTGGCAATAGACCCTTTTCGATATTCCGCTTCAAGATGTGCCGCATACTGAACAGCGCCTTGCAGTCAAGTAGCGTGCGCTCCTCTAGGATCTTTAAATAACGCTGTTTAGCCTTCTCCAGATCGATTTTGGTAAGGTCCACATTAACGTTTTTATCATAGCCCAGGGCTTCATAAGCAATACGCGCCAAATTGATAGTGCTAACACGACAACTACCAACAGAAAGCGCGGTGCCACCAATACTATTAATAAAAGCATCCAACTTGGAAGTGTCGCTGAGAAGTCGGCAGCAATTCGATAGGGTGCCCACATTGTCCGACAAGAAGAAGTTCGAATCGTACCATTGCATATTGTGCTTCGATGCCCACCTGGCAAACTTATCATCCACAAATAGATCCCACTGCCGATTGCGCATCATCGCCTCGCGATCTGCGTCGGTTAATCCGGGCTTTTTAAGGATGCAAAAAGTTAGCACAGGATATGTAAACATGTTTACCTTGCGTATTTCGGAAACCGTTTCCATAAATACTTCTTGTACATGAATCAGATCTTCGATATGATCAATAGCAAAGGATCCGTCAGGAAATTCTACGCCTCCAAAAAGCGATTCTAGATACGGACGATCAAAGATAGAAACGTTAGTAAAGGCACTTTGATCGATTCTCAGGAATGGCTGATTTAACCTATAGATAAACTTCTAGAACGATTGCCGCAAATAATATTCGGGATCTTTAATGTAATAGTTGTTTTCAACATCATGCTTCCAAAAATAGTAGGCCCAAACTAAGACATTGGGCAACCCTACCGCGCCAGACTGCCTATTAGACAAGAATGAAATAAACTCGATAACATCATCGAAGAATGTCAATAAATGCTGAGGCGCTTCATTGTTGTAGTGGTTCAGGAAAAACAGGCCTTCCGTAGCCAGACGCGTAACGTCTTGCGCCCAACAATACGGATACAACGACGCTGTCGCACTGTCGTTCAGATAGAAACCGCGGCTAAACTCCTGGCGGAGCCATTCTTTAGCTGTTTTTAATCCCCACTGCTTTTTAATCTCGTAGAAAATTTTGCTTAGGCCGAACAGCTTATCTGAAGGCTTGCCTTTTTCCGTCATAAAAGACCGGATATCTCTATGGTTAGCATTGGCGTTGGGGTCGATCGTGGCATCTGCCAAGGTATCGCGTCCCGTAAATTGCTGTAGAAATTCGGAATAATCTAACTGACTGGGATGAATACCATTAATGTACTCAAATTCTTCCCCAAATTCTTCACGTAACGCGTCCAGTGCGCGCTCAAAATCTTTATTTAACTTTAATGTAATGTCCATAATTATACGCTCCTATTCACCCACTGTATAGCTTGTGTAAAGTCCATAACCTTATCTCCAACGCGTAACAACGGTGCGAATTGGTAGCCCAGCCGCCGCATTTCCTCAACATCATCACATTCGTCAAAAACGATATTCTTTGAATTCAATTTCATTGCCAGTACCTTACATTTGGGGCAATGTGTGGTATAGAGTGTAATTTTCTCTTCTCCCATGAGACGCCTCCGATAGCTCTTATTCTTGCTCCGCCGGCGTTTCAGCCGCGGCTTGTTCGCGTAACTCTGTAGCGGCCAGCTGATTTGCCGCATCCCGCAAGGCGGTTTCGGCCAAAGCCTTACTTAGATCAGCAAACTCTGGTGCTGACATATTACTAGCTGCCATTAAACCTTGTAGTACCTCGGGCGTCAGCTCGCTCTTCAGTTGCTTCATTGTATTAACCCACTTATCATACTCTGTCTTATTTAGCAAAGCGGCGGTATCAGCAAATGTTTTCACATTGCTAATATTAAAGGTATTGTCCACCATAGAACATAAGACACCATAATCTTCGTGACAAACATCTCTCACGACCTTGGCCAAACCATAAATTTGAATGTGATCATAGGCCCCCATGGTAAGTGATAAAATTTCAACATCATTCTCTAAATTCGTACAATATCTTAGTAAGCCCCGGGCCATTTTGCACATTTCGAGATGGGTCGCCAAACCCGGGACGTCATATTCTTGTGCCGCCCCCGATAGAATGTCCATCATTACTAGCGCCTTCTCTTTCATGGGCATATACTCACGAACCTCGAGTTGACTCAACCAATCCGTAATTCGTGACTCTTTCTCAAATGTCGGTTCCTGCGCAAAATCCGTCGTCAGCTCCAAATACTCAGATAATAATAGTTGGTTAGCGCTCATTAGTACTGTCCTCCTTTTGCCTCTCCTCTGTACCCACCGAGGGCACCTAAAAAGTCATAAAAAATTCTCCTAAGATCTCTTCTGCTGGGATGTCAGAATAAATCTTAATCATATCAGAATTACTCCAGCCAAAAATCTGCGTAATCACGTCATCTGGCAATTTCATGCGTTTTAATGACGTACAGAAGAAATGTCGACTAGAGTGTGCATAATATTCAATATTAAAAAGTTTTGAAATCCGCTCCGCGAAACCATTAGCGGTCGCTACGGTGGCGGGTATATATGTCCCCGCGCGTTTCGTAACAAATAATTCGGGTATCTCTATCCCCAAACGTTTACGCTCGGCTAGCCACAACTATAAGAATGGATCGAATAATTGTTTGATAACATATTTCTTAATAACCTTGCCCTGGACGCCACGCCCCTTAGAGCGGATCTCCGGAGTGCAATACATGTAAGAACCAAAGACCTCGCGCTCGGGTGTGAAAAAATCTACCCGCATCTATAAGAGCTCAGCTTTTCGACTGCCGGACGCACACGCCAGTGCCAGGTAGCATGCTAGCTAGTATTCCTGCCGATCCACCAGACCCTGTAAAATGTTGTGCATCTGCTCATCGGATAATACTGTTTTTTGTCGAACCGGAGCGATACGCACGGGTTCCAAGGCACGCAACTGATTATGAAAATTGGGATACAAATCCTCATATAGCAATTCCAGTGCAGCCGATAAACTGCTTAGCACAGATTTCAAAGATGCTATACGATTTGCGCTGAGTCCATGATCACGGCACCAGCCAAAATAATATACGAAATCCCGGCGCTTCAAATCCACAAAAAACTTGTTATTATTTTCAGCGTAATTCCAGCAGAAAAAAACTTTTAACCATTCTTCATATTGATGGATGGTCTATGGACTCCGGTCATTCGATTTACAATACTAAATATATTCCTTAACCAGGCGGCGGTTTTCATCGGACACCCGATCCCAGTCTTTAGTCAAATTAACGTTATACACTGTACTGCGTCCCATGTGCCACCTCCTTAGTGAATTTTCAATGCGTTGAGCATCTCCTGCTCGTGTTTCAGAGCAGCAATACGATGAGGATCCTTCAGTGTTTTGATATGGCGCCCAATTTCACGCACACGCTCAGTCAAATCCTTGTCCCATTTGACGTCAACAAAAGTTTTAGCCAAAAAAACAGCATCCGCCTCATCGAAAGATAACGCCGGGAGATCGTACTCTCGCGCCACAAATGCTTGAATGTCTTTTTTGTCTATTTTCTGGCCCGCTTCGAGATTAAGTAGGCGCCGTAAATAAGCGTGCGTAGAAATAGGATACACCCCAACATAATCATACATGGCTAAACCATGTTGCTGCGTGTACAAATCTAATATAGCATGACTGCGCGCCAGCGCTATAAAAGTCTAAACGGTTGATGCTCCGCCATGTAACTGTGTGGGCATTGCTTCTTTACATACTAGCAATTTTGACACGTCCTCGCGAGCATTTAACTTAGTAAACAAAGCCGCAATTTGCTCATAAAGAGCAGCCACACCTAACTCAGTATTGTCGGGCACCTTTAATATCGTCGTCTCAATCGGACGTTCTGCTGCCAGGTCCCACAAACATACCCCCGTTATTTTAGAAGCTAAATCAAACATGACCAAATGCGAATAACTCACAAGCGGATTGTGAAATTTAATTTCCATGATACACAATTAAAATGGTTCCCCGTGGGCATCGGGAAGCTCGTCACCAATAACTACGGTACTTGAAAAGTTGTTAATCTCCAGCTATAACGGAGCAATTGCCGCATCAATCATATCCTACACCCATTTTAATGATGCATCTTCGTTGGCACCTTTGGCATAGCAAATAAAAGCATTGTTCAGGCTGCCGCCAATTCGCATTACATAACAATAATCCCCTACTGCAAGATCATAGCGAGTCATGTTCGGCAGACCGTGAATAACCTGCTCAAGATCGGGTAGCACGCGCACCGAATAGTGCTAAGCGTCATCCTAACTAGCCACCTGACATAAAACTAAACTATCATCCGTTTCGCCGTCCTGCTTTACAATATCTCGAATTACGTCTACGAACGAACCCGCCGCAACGTTAGAGTCAGCTGTGCGCATTCTACCACCTCCTTTACTTGGATAAAACCCCCCTTTGCGCGCATGCGCAAAGGGGGGAAGGAAAGTCAGACCTTTACCTAATCAGCATCGTCGTCGTTAACGTGTTCAACATCCTCGACGACCATATACTCCCGATTAGCAGGCTTGCGACCACGCTTTTTGGGCGCAGCCTCTGCTACCTCGGTCCCCTTTTCACTCTCTTCTTGTACGGCTTGCGCCGCCCTTTCCTTTTTCGTGCTTGCAGCACGCTCGGCCTCGCGCCGCTTCCGCGTCGCCTCGTTCTTAGCCAAAAGTTCGCTTAAAGTCATACGACACCCTTCCTTTTCAGCTGATAAATAACCGCCTCGATCTTCTCGCTAATCCAAGCCTCAATCTCGCCGAAATTCTCCGTAATATAGGCTTGCATTTCATTGGTCAGCTGGCCCTCAATGATCGCCAATGCACGCCGCTTGGCTTCTTGCTGGGCAGCTTCGTCGAATTTGCCCTCGGCTTTCAACACCTCAACAAATTCTTGATAAATGCATTGGACCGCGTCGGTAACAATTAAGGTAATCCGCGTCACAAACCGCGCTAATTTTTTATCCTTAATTTTTTCATTCAAAAAACTCACCAGGGCGGCAGTAGCCCATGAACACAGACCCGTAACAATAATGCTCAGCCCTGTTAAAATAATATTTAATACTTCAGGATTCATAATCTCACGCTCCTTCTGAAAGTTTAACCTTCTTCAGGAATATTAACCACCTCATCTGTGGACAATACACCCTGATTCTCGCCATTATTAATATTAATATATGTAACGCCAGCGGCAAAAGTCGACGCATTGGTCATCGGTGTGTACGTAACATCACCGGAGGCACGCCAAATCAATTTGCGTAAATCGCAACGCGTCAACGAACCATTTGCACGCACAGCGTAAACTACCGGCGTTGCCCCGACCGCCAAACACTCCTCATCTACCACGAGAGACGTCACATCGGTATACCATTCCTCATTGGCAATGACTTCAATAATCCGCAGCAGCTTCCCGGCCGACGTATCACAGTCTTCAGCGGCCGAGGCTAAAGCCACACCGGACAAAGAAATAGTTTGATTCGAACTCATGTTCATCGCAAACTCTTGCGCGCCGTTTAACTAAAACCGGGGAATCTCAAAAGTAATGTGTCCTGCAGCTTTGCCGCGCGATGCTGCGCAGGCATCGCCCGCGAATATAGGCGCAGTAATAACTAAGAATAATTCTTCGGGAATGATCGAAGACGTGATCTCCGCAACTTTTGCACGAGAGTCAGCCGCCAGATACCGCACACAAAATTGCGTACCGTTAACAGCATCCACTGATATCTCATTAATGGGATTCTCGGACGCCACCGACTTCCAATCATCTTGCCCAGCCGGTGAATACCAAGCCATATAGGTGTCGCCATCGGCGCACGGCATAGGTATTTTGCGCATCTTCGGACTATCGCCCGGCTCCACAACCTTCACACTATAAGACCCGGGACCTAAAAGTTGAGGACAATAAATTTCCCAACTCTGCTGTCCCCACACGCCTGACTCGGTGTAATAGATAGTACAATCTTTATTATCTACCCTGCCGAAAAACTGGTATTGAGACGCGGAAAAGGTGAAGACAGACCCATCGACCGTTAATGTGACGCGCGACAATACATCTGCCGACTCACGATTAGACCAATATAGGGGGAACCGCTCCTGTTCAGACATCATGCCGAGCATTTCGCTATCTAAGACCCTCTCAGGACGGCAAATGGTGATTTTGCCATTGGCCGCCGTTAAGGTTTCCGTAATATAATCAGTCCCCTGTCCGTCATTTGCAAACCGCGCCCCGAGTTGAGCCTCTAAATACTCTCTCTTCCATAGTACGTCAGTCAGGGTCACGTCAACACTGGAATCATGATAAAAACTAAACTAAATAGGGGCACCCTCTCCGGCACGGATATCGTCTTTCGTGGTGCTAATATTCAAACCGGAATCTGTCAAGGTCTTGGAAACAAACGCTAACGTTAATTGACCATCGTCACCACGTCTGAACGCTTCAGCCTTACCAACAGATCCTAGGAAAAAATGCATTCCGCCACGTTTGGGCTAATGCGCCGGTGCCCAAATAGCATATATTTGTGCATTTACACCACGGGCGGTCTCACCAGGCCGATACGCGGTACCGCTATCATCGGCTGCCGTATTCCAATGCACAAAGATATAATTTGCACGCGACCAATCTTCAGGAACAGCATACCAATTTCGTCCAATGTCATCAATAAAATCTAATGGTATGTCTGCCAGGCCATCATGCACAAAATTTGCGGTTGCGCCACTACCATCATTTTTGTAATATGTTACTTGCCTCTGTCTTGCCATATTGAACTCTCCTTATTAAAAAATGTTGGTAGCCACCAGGTGCTATTCCAAAAAACTCTAATAATCATTAGGGCCTTTTGGAATAGCACCCGGTAAAATACCGGGTGCTATAAAAATTAATCCTAAGGTTTAGGCTTGAAGGCTGGACACTTAACGCAGTCAGTCAACACATATCTGTGTTGTTGTGAGCAATACCGCTAATAAGGGCAGACCTTCTTAGTTAATGCACACACCTAACGGCCTGGTGTACCAGCCTTCAAATGTTTACACATTTACTCAGGCAGCAACCGTAACAGTCTCGTCGGAGGCCAAGAACGCCTCGTTATCGCCCTTGTTGATGTTCAGGTAAATGGTTCCAGAAGTAAAGGTGTACGCAGCGGTCATGGCAGTGTAAGCGCCCGAACTCGAGGTGCGGTAAATCAGTTTGCTGTTGTCGCACAGAGTGAGCGAACCGTTCTGATGCAGCGCATAAACCACAGGCTTCTCACCAGCGGTGAGAGAATCCTCGTCAACGATGAGGGAGGTGACGTCAGTGTACCAGTCCTCATTCGAGATGACTTCGATGATCCGAAGCAGCTTACCCGCAGAGGTGTCGCAATCTTCCGCAGCGGCGGCAAGCGCCACGCCGGCAAGAGACATCGTCTGGTTGGAGCTCATGTTCATAGAGAACTCTTGAGCGCCATTGAGCTGGAATCTCGGAATTTCGAAGGTGATGTGTCCAGCGGCCTTTCCACGAGAAGCAGCGCAAGCGTCACCGGCGAAGATCGGAGCGGTGATGATGAGGAAGAGCTCTTCGGGAATGATGGTCGAGGTAATTTCGGCGACCTTCGCACGAGAATCAATCGCAAGATAACGAACACAATACTCGGTTCCATCGGCTCCGTCAACAGCCACCTCGGTAATGGCCGTATCAGCCGAATAAGACTTCCAATCGTCCTGGCCAGCGGGAGAATACCATACAATGTAGGCATCGCCGTCGGCACACTGCAGGGGCATCTTCTCGACCGTGTGGCCCAGAGTAAGCTTGCCGCTGGCGGCCGTAAGAGTCTCACTGATATAATCGGTGCCAGTACCGTCACTGGTGAAGCGAGCACCAAGCTGGGCCTCGAGATACTCTCTCTTCCAGAGAACATCCGTCAGGGTAACTTCGACACTGGAGTCATGGTAGAAACTGAACTGGATAGGAGCGCCCTCGCCAGCGCGAATGTCATCCTTGGTCGTGCTGATATTCAGACCGGAGTCAGTCAGAGTCTTAGAGACGAACGCGAGCGTCAGCTTGCCATCGTCGCCACGTCTGAACGCTTCAGCCTTACCAACAGATCCTAAAAAATACTTTGCCATATTTTTTATCTCCTTGAATAAGATATTTTTGATGTATGCTTATAAATTAGAAGCGGCTTCGGTGACACTGTCGGTGCTTCGATAGAAATCACCGTACATATCTTTATTGGGCTTGTAAATCCAATGCTCAATGGTTTGCCCCTTGGGCAAGGACACAAATCCACTCGAGACAGCCTGCTTCATAATTTTATAATTGATTAAATCGTCCACGGTGGCCAAGGCCATGGTGAACTTTCGGATCGTCATATCATAAATTTCAGCAAACGTATAATGAGTTGCAATAGAGAGACATACTACCTTCTTTTCAATAGAAGCATGTACATCATTCTTTTGCTGCTCTAAACGCATTCTTTCGTCATGGTCTCGTTTAATTTCGGGATCAACCCAAGAATCGTCCGCATAGTCGTAGAAATTTTGATATAAAACGATTTGGCGTAACTTATTAAAATCACGCCGATTAATAGTGTGCCCATCGATGACCAACGCATTCCTGTTTTGATCATCCTTGACGACTTTGATCATTTCGTCGAACTCTATCCCCTCACACTCTGGGCATTTTAATGAGGGTGGGGCTTCGCCTTCCTGTATCTCCCCGGCTATCACGCGCTAGATCGCGCGTGCAAATTCTAAAAACTATGGGTCACTATAGGCGATGAGGTGCCCACATTTTTTACACTTTAAACCGTTGGTGATGTGGAAAATTAGCTCGAAAATTTTATGTACGCGATATGACCATAATTGAGCTTCATCTTTATTTTCAAGCTGCATACGGCTCAAAAGATAATCAAGATGTGATACCGGGATACCCTTCGCATCCTCATTCTTGTTCAAGGTGAAACAAGAGGCGCAATGGGAAAACACCTCGAAGTCCCGTACCACAATTGGATAAATGGTCAAACCGCAGAATGGGATTGGCTTGTCTTCGCGGAAATACGAATACTCATACTCTCTAAGTAAATCAACAATATCCTTGGGTAATAAGCCATACTTATTATCCGGAACGCGTTCTAAGGATTCAGACATCACGCGGGCTCCAAATCAAACTCCAAAATCCGGGACCTCTGACATACCCGACATCGGAACGTTAAATAAGATCCGATGTCCATAAAAAGAACGCCCATCATAAACGGACATAGTAGCCGAACTACCAATGCTGCGTCCTTCGAGAAGTTTATGCGTATTGAACTACAGGTAACCAACACCGTCAATAAATAAACCGTTCAATTCGGCCAAAACGCATTTTAGCAAAACTGACTCGCGACTCTTATATTGAACCACAGGAGCGGTATCGCTCTCATAGTAATCATTTGGATTGGTGACACTGGGATGTGCTATAAAGTCACTCTCACCGGCAACCGTATTAATATGATTGTGTGTCGCAATTTCGACGACTAAACTTACCACGCTCTGTGTAGCATCCACGGGATAAATTCCTCCCAAATACAAACACAGTACCGAACACTCATCTTTGACGGCATCATCCGAGAACGGTTTGTAAAATACACGCTTATGCTGCATTTCACTGTTCTCCGTAGATGACGTGCTGCCCTCGACCAGCGCCACACGCTCATCGACCGTGGGAGTCTTCTTCCACAAAGCATCGCGTGAGGGGTACTTTAGTAGCTGCCATATCGTGTTTCCATACTTGGTCGTCGAGTGAATTAAATGCTCAATAATTTTGGCCTCAATAGCATCAATATTGATAAAACGATTAAAATTATTATATTGGTCATACTGATATAAACCCATATCCTTTTACCTCCCGTCAAGCATACTGACCCATCCCCAGTGACATAGTATATTCTAGATCGGCTCCTGTCGGAGAATCGGCAGCACTAACGCACCACCGTAAGATTAAATCTCCGCCTAGATATGCATGATGACGTTTCAAAGTGAACGTCGAGCCTTCCTGTGATACGGATAAGTATGATTCTATTGCGACTCCTTCTGGCAGATTTTCCAGTTCACATGTGAGTGTAAACGCTGCCGGTATCGCGCTGCCATCCGCCGCAATTAGCTGGGGCGTTAAAATCAGCGCGTCATTACCTAAGTAAGCTGGCACCGGGGTCAACCCAGCAAACCCGAGAGTATATACTGCGTCGGGCTCAATCGGCTTCACCACTACCGGAGAACCAGCGGTTTGCGCCGCAATACGATGTTCAAAATCATCTGCAGGGGAGGCTTCGGTAATTTCCAAATACAAACGAGTCAATCCCTGAGACTCTTGTACATGATTAGCAATAGAGGTGGTACTGCTATAAAAATCATGAATCGATTTAATTCGATAAACCTGTTTTCGCTCGGCACCATAGCCCAAAATAAATCGCTAATTCGTAAAATACTTGCGCGTATATGCGTTTGTTTGTACAATAGCGACTACGTCGGCATCAGCCTCGACAATCGTTTTCTCGTATAATAAACTAACCGATGATAAAAACTACGGCAGAATCACAGGTTCGTAATGATAGACGGACAATCCCGTTGCCGGATCAATCCAGCAACTACCCAGCAAACCATTGCACCGTTCTACAACTACCGCTGCAGTCATATTGGTAGAATTATCATTAACGGCAAGCCATACATTTCGATCAAGCGCATCTACGTCCTCGACACCATTTTGGCCGGTAAAGTTTCCAAACCGAAAACGACTGCCGACGCGAAAGCGCTTCTCTAAAATATCACGGAAAACTATTTTCTTCGAGTCATCTGAAATCGCAGTGCCCTTTTCTGAGCGAACGGACTATATGACTACCTCAATTGGTGAATATGTTTGCTGCCCCCAGGCATTCTCATATTCAATGTCCACACGGTTAGGACGATAGGGCCAATCAAAATCAACTTTTTCTTGTAACTCTTTTAAAAAATAATTCTCTGAATTATAATTCTTGGGAGTTTGTGACAAGATGTCGTAACGATTGGCGGCGTGAGTTGTGTTAATCACCTTACGCGCCATAGCTTGCCCTCCGTGCTCATCGTGGATCGTGGATCAAATGATCGACAATCCCCTTGGATTCCATAATCTGACGTTTAATCTACGCATGGGTCATACTTTTATAAGCTTCGTTATCATATAAGCCGTGTATTTTAATTAACACCTTGAGCAACTTGTTGTCGCACAATGTGTTAGCAGATGCTAGCTCGAACATAAAGCCGTAAAACCATAGACTAATATCTTCTTCGCCACGCTACTCTGCCTCAATCATGTACAGCAACTTAATTAACTAACTCCGCAGATTGATAAAGCACCCTTGCTCCTCGCCAGCAGAGAATCGAATTTTGGGGGTAGCAGAACCAGTATCAAGTTCATTTTCCAAAACTGGACCCTCCTCTCGGCGTCGACATGATTCTCCAAGTTAATTCAGACACCAATGTGTCCATGTCCTTATTCATCTGATTGCGCCACTCAACTTTTGCCCTCGCCGAATTTGCCGGAGAATACATCTTAAAATCTGTGTCCGTTAAAATATTGCGAACCTCTAAGACACGCCCCACTTCCTTGTCACCCCAGGCGGATAACAGAGCATAGGCCAAGATATTAATAACCTTGTCTAAAATCGCGCTCATTGGGAAATCGGGCCGTAAGCATCCAGAAAAATCTGATGTAAATGCTCCAGCATAGAACCAAGCAACAGACCACGTTTCATCAGCAGCGACTGCACGTTCAAAGGTCACCGAATTGTTCGTGGCGTCATAAGAGCCGCGTACTTTCTCGGTGCCGATACAATATGTGAAGCCTACGCCGACACCCTCGTTGGCAACTGCCTGTTCTAAGACATACGTTGCGGTGCCATCACCAGAATCGCTCTCCGTATAGCCCACAGGCTCTGCGCAAATGCACAGCTTGTCTGTGATAGCTGTCGGGGAAGTGAATTTGTTTTTACCAAGAATAAGAAAATCGAGCATATCTGCTTGGAAACCAGCCTGATCATTATAATACTTACGGTCAATGTCGGGGTCAGAAAACAAATTAAATGCTCGCTCGAAAATATCATAAAATTGTATCATATAACTCACCCCGCTCACACACCATTACATGGTGGTTGTATCGACCTTATATCTACCGCTGAGTTCGTCCTGCTCGCGCTTAAAGCCGCCATCGGTAAGACGGTTCAAAAGATCAACCTTTTCACGATTGCGATACGCGGCATCACCGTCTACAAATTTACGCTTATAGAAACACACAATGCTATCTTTCTGCGCCGGCAAATTTAGCCTGTTCCACAAACTTTCGAGTTGTGCAGCAGTCATTCGTCCAATTGATTCCAGAGTCTCGGCGTCCAAAGCTACTTCACGATCGGTACGCAGCCCCTTGGCAGAAGCCACGTCAGCGTTTCGGTATGATACGGTCAGAACACCGCGATCAAACCAACTACGATATTTACCGACCAGTTCGTCAAACTGTACACGAGACATCACAAATTCTTCGCCATACCTGGTGAAATGCAGCTCCATATTGCTGATCTTGGCATATCCCAAGCTATCAGAGCAATACACTACAGCCACATCACTGGTGGCTAGCGTCGGCGCCGGCGCCGGAGCAGGTGCCGCGGCGTTTTGCTGTGCAAGCGCAAGCTGCGCCTTCAATAATTCAATCTGTGCTTCTAATTCGGCCTTGGTGGGACCCTTTTTAGTAGCAGTAGTTTTAATATCATCTGACATAACTGAATCTCCTTGCATTCCTTTTAATCTTGATAGCCGTATTGCGGGGGTGGCCGAAGCCACACCCGCAATACGATCCTGTATTTAAGGTTTTAGGTCTAATCTAAAGATTAGAGAATGATGGTTCCGTACTTGGGTCCAACAACAGCGGCAACACCGACTCTGAGCTCGACAGAAATGCCATAGCGTCTGTCAGAGGTCTCATCAGGATTGAACGCCACAGAAATCTCGTCGCCTTCGAAGACGATCTTGACCGGACGAGCACCGCCGACCGGAATGAGATAAATTCTGTTGTCGGGAAGAGCCAGGGTGGCAGCACCGTTGGTCGTTCCAGGAACGAGAACATTGTTGATACCAATCAGCGGGACTCCGAGATACTGATCAAGGTATCCAACCTTGTTCATCTCTTCGCCAATCTGAACCTGGTAGTTACCGCCGAGCGAGCAGTTCGCAAGAGCGATGGCCGTACCAACAGCAACAACACTCATGCCGCCGTTCGCAGCAGAGACTCTCTCACGGAGAGTTCCGAAAAGCTGAACGGAAACACCATTGGTGGTGTAAGCAGCGCCGAAATCGGTGGTGGCCTGGGTCATACCCTTAACAGCCTTAAGGAAGATATAACCCATGAAGCTGCGGCCGATCTTAAGAGCAAAGTTGCCCATATCGAAAACGCCGGCAGCGAAAGGATACCAGTCAATGCAAGCATCGATGGTCACGGGGCTCGCATTGACGGTGATCTCATCGTCAAACATCGGCTGATCGACGCCCTTGCGGACACCCTCGGCCTTCTGGTTGACCTTGAAGAGATCATTCGACTCAATGATAAAGCGAGCAGTGTCGCCATATCCAACCTGATGAACCTCAGCGATGAACTTCGAGAAAGTATCGTTGACAACTTCAGGAACGATGGCATTAACAACCTGGGCGATGACAGCGTTAAAGTTGTCACGAACAGTGCTGTTGTTCTTGACCATCGGACGGTTGTAAATAGCAAGGCCTTCGGCCTCAAAATCGGCCTCGTAACGAGTTCCCTCGACGGCCTTCTTTCCCATAGCTTTTACGAGCTCAGTATTCTTAGCTTCGTAGTCGGAGCCCTTCTTGCCTTCATAGCAGCTTCTCGCAAGATCGAGAGTGCAATCAACAAGGGAATTGAAGGACTCGTCAGCAGTCTTGGTGTAAGCAAAATACTTTTCCATAATTACTGATCCTCCTTCTTATTAGAGCTGGACAACTTCGCAGAGATAGATCTTGCCATTGACTTTCATGCCTTGGTTGAGATCGTTCTCGACGAGAACCTTGATGGCGTAACCACTCGCAGGGAGTTCGTCATCCGGGGTGTGCGTGAACTTGCTAGCGGTAGCCACAGCATACTCGCCAACAACAGGAGTGGACTCAAAGTTGTCCGCGCCGAGCCAGAACTTGTCATGAAGAGCAAGTCTGCGCACGCGCATAATTCTGCCAGCCGGAACAGTCAGGCCAACGAGCTTAATGCCCTCTTTGTAGACGTTCCCAGCAATCTCGCCCTCGGAAATACCGGCGTAGTCAACAATAACGACTTCGTCGGTAGCAGCCGCAGGCGCAGCAGCTTCATAAGTATCATATTCAACGCCATTGGCGTCGTAGGTGGTGTCAGCCACCAGGTCGCCGAGGGTTACAAGCGCTCCATCCGGAACGGCAACCTCAGCTATAGCATTGGCAAGATAGGAATCGGCGACGCCAGACAGCATCTTGCCTCTCTTAAAAACATTTGCCATATCAATGTCTCCTTTTAAAATTAGAGTGATATTTAAATATGTATATTAACATGCGCTACTGATGCCTGATCGGCTTCGGCGTACCAACCAAGAACTCGTGGGCACATTAACACTCACACATAATAAATACAATTATTTGCCGACATACTCGTGCAATGCCGACCAATGGTCAACAGTGCTAGCGGGTTTAGATCCGCCCTTCTGCCAAGCACCAGCATCCGGTGCCGTCACAGGGCCCGAGAATGTCGCGGTTTCAGTAGCAGCTGCAACAGGCTCACGATGCTCAAAAACATACAGGGCGACGGCGGTACGCAACGCATCGAGATCTCCGATCTCGTGGTTATCGCACTGCGCCTGGAAGTTTTTGACCACGTCTGACTCCAAATTTGCTGTGCTTAAGAAAGCCGCAGCACGAATCGTGAACAGTTCGTGCTCTAGGGCTGCGATTCTCTCCGTGGCCTCGGCATATTGTATAGCCAGCGCCTTATACTCATCAGTTTCTTTAATATCTATAGGCTCGATTACAGGTGCCGGCTCTGCGGACGCCTCTTCGGCCTCGTGTTTACATGCCTTGCATTCTGTCTCTGGATCTTCATCCTCATCAGCCCCCTCTTCAGCGGGCTCATCTTCATCCGACCCCTCCTCAGACAATTTGCACTCATCTTCCGGACACTCGGCATCATTACCGGCCTCGTTTTTGCACTCGTCGACAGACGGCGCAGCGCCATCTTCCATTTTACATTCCTCAGCAGGAGCAGCTTCGTTCTTGCACTCCTCATCCGGAGCCGGGGCTTTTTCACACTCACAAGGATTCTTGCCACACTCGGGGCAAACCTCATTTTCCGGCTGATCAGAAGCGTCTTCGAAAGCGGCGACCTCAGACTCTGAGATTTGATCTTTCTTCTCCACCTGGTTTTCCTCCTTTTGTTCAGCCGCGGGTCCATCCAATTTGGCATACGCCAAGCGAAGTGTCTCTGCCTGATGCGCATATATCTCACGCCCCATTACATCGACCACAGAAAGCTCTGCGTTCTCAATCCCAGGTTCTACCGGAACACCATTCCGAGAGCCTAAAATCGTTACCCCGACCAAATTAAAATCATTAATCTTCATAACACCATTGGGTAACATCTCGTAATCCAAGATATCGACCTCAACAGATATATTTTTTGTCGTGCCTCCGCGCTTTTGTGCACGCTTGGCATCTTTAATTAACCGTTTAACCTGTTTAAAGCTATATTGAGTCCACAGCGCGCAAGTGAAAGTGATCCAAGATAATCCATCCTTGTCCTGAACGATGCTCACGGTATCGGACTCCCGAACAATGCCTAAAATGCGCTCGCCCTTCTGACCCAGGGTGTCCCAATAGTCCAACTCTGTCTCAGAGTCGTGCCCCCAGGTGCCGTTGTGACTCACGAAGTCGTCGTTTTCAAAATAGCCCAAAATAGGCTTGTTTACAAATGTCGGCAACGCTTTGGCCATCGCCTCTGGCGTAAACCATGAATTGTTACGATTAGGATTGGCACTGCTAATCGCACGCATTGACAGTTCCAAGAAGTCTTTTTGCAGCAATTGACGAATGTCAATTTGACTAGCGTCCACTTCGAGGAACATCTTAGTGTTTTTATTCATTATCTTGTCCTCCCGAAGCGTCCGGATATAATACCAAAAACCAACCTGGCAGTTTTTCCCCGCGAGATTTTACCCAACCTTTAAAAATTTCCGACATAAAGGCATCTCCGTGCAGGGTTACAAAATAATACTCGGCCAATTTATAAATATCAGCCGCATTTAATGGGTGATTATCAATTAAGGCCAAAAGCTGTGCACGACAGCTACCGAGCTCCAAATCATTTAATTTATTATTAATCTCATTAAACTTAATGGTGAGATCGTCATTCAGCTTTGTAAATTTGGCCTCAGTATCATTACCAATTTTGGTAATCTACGCAGTAATTTTCTGATCCATTGTGTCCATTTTGGTGCCCAGCTCTTCCAGCTTATCGGTTTTATTGTCTTTTCTGGTAATTAGAAACTAAATAAAGCCAAATAAGGCCGTGGAGCCAACGCACCCAAGCACAATCGCAAGAATAACCTAACCAATTTCCATAATTATCCCCCTATACCCACGTTACGAGTTCAGGGGTATAAAATGGGTATAATCTAGAATGTGTATGTTAAAATCCTTGGCGTCTAATACTTCCGCCGCATTAATCCACTCTTCTGCTTGTTTCACATACGGCTTAAGAATCGTTAAAAACTCTTCACCAAAGATCCTAACCTCGTCATCCCCATCCATGTCTGCCGCATCAATCAAATTCCTTGTCGCCTATCGTAGTTCTAACAAGGTGTTTAGCATTACTGTAAAGATCTCTTTTAGGTCTTGGTAATCAGTATCATAGCCACCTATAGCACGGCGCACCGGACGTGCAGACAGCTGGATCATCTCCTCTGTAATTAAATCCGCCCACTCCGGCATCACATGTGCCACGTGTAAATGTACGACCTTACTAATATTGGCATAATAATGGTAGTCCAGATTATATGCCAAATTATCAAACACCGCATTTGCATTGAAACACATAGCGGTGAGTGCATTAAGGCGATCGTACGACTCTTCGCTCATCCTCATAACTTTGCTTTACCCCCATGCGTTATTCGCGATTTTCAGCGGTGTTAGTCCCACTGGCCTTCGAAGCCGCCGTCGCGTCATTTTCTACATTACCGTCTGGGATAGCTGGACGGCCCACCGGATTCTAGCTGCCGGTGTCAGTCTGCTCTTTCTGCCCCAGGGCGGCAGATTTAATCTGCGTATAAGTAGAAAAATCTTTATAAAAATCTAGGTCTTGTAAATATTCTACAATCGCTTTTGTATCGCGCATTGAAATGCCCTCTGCTGACATCAGTTTAGGCAACAATGCGATATTACCATTGGAAACAATTTCTTTTAAATATTTCTTCTCGTCATCGTGGTTAAAAATATCGCCCCAGATCCGGATACGCCATTCGTATTTAAAACCGAGCTTGTGCCGTAAAATAAAGTTTAACACCTATTCAAACTGCAAAGTCACGTATCTTTGCTGCGAGGCGGCCAACTGCTTGGCTACAACAACTTGTGCTACATTGGGTTTCTCCGTGGCAATAGTCAAGCCACCTTCCCCGGCCGACTCCAAAAAGTTACTCGTGGCAGTGCTAATAATATCAGAGGAGTTAACGTCGGCTGACAATTGTTGTAATTTAATGTTCTTCGCGGGCCACATCCACGCCTCAACATTCGTCGAGGTTGCCTCATTAAATTGCTGCATATACCCCTGAATGACTTCAGGACTGAACACCGACTCGTTTTTCCCCGCCCGGGGCTACGGAATCGTTTCAATCTCCCCCGTCAATACGGCGGTTAATGGCGTACTAGCAATTAGTCCCGCTAATTGACCATAATCGGTCAGCTCCTATAACTTCAGCATTAGCCCCATCGTATCCGGTGCTACCCAAGGATGCGAGTTATCGCTTCCAAACGTGTAGCAAAGATCGTATGGCATTCTCAACCAAAACATATAGTTTTGTTGCCGCCCACGACGAACGCTTTCAATCGTACTACGATAATCATCGCCTGCGTAATGAAAAACATAATTTGCTGCGACTTCCAGATTCAGCTCATACTTACCGCTCGTGTCTGAAACAACCACACCGTTCTCCACAATATCATGCCATGCCGCTTCCATAAACTCGCCAAAATCACTAGGTGAATTAGCAATGTTTAGGAAATACATCATGTCAAATGATATTGTGAACCCCAATTGACCCTTGCCGGTAATTTTAATCCAGTCTGTGGGCATTTTTTGCAGAGCACAGAAAGCCGTTGTTTTAGTTTTCCCTTGCCCAGAAAACTTATTACGCAATAAATAACTGGATTTGCCCTCGCGCTTCACCTCTAATGCAATCGTCTTGCAAGTCAGAGGGACGTTGAATGTTTCTAACCAGTTTTGTACTAGTGCATCTTCATCACGAAAATCGCCCCTGCTATAGGCGTCCTTGTGCAACTCAGGAAGAATAAAGTAATTATACTCTGGTATGTCACAAGCACGCCGCAATATATTATAATATATTTGCTGTGAACTAGAATTGGCCCAGCCTAAGCTGCGTAATTCTTTTTCGTGATTGCCGGGATCCGCCAGGAAATCTCCAATATTGGCCTTGCTGTAAGTTTTAGCACGCGTATAGAGCTCCTTAATACGTTGGTTTTGCAAAAATGGATTTAATTTATTCCACTTCGCCGCGACCGTCCCAATACCGGGCGCTCCATTGAAAGCTGCTATTTTTTGAAACGTATTACGCCAACGCCGGGTAAGGTCGTCAATCGATATATACTCTTCGGAATTTGGATTCGACGAATCCGTCATATCCAAGCGCTCTTGCGTTGTTTCATTGACCGGCACATCTTCTTGTGGATGTCTGGGACGGCCAAGTTTCTTGTCAGGTTCTTTATTATCTTTCACTGTGTTTTCTCGGCCTCCTCGTTACTGTTAGCCAGCATTGTGTTTTGAAATGCCTCTAACTCTTTATCTAATAAATCAAGCCCATGTGCCACCCGGTGAAATACCGCTTGACTTTGCTGCTCGTAGCAATGATAATTAATAGCGACCAGTTTATCGGTTAACCAGCCATTTATATACTCATTTTCGCGCGGCTAATAATCTTTATCGTAAGTAAATACTACGAAGTTATGATATCCTGCCCGTGCAATTAATGACTTAATTCTCGCTTCAGCAACCTTTGGATCATCCACATTAGCAAAAAACAACGTGCCATTTTCAAATAAAAAATCGCCCATTTTGCTCAGGCCTTGCAGCAAGGCGCTAAATTTACCCCGCGGATCATTAAAATCCGCTACAATTTTACAGCATATCATAACTATACTTCCTTTTACTTCGATCTAAAGGGAGAGTGCCCCTAAAAAGGACTCATGCGCACTGTTGAACGCTGAGGGCGTGCACGCATCGCATTAGTCCAAGCATCATTTGCACCATTGTGCGTATCAGGATGTGCGCCAAAGAAAACCCCATAATCTAGGACGGCCCCATCCCCGAACTCTGCTGCATCGCGCAGATTCTTAATTTCCCAACAACATAACACGAAACAATAATTGCGGTCATCGTGCATTTTATTGCGCTTTTCGGGAGGCAACTAATATGTTATCGCCCCCGTGGTCGGCGACTTACTGCGTACCATAGCCACAATCTCTTCTTTCATGAGGTCCATTTGAATAAGTGACGCCTGTTCTGCCTTCGAGAGTTTGCGCTCACTACCGTCATCAAAAACCAACACGTCATGCTTAGGACATGCCGGAGGAAATTTTATGGCCCCCTGGGGCACTAACAGTTTTGCTGCCTCAAATAACGCGTTGCGATATTTACGCGGCTCTACCATCTTCAGTGCGCCCTTAATAGCGTGCGGATAGGATTCTGCCCAACGCACACTATATTCATTATTTTCATCAAAAATACCAGGATGCGTCCGCCCTTGTTTATCAGTCCAGTCTTTCGCCAACTCTTGGCAAATACTCGAAGCCTGTCCACCAGATCCGGCATCCAACAGAATGGTGACGTTATCATATGGAACCGCCGAATCGCGCCCATTATATTCCCATAACATTTCACGCAAACGACCAACTTGTTCATCGATACGCATGGGACGCTTGGAGCCGTCTCCGTAGGTGACGACCAGGTTTTCCATGTGTGCACAACGCCCACAGACGCGCGACTCGTCATTGAGAAAGATATCCATGACCAATACCGGGGCGTTATCCACCTTACTGGCGGGGTCATAAGATATCAGATATTTATGTTTAGTGCCGCCCCAAATTGTAGCCGGCACAAAAACTTCGGTATTAGAAAATATATCAGATCGCGAAACCACGCAATCTTCCAAGTTAAAGCTATCAAAGATATTGTAATATTCCCTGTTGGCCGCAATCTCGTTTTCACGCATTTTACGATCAATTTCTACCTGGGATAATAATGGCGTCACCGGGATACCATTAACTGTTGGCGCTTTGGGTATCTCACAGCTAATATCCGCCACAAAATACCGATTATTGCCCGCCAACATCTATTTTGTACCCTCGCGATATTTACCGTAGAAATACGAACTCGTATCTGAAGCAGAGCCAATATAAAGACGAATATTGGGAATATCGGGAGGATATACCTCGGAGTCAAAATTGCTACCCAGCTTAAACGAAGCGTCCTGGGACATATAAGGTTCAGATATATCGAATGTTTGTGCCGAAATAAACCCGGCCTCATCATAAACGTTAACATTAGATCGGCGTCCACGCGCAGATCGCGATGCGCCGGCAATTGCATTGATTTTAGACCCATTCAAAAGTTCACAATGGTTCCCCGTCTTAAAATCATGCGTAAAACCATCGGAATCGCTTTTGGTTTTCTTAAGTTCGTCAATAAAGACGGTGTTGGTCTCAACAATTGTCTTGATATTATTCGTCGCGATATCTTCCATTTTTTTGAAAGTATCGTTAGACGTTTGCCAGTTCTCTGAAATAATCTATGTCTACAACTTAGGGAATAGTAAACTCCGGGCTTGGACAAAAATGCCAACCAAAAAAGATTTGCCGGCGTTTCGAGAACACGCCCAAACGACATATTCTTTAGTCCAGGATTCAGAGATCAACCATCGTTGATAGTCCATTAAGGTGATGCCAAAAATTTTTTCAATAAAACCCACGGGGTTGCGACGCCCCCACTGAATAAGCTAAATATATTTAGACATCGCAGCATAGTCTTTGGATGTGACATTGTTCGATATCTTGTTTTTATATACGCTAATCATGATTACTCCGGATTATACAGATGATACTCACGATCAATAAAGGCCTCGATCTCTTTTTCTGAGATGCCCTTCTTTCTGTAATCACGAGCCAGCTCATCTAACAATTTTTGCTTTTTTATTTTCTCTTTGGCCAAACGCAGGGCCTCGATCGCCTCACGCGCTTTCATCTACGCCTCACGCACTATTTTAGATTGCTGGCTAAGAATATCAGCATAATCAGTCTTCGACAAGCCCACCTGATTTAACTGTGCCTTAAAGCTAATATTGGCCACCTCTTCGATGGCCCTAGATGTCGCAATATCGTAAAAATTCACAATGCCTTCATCGATCCCGTAGTCATTGACCCGATTCATAACGTCCGAAAGCATGCCGTGGCCCGAGGTTCCAATCCCTTTTACCGTAAAATTATTCTTTTCGGCAGTCTGGTTGATAGAATCCTGTAAAGTCTTTGACACCTTAATTAACTGATCTAGAGCCTTCTGTGTCTCGTCGTCCATTTGCCCGGCTTTCATGATTTCGTTAATCTTTCTCTGATACTTGTCAAGGTTATTATAACTACGCACAATCGCCAATGCCGCCTTGGCTTTGGCAACGTCTTTGCGCATACCTTCTGTGAGCATGCCTGTCATGTCACGATATAGCTATGGCTTATCCTCAATATCATCGTCCTTAAAGGGATCGTAGGCTAAAATTTCCATGACCGCCATACGATTCTTGGCCGTATCTTCGTCTAGCTCACCAAGCGCACGGCGCTCAGAATAAATTTGCTCAAAATTCTCCCGCTGCAGCTAAGAGAAAAAATCATGTCCCCGCAGAGCGTCGTCCTCGTTAATTAGCTTTTGGTAAATTTCAACGGGGTCGCTTACCTCTTCTCCTTCTCCGGCTGCAATTAGCGCCCGCCGAGCCAGCAGGTGATCGTAGACAATATTGTGCAAAAAGCAATATTTAAACATTGCCTCGTCATCTGACCCAGCGCACTCAGCTTTAATATCCGAATACGAAAGCAGCCCCGGTTCAACAGGGCTGCTAATATTATCATTATCGACGACCGTATCGTCGGCACTTTTGTACTCTTGTTCCTCCATGTTCTCTCCTTTACGGCCGTCGTCAAAATTTAACAGTGTTCGAGGTTGATACTGTGTGTCACAATATTATCGCCGTCCAACACGATTAAGCTTTGACTGGGCTTACCAAACAACCGTTTGCTGAAGCTATACTGGTCAACTCCAACAACACTTCCGTTTACAAACACCTTGCAACCGTGGAACGTTTTTAGCTTCTCGTTATGATAGTGGCCCACAAAAATATAGTCCACCAATTTTCCAACATAGGCCGATAAGTTCTGAGCAATGGACTGCAAAGAATCATGATGCCCATGTACAAAAACTCCGGTTTTGCCATTTATAAACTCAATCAGACCAATTTCTTGATCCAGTATGTTATCCACAAATTGTATCTGCGTGTCTCTCAAGCGCTCTTTGAGGTAAAAAGTGACCAGCTTACTGTAATTCTCCGATTCTACGGACTCCTGTAAATTGGCGACTGCCCGCGAGTGGTTATCAGTTACTGCATAATAACGAACGTCCGGAGCTGCAGCTTGCAAACCATTTAATGCGTCCGCCATAATTTCAGAGGCCAGCATAATTTGCTGAATCACATCCATCTCTCGCTCCAGTCGAGCGTTCGTATGAATATTCCCGGCGATATAGTCTCCGAGACCCAACACATGTAGTGTAGACACCTGCTCACGTTGACAATAACGGACGGCATCTTCCACAACTTTACGAATGCGCTTCCGTGCGACCTGTACGTTATAGCGATTATAATGATTATCAATCTCAACACCGATGTGCAGATCAGATAACATTAATACCGCCTCAACAGGTCCATCTGTGACTGTCCCTGAATAAGTTACCTCCGGCAGCTGACTCAGATCAACCACACACTCTTTCATTAGATCCCGAAAAGCCTCTACCCTGGCACTCTCGCGCAAAACACGGCGATAGGCATTCAACGAATCCCGGGTTTTAACCTGCTGTTTATACAGGTTCTGTTTTAGCTCTTCGGTCTTATCCTGGAATTCTGCAAAAGTAAGACCATCTATATTTTGTCCGGACAACATTTTGTCGTTGTGGATAATGTCTGATTTGGAATATCTCCGATTTTTGATCCACTGCCGAAATGTATCGCCTTTTGTCATAACGTCGCCATTATGATCCAGCGGTTTTAAGATCGACACCAATTTATCCCAGCCACCGATCTCTCGTTTCTGAGAATTATCTAATTCAATGAACGCGCTGCCGATGTTATACATCTCATCTTCAGTATAACGGCCGTCCTCGCGAGCATCGACATTAATGCTATCCACTAACGCCCAAAATTCAGCTGTAGTCATCTATTATCTCCTTTTTACCTTTACTATCCTTAACGAAACCTTTTACGGCTCATGGGAGCGCGCATATATAGATTTTTCTCTTACTCCCCTATCATATATTTAGTAATGTGCTTTTTCCTGTCGCCTCAGCGCATTTTTGCTTGGACGCACGTTTTGCTGCCCGGCGATGTATCTGATAACATGTGGGGCATAGTTGGCGCTTGGTTTTAGAGTTCACTTCAAACGCTGCGCCGCAACATGCACAAGTCCGCGAAGGCGCAGTAATCAACGACAGGAAACCCCCGACTTCAGTTAAAGAGTTTGCCTGATAACACACAGAGCCAGTCTCGGCTAAAAAAGCGGGCTTATATGTAGCCACCGGCAAGTCTTTTGTACCCGGGCTGTCTAAAATAACTCGGTCAGGTAAAGTGTGGGCACTCTTCCAAATCTGCTCTTGACAATGATGATCTCCGCCATAAACTGCCGAGCGACGCTCGGTCTGACGCAGGCACCAGTTTATCACAGTCGAAGTTTTGGGAACCCGTGCATTTAACTGAACAGCAAATTTATAATAAAATAACAATGCTCCCCAGTATTGCCGGATCCAACGCGGCACTGGCAGCGAATTAAGATATTCTAACTCACTCGTAAAAATCGCAATAGGTTTTAAGTGGTGCACGCAATCCACGCCAGCATACGTTGTAAAGGCCTGATACCAGATCGCGGTAAAAGTGAGGCGCTGTGCATTAGGATCGTTCGCAAAAGTCGCGGCGGTGCCATTTACTAAACTCGTCCAAATTGCATAACAATCTTCCAGAGACAAACTGTGTACCAAATGCAGATACCGTATAAATACCGCTTCCTGTTTGCGATACTATTTGTTATCAGATGGGTCATCACGTACTAAAGCGCGCGTTTCATATATCCGTGAACAAAGTTCTGCCCAATCTAAAATCACAATAAATACCTCCGGATATTAAATACCAGTCTTATTATATTGGGGTGTGCGATAATTGTCACCCCTATCTTTTCACATACAAAAATCACCCGCAAATGGCCACACCCCAATATAATACCATCGAGCATTATTTGGTGGTCCAAATTTGCCCGGGGTCTATATTTTTATAGATTCATGAGAGAATCATTGTAGAATCATTAGAGATTCATTAGAGAATCATTAAACAGAGATTCCTATTAAGATTCATATATATATTAGAATCATATTAAGATTCATATTGTTATTAGAATAAATCTAAGGAGCAAGAGCATGCCTATATGGAAAGACATTCCTGGATTCGAAGGAAGATATCAAATCAACGATGCCGGGGTAGTTAAATACCTAGCCACTGGTCAATATTTGAAACCTATCATCGGGGACCACGGCAATCCGATCTTGTGCTTGCATGCCGCCCCTGGAACTCATACGGGCACATGGGTGAAGATTCATCAGTTGGTTGCACAACTCTTCGTGAATAATCCAGATCCACAGCATTATCATTGCGTATTCCGTCGAGATGGCAATAAAAACAATAACGCTGCTAATAATTTATACTGGGGAGAGTATAAAACTAATCTTTCCAAGAAACAACGGGGGTGAAAATATACCCGATATCGATCGCGTATAGTAATATAAAAGTTGATATTATGACACAATCCCAATATAATATATTTGGTGGTAACCAGAATTAATCCACCATCTTTCGCAGAAAATTTTATACTTCAAAAGGGAGACAAAATATTAAATCTTGCTATGGCTAAACCACATATGGACAATTTAAATACTTATGCCAATACAAATTATGATTAGATGTTCAAAGACCGTCTAATTCATGTTAGTATTGTATCCCCGGAGGGGCGTTGTATGCGAGCGCTGGGATCCTCTAACCCGGCCCAGAATTGCGCTTATCGTATAATTTTAGGAAAATACAATTTAGATAGTTGCAATCCGGGATGCCACACATATTTTTGCACGCTATCTGAGCTGCCTGAGATCCTAGAATGTATTTTGGCGATCACAGACAATATGTCAGAACTTGACGTACTTACACAAACGGAATACGACGTTGTGGCACTAGACGCCGCTGAAAATTCGCAAATCCCCACTAGTACCGTGATACGATATTTTTAAAAATGGATACTATGAACAATGAACTAGAGTATATCCCGTATTTCTTTGCCACGGCGTCGCAAGTTAAATATTACGATCCCGAACTCCAGGCATACGCCGGAGGGCTGGCACTCGGCGAACAACTGGTAAAAGGCCCCACGGGTGAAACAGTGGACATTAACGAATACACTCGAATAATTGCCGAGCAATGTGCCATTCCACGCGATGACGTTGTCATTACGTTAGCATGGAATAATATTTCGGCAGCAATTTTATGGTGAGGTATCATATGGGAACCAATTTTTTCTTTTCAACTAAACATAAGGAGATCACGCACATGTTTTCAGCTGCGGAATACGAGCTTGCTGAAAGGCCGGACCTCCATTATGAAATTCATTTAGCCAAAACAAGCGCTGGCTGGTTGCCCCTGTTTGAAGAACACACTCTCTTACATTCGGTAGCCGATATGAAAAAATTTTATGATGTTTTTGCTCCAAAAATCACGATCATCGATGAATATGGGCAAACATATACTTGGAATGAATTCGAAGAACGCGTTTTAAAATTTAATGGCGGAGTCGCTGGTGCAATGGCTAAAATCCCTATTGTTAACGACCCGGACGACAAGTGGTATGATCCGCGCTTGCCAGAATATGGCCCCATTAGCCACTTTGAGTATAGGATGACGTTCGATGAACGGCAAACGTTTTTTAAGGATCCTGAAGGCTATGAATTTTGTTCCAAATCATTTCGATAAAAAGGGGGAGCTACAAAATGTTGGGACAACCTAAATATACTTACGGAGATATCGTACAATTTAAAGTGTCTTTTGCCGTCGATCAGCCTCCGGTCATCAAAACGGGCGAAATCATTATTATTGATCGTTGGGGTACCTGGGACCAGGACCAAGATGTCTCATATGATATCATGGTCCCAGATGATGGCGAGCACGGCACATTATATAAGCATTTCATCGAAAGCAGCATTATTAAAAAAATAGATGCGGTCCCTCAACCAGAGGCGCGCAATGACTAATTTACAGTGGATCCGCACCTGCTCGGCGGAACAACTTGGCGAGTGGCTTGATACGGTCAGTGAGCGATTTGACGATGTACCGTGGCTTAAATGGTGGAATACAACATATTGTGAAAATTGTCCAGCAGTCACCGCCCGGTATGGTGAAGAACAAAAATATTTAGATTTTGCGTATTGCGAATTGAACCACCATTGCAAGTTCTTCCCAGAAATTGCCGATACACCACCCACTACATTTATGTTAAAACTTTGGTTACAACAGGAGCATAAGGATGAGAAAACACGGCTATAAAACTGAAACAAAGCCAGCAACGCCAAAGTATGATTTTGAAGCGGTGCAAAAGCAGCTGGATGCTTTAGCTGTACGTATTCAAGAACTACGCCAGGAATGTGAAGAAACCAGGAAAGAATTAGAAAAAATCCGTACATTTGACCGGATTATACCCGTAATCGAATCGCCTGTAATTTTAGAAAACGAAGATCCCTGTGCCGGCTGTCTTAGTAAACCCAAGGGGGATCAAATTCAGATTGGCGATTCGCCATGTCAATGGTGCTCGAACAACCCCTGGAAAATTACATGCAGCACGCTCACCACAACACCGTCAACACATTACAGCCACGGCGAACTGGTACAATTAGCCGCAATGCATGAACATGGCGAAGAGGAGGAAAACCATGGGATTTGAATGCGTATTGTCGTTTATACCAATTATCAACACCTCGTTCACGCCAGCACAGACTTTGGCCATGTATTTATATGCCGAATATGAGCATCAGCTGGAGGATGACTGGCATCAAACACAAATTGCTAACGGTTACACTTTTGAATTTGATGCTTGCGATCATGCAGCAATGCAATATCTGACATGCGACGATCATGTCTTGGATGCTTATCTCCGGCGATTTCAGCAGGCCAACGGACGCGATCCGGGCTTAATCGATTTCTGGTGTAGTATTGGCAGGCGTTTTCATTCATCAATTTTGGAGTACGCTACCCCGGTTTTCCCTGAAAAAACGAGATCCGATGACTATTATTATCTTACCAAAGAAAATTTAGTCAAATTATATCAATATTGGTGTAAGTGGTTGGAAGACCACCCAATTTTGCCGGTAGCTAAATTGGATGCTTATTATTATGACTCGTCAGACAAAAAGACAGTTTTTACAGCCGACGGAGCGTATGTGTTCCTAAACAACGATGCGCTGGGGCACGTAGAATTTGACGTGGATGCAGATGACTCCTCGCCATTATTGTACGACACCTCGGGCGACCCCCTCTATCGCGGAGCGATCGAACGCTTGGCAGCCGCGCTCCAACGTGCCATCGACTTAGCGGATTCAAATTTGATTATATATTGCGGTGGGGATTAACCACCGCATAAGCCCCCTAAGAAAGGATCGGAATGGTAGTACAAAACCTATACCGAATTTTCAAATTACCTGCTTCATTAATTGTCAAAAACGACTGCAATTTATCATCGCCAAATTTATATAACCGTCTTCGGGATGACAGCATTGTCAACATTGGCACCGATGAGTTCCGGATCGGCGATCTGGTTGTATCAATCGGTGATAATTTGGTGCTGCAGTAGCTACGCTATCTACACAATGATCATCGTGATCACAAAGAGATTTTCAGCTACGTCTCTAAATTGCGCAGCAACGCTCGTCTGTACAAGAAGCAGGGGCAATACCGGGAAGCACATGTGCTAGAACAGCGTATCTCGGAGGTGCTGTTCGTTAAAGACATCATTAATGTCGTTGTGGATGGCAAAAAAACAGATTTTCACAAGTTTCGGACCACAGGTTTCGTGGTGAATGGCGTCCGATATATTTACCTATGCAGCGGTAGCGGACAAATTCGGAGAAATACGGCCACTTTTGTTAACGAGGCCTATCGTGAGACATTGGTTCATATCTTAAATTGCGGTCTCGAGACTAAGACATCTGAATTTGTTTTAGCTAAATATAGCGCATATTTTGCCCTCGCTTTTTCTTCCATTCTTTGGGTGCGCACGCCGCGAGTATGTATTATCAAAGACTTCTTCCACACTCTGCCCAAAGAACCCGTAGATTTTATTTCCCATGACGACCAGGGCAAAGCTTTTATTACTGAGCGCCGGATGGATCTAGAACTAAACTGTGCTGACGGCCAGGGATTAATCGACCCGGAGTTTGCGAAACTTTGGGCGCAAGATATGTGCTTGAGTTACACACCATGCTCCTTTGTGGCGCGCTCATGCTTCATCAAGGGCAATCTTGCAACCTTTGATTTTCGCGAGTTTGCGCACGCCCACAATATTTCCACCATTAAAGATCGATGGGGAGTAGAATATAATATCGACGATATCGACGTTCTGCTCTCTGAATCGCAGTTCAAAACCGCGAAATATTATAATAGCTGGGCTGAGTATTGCTCATATGCACAACGCGGAAACATACACTGGGGTGTAGCGCGCTATAACAAACGCCACGACGACGAGTGCGTTCTGGCCAATTATCAGTATATACAAGCGTTGTCATTAACCACTGAAGATATTAACGGTCTGATACAGCCAACAATTACGTGGTTGCAAGACATTTGTTCGGGCGACCCACTAGCTGCTATGCTGTTCACTTTTGGGCACAAGTCCTCGGGGGTGCAATTTAACTCTCTATATTCTAGTGCGCAGACGCCGATTACTAAGGCCCTTATAAAAAACATTGACTTCTTGAACGACTCATACGTGCAATCCAAGTTATACTCCAATTTAGTCGAGACTATTGATCATGCAAAGATTGGCAAGGTGTGGATACACGGTAATTACCAGTTCATGATTTCTGATCCGGTGGCGCAATGCCAGGCCGCGCTTGGTTTGCCCTCTGATGGCCTGCTACAGCGCGATGAGATCTGGTCTCGATTCTGGACAGAGCGTAACGTGCACACCGTGGATCTGTGCCGTAGCCCAATGATAGACGTGCATGAACACAATCCGTGCACAGTGCATTATTCCGACGAGGCGGCGTATTGGTATAGATATTTAACCAGTGGCATCATCTTCTCCACGCACGATACCGGCACATTCCGGGCCGAGGATGCGGATTTTGATGGGGACATTGTCTTGTCAACAGACAATGAGTATTTTATTAAGGGCGCACATAAAGACCACAATATTATTACCTATGAAAAAGGCCTGGCGGTTCCTGCTAAAATGACCATCCCCAATATTACTCAGACGGTTTCTAAAGGTTTTGGTACTGGCGTAGGGGGATTTTCAAATACCGCCACAATCCTGTATTCCATGGCAGCCCTATTTGACAAACCCGGACACGAAGATCAGTACAATGAGATCATGCTGCGTATTAAACTGCTCCGCGAAATTGTGGGCCAGGAGATCGACCGTATCAAGGGAGCAGACAAGCCCTCTTTGCCTCGTGAGTGGAAAACCCCGGAAAAGATTCTACCTACTGATTCACAAGACGAAATTATTCGTAAAATGCGAACCAATGCAATGGTTGTGCGTAAAAAGCCATACTTTTTCCGCTACATCTATCCCGAGTTGAACCAGCGGTTTAAGGAATTTGAATTCTCATATAACCAGGTAAGCCGTGATACTTTTGGTATCAAATTTAAAAAACTGTTAACCAAGCAGGACAAGACCGAAGAAGAACGCGATTTGGTGCGAAAGTATCAAAAGTATTCTCCGTTAATTACGGCCCCCTGCACCATGAACAAGCTCTGTAAAGCTATTGAAGGCATTGATTTCGATATTAAGTTTGACCGGGGTAAAAGCACAAAGTCCACTACGAAATCATTGTTACCGACTTTCGAAACCCAATTCGCAGACCAGTTCTCCAAAGACCGCCTAAGTATTGTGCGGACGATGTATAAAACTTATAATGCTCGAAAGCAAATCACACATTTGCACGCCCTTACCGATATCTTGTATTCGGATCCCGGGGCACATACAGACGAGCTGTACGATCGATATTATCGTTCCTCTCACGATGCGTTAGTGACAACGCTGCAGTCCGAATTGGTTAACGCCAATATGTCGGGTGAGGAGTTCTTGTTTTATGTTTCCCGTTTGGCGCCAGAATACAAATCCTTTAACTGGGGTTTTGCATGGAATGTTCTGGGGGACCAAGTTGTACGTCTTATACCGCGCGGTAAATCATATTGCCCGGTCTAGGACGCAGACGGCGAGTACTCGTATTTGGGTTTGACATATTCATTAAAAGATTTGGGCGAAGATTCGGATGATGAGCTATCGCATGTTTTAGATGCCGTAGACATGATCGAAAACGAAGAGTATCCCGATCAGACACTATTGGACAGCGTATTAAAAATTCTAGAATCACAAGGAGACGAGAACGATGGCGACCACACCTAATGCTCGCAATAAACAAGATATGCGCGCCAAAGCAGAGGCGGCCGCTGTTGCGTCTACGTGCGAGTTTCTGAAATTAAAAAGTTCCGAAGCGCAGCAAATCTATACCCTCTATTTACAGGGGGTTGCTGAGCATAAGCCCTCAAAAACTGTTATCGAGGAAATCAAAAATTATTTGGCCGATCAGCTGGGGCTGCTAGCCACTGTGGCCTCAGCTATTGCCCCGGTGGCTTATGATCGCTGTGTTTCAGGCGCTTTTCAAAAGACGTTGTTAGACGCCGCTGTTTTTGAAGTACCGGAATCCCCCGAAGCCGCTCCCACGCTCTCTTTGACCTTGGAGGACTATCAAAAGTTCACAGAATTTTGCGCAACCCTGCCTGACTTGTCTGCCAATGGCAAGGCCCTACTACTGGCGTTGATTGTATTCTATCGCAAGAATTTTCACCCCAGCTATTGGGTTCGGTATGATCGTAAGAATATCTTTTACTTAGCGGGGTTGCACCAGTGTTCTCCTGTTCAGCAAGAGGCCCTGACCCGATATTTGCACAAATATTGCGGATTAAATATGCGCGTGATAGGCTCCAAATAGCCGATCGTGTGTTATGACTTTGTCTGGATGCACGAGCAGGTGCCGGCGGACGATTCTAAAAACCCGGTATTAAATCTCGGCCCTCTTACACAAGCTACCCTCCAAAATGTGGTATCAAAAATCACAACAGAACCATAAGGAAAATAAACATGGAACTATTTATTATGATACGACGCTGGTTTACAGTCGGATTCCTGGGCTTTTTTAAACGTTTGTTTTATAAAGAGGTGGGCGTTTATCTGGTATTGGTAAAAAAAGAGGGCGAACAGATCCCTGTTACCTTTACTACCACCTATGCGGAAGCATGCCGGGCTGTCGCACGTTCTTAGTATTTTGATGCTTTCCCGTATTATACCGCTTCTTGCCTAGACGCCGGGGAAACCATTGGTTTTGAAGAACCTTCTTGGTAGCGTTACATTAAGGAGCACCCTCGCGCATTACGGCAGTATTACATTAAATATATTTGGTATCCTTCTGCACAGCTGGCTAGTTTTTTACGACAATTGTTGGGCGAAGAGCCTTTATATCTGCCCTATGAAAGCCCCGCAGAGATTCTGCGCTATTTTTTACAAAACCGTGCCGAAAACAATGGAGAAATCGTTTGTTCTCCACGTACCGAGGAAGTGTCCTAGTATGACACCGCGTATCGTCGTTAGATCGCGGCAGCATTACTGGCGGCGGTCGCACAGACCCCATCAGATCCCCCTGCCTCGGATAAATCGAAATAAGTCCGGCGCACTTGACACCCTAGCCCCACCCCAATATAATAAAGGCAGCACAGTGGCAATTTTTACCACGAAAGGAAAGAGCAATGACTAAACATGATGCGGTGAAACATTTATCTCATAAAATCTCCTATGCTCAGGAGTGCGAGGAATTCTGGGCTGATTGCGTCTACGTTGACGCGCTGGAAACAGCCGTTAGAGCACTTACGAAAGTCAATCGCTTTGAGCAGTGGCTGAACGAGCGCGGAGACAACGAGGAATTTTCCGCGAGCGATATTCGGAAGAAGTGGGAGGAGTGGGACGATGAGTGAAGACCGCTGCATCTGTTGTGGCGAGATAGTGCCGGAGGGGCGGATGGTATGCCCGAACTGCGAAAAACCGAAGAAACCGAGGAAATGTAATTATCCCGAGGAATCCGATTATTGCGCATTCCACCACAACGGCATTTGCACTCGCGACCACAACTACGAATGCCCGGCTCTTGCGATGAAAAACCTGAGTCACGGTGAGATGGTTCAAATAGCCGAGGGAAAGAAAAACAAGACACCAAGGTACATCGACGCAAACAAGCTGATAGAGTTGGCAACGCATGAGGGGGCATATGGGTATGTCGATGTGCATGACATATATAGTATCCCTCCCGCTGATGTTGTTGAGCGTAAGAAAGGAAAGTGGATAGATGATGGCAAAGGGCTTTATATGTGTTCATCGTGTGGCAAACTTTGGGTGCATTGGTGGGCGAGAGTTGTTCCGCTGAATCAAATGTGTAAAGAATTAAGATATTGCCCGATGTGCGGCGCAGAAATGGAGAAAGCCGATGAGACTAATTGACGCAGATGCGTTAAGGGAATCCTTGTTTGAAAGCTCGCAGTTCGACACATACAATGATTATTCTATGGTGCTTGACACGATAGACTTAGCTCCCACCATCGAAGCCGAACCCGCGAGGAAGTGGATAAGCGTAGAAGATAGATTGCCAAAAAAAGGCGAGGTAGTATTAGCGTTTGGCACAAGAAGCGCATCCACAGGACAATTCCAAGGCGTTGGAGCAAGACCTTGGTTTTGGTACTGGAACGGGAACGCAATCCGACGTGTCGCCCATTGGATGCCATTGCCCGAACCGCCGCAGGAGGAAGGAGAATGAAGATGCCGAGATACATTGATGCAGATAAACTACTCGCACGATACAAAGAGCGATGCGCCGGGTGTAAGGAAACGCAAAACTACTGTGAACACTGTTGCGACCTTGCCGATGTCATAGACGACATCGAGGACGCGCCGACCGCCGACGCTGTCGAGCGGAAAAGGGGTAGATGGATAAAGAATGATTTTTACGAAGACGCCTTGATGTGTTCTTGTTGCCATGCCTATCTTGACAAAGAAGATTGGAGCAGACATTACTTTTATTTCTGCTACCATTGCGGCGCATTTATGGAGGGGATGGATTGCGGAGCAGATAACCGAGAGGAGAAAGCCGATGGATGATTTAATCAGCAGACAGGCAGCGATTGATGCGATTAGGGCATCTACCTCAAAATACACTGGTTTTATGGGAATGGAAATGTACACGGATGATGATGCAGTAGAAGCAATCAACGGTGTGCCATCCACAAAACCGAAGACAGGGAAATGGGAAATGAAATGGCATTGCTTGTTCCACGCTGAACTCCCGACGTGTTCCCAATGTTCGGAAGTTTCGCCTTTTAAATACGATTATTGCCCCCGATGTGGCGCAAAGATGGACGAGGAGCAAGCCGATGAGACTAATTGATGCAGAAGAACTAAAACACATACTCAACAACAGCAAATATTACGGCACTAAAGCAGGAAACGCTTTTGCTGATATGATTGTCGAGTGCAATACCGTAGAAGCGCGAAAAACGGGCAAGTGGATAGAAAGCGATGATACCATCATAAGAGGCACCTGTTCCTGTTGTGGTTGGCTTGCGATCACCGCGGAAACCGATGTTGTCGGAATGCCTTATTGCCCCAACTGCGGCGCGGCGATGGTCGGCTACGAAGCTGCTAAGAAACTCTGCCCGCGTTGCCACAGCTTATATCTCAACGCTTCAACCCAGTGTCCCGCTTGTGGGTGGAAGGAGGAAGAACGTACATGACAGAAGGATCTAAGAGTAAAACGGGTATGACACGCAAAGTTACCATCTCATATCTCGTAGAAGAACACGACGGCCAAAAGCTGCAATCCAATGAAGGACTCGTAGAATCCGTTAAGCGTAAATATTACGACCATATTCACGAAGACGGGTGCTCAAACTGCGAAGTAATCGTAGAGAGGTACGATCCTGCATCGTATCATAAAGACTATTGGATAGCCTACGAATCTTACGACGGAACCGGGCGAGTTTGCCCTTTCTGCCACTTTGTTAGGTCGTGTTTTGATGCCCAGCCTTATCTCTACTGCCCCCATTGTGGCGCACGGCTGGAGATCAACCGTGACCCCGATCGCCTGGTGCGGTAAAATTAGAACAAATTATTATATTATATAAGGAGCATGAAATCGCATGAAACGTCGTAACACTCTGTCCCGTATTCTGTATTATCTTGAGCCCATGCTGTTGGGCTGGATCCTGGCCAAATCACTATTCGCCATTCCCAACGTCACAAGCACACGTGACCTGGTCATCAATATCCTCATCATAGTAGTGACTCTTGCCGTCATTGTAATGGGCGCCATTAACGCCGCCCTGCAGGACTCTACGACCACCTCCGGTAAGCTTGCCCGGCGTCCGGCTATGCCCCCCGCTCCCGAATCGGCGCAGGATGATTCAGAGGAAAATTAATGAAAAGATTTATACTACTTATCGCGATAGTACTTCTGCTCCTGACGTCATGTAATAACAACATAGGTACCCCCGAGAGCACCACCGAGCCTTTCACCACCGATGTCCCTGTGCAATCATCGATTCCAGGAGATGAAACCACGGTTGTAGCTGACCCAACGGGCACCATTGCGGACACCGTTGAGCCACCTACCACGCCCGCCTATCCTTATGTCCTTCAGAGGACAGACGAGGGTTCATCTCGCAATATGCTGAATCTCTTGAAGCTCATCAATGAAAAGGGCTACATGAGTCGAAAGACAAATTATGATATTAGAAGCGGTATAACCCCTCTCGAGCGCCTGTCCGGCGAGACCATAACCAATCAGTATGGCATTGCCAATTTCACCTCTGAAGCAATGGAACGAGTCGGGTTTACCACCATGTGGGTTGGCGGCTCCAGCGGCGGCCAGTACTTCGTAAAAGTTAACGACACCGTTTACGAACTTGCCCGCCTCTACCATAACGAACTCAAGTTTGCCTGCCCAATTGACGTAACGGGTGACGGCAATTATGAGATTCTTTATTACATGGAGTTCGGCAACGTCGGCATCGCCTATAATCAGCTAAGGCTTATTGATCCTCAGAAAAACTGGGATTATTTTATAGCCGATGACATATTCGCTCTGAACCTCGTCCCCGAATATGACAAGGGGGAGATCGTTGATGTGCATCTTCTGGATAAAACCGTCAAAGGTATCCTGGCAAGTGATAAGCAAACCTGGCGCATCAATGAAGATGAGCAAATCTCTGCTTCCAGAGGACCGTCACCCTGGATAGTCGACACCAGGCAGACGCCCGCAACAAAAGAATTAAATGAAGAAACCCAGCGCATGTATGATATCCTCAAAAGAGACGGGTACATGACCACCGCCGGCTGGAAATCGGCCGACGAGATCCGGCCGTACCTCACCGCTGTTCTCAACCTCGACAATCCTACCCCCAACGCCTTCAGACTCAACGAGGATTACACCACCGGCTTCGAACTCCACGCCAAGGGTTTTGCGATCTTGACAGCCGACGTCGGCACAATCCACCACGTCTTCTTCTTCGATAAACAAACCGGGATCTTCTTCCGCCCCAACGTCGCCAGCATCGACGATATTTGGATGGCCAAGCCCATAGACATTAACGCGGACGGGAACCTCGACATCGTCTATTACGGACCCGTCAGCGACTCAAATATATACGAATATAGACTGGTCGTGTACGATCTCACCAACAACGCATCACAGTATATCGCTCGCTCCAGCCGCCTCCTCCCCGTGACCTACGACCGGGATCATATTTATCTGGGTGGCGTCGACGTAGTAGAATATATGAGAACCATGGAGATCCCAACCCCGGACTATTACACGCCCGCGAAACAGCCATGATAGATTAGTCGATCCTTGATTACCTGAACGACCACGGCTTCGACCTCTCCTCCGAAGACCTTGCCGATTCGCTCGCCATCACCGACTACGACGAGGCCATCGTTGGTCTGACCGAAAACAACATCCTGGTCTATGACTACGACCTCCTCGTCTCCCTCACCATTCGCGCCGATGCTCCCGATCCCGAGCATCCCACCGATGACGACATCCTCAGCGCGATCGAGTACGTCGACTATAACATAGTCCGCTCCATCGGCTACCTCGGCCCGGGGGCCCCCATCATCATCTACCCCGTCCACGACGAAGAGTTCCCCGCCCCCTCCTGATTTAGTATACCCCCTTTAAAAACACCCCCCACCCCTTTTTACCCCTGAAAATAAAAATTTTGACTTCTACAAGGAGTGCCCATGGAAGATTATAAGCTTAGAATGACCGCCGAGTATCGCGAGCTCAAAAAGCGTTACACGAAACTGCACCGCATGCTGGTCCGCTGGGAGGCCGGTACACTGGATTTCACCCCGACCTGCCCCCGCGACCTACTGGAGCGCCAGGCCGCAGTAATGGGTGAATACCTCAAGATTCTCGAGATCCGCGCCGAAATAGAGCGCGTCCCGCTCGAGGACGACGCCCCCAAAGTTGTCGAGTACGAGCAGCTGCGCATCCCCGATCTTTGCTGCTCAACCGAATCCACACCACCCACACAAGGAGTACTTACAAATGATCATTAAGGTTTTCAAAACAGACAAAGACAACAAGATCAGCTTTACACCGGAAGAGCTCGAAGCGCTCCTGACCGATGTAGAACAGAAAGCTTATGCGGAAGGCCGTACCGCCGGTAAGAACGAGCAGGCTCTGGCCGATGCTAAGTCTTCGCAGAGTTCCTCTTCGAGCACACTGTCCTATCCCTGGCAGCAGGGCGGCGTCGTATACACCGCCAACTCCAATGAAGTGCCCAAGCAGAGTCTTGCAGGGCTGGAACGGCCAGACAAAGCCCTATTTCAGTCCTAACAGTTGACATTTGTAACACCCCCCAATATAATATAAGCAGCAGATATTAAATAGGAGGACTTGGTTTCTTATGTTAATTGTTATTGGTGGCATAGCATTGCTGGGCATCATCCTGGGGATCTTTCTACAGGAAGTGCTCTGCGACGATACGTTCGGAATGTTTTTAACCATTCTGGCCAGCGTGATTCTGATACTAGCCATAGGCGCCGCCGTTATCCTGGGCGTGAAATTGTCTCATGCTCTATATATTGACGATGAGATCGTGCTTTATGAAACCGAAAACGCTCACATTGAGCAAGCTATCGCCGAAACGGTCTCGGCCTATTTGGCGCACGAAACGCAGGTGCTCGGCGCCGCCGCACCTACATCAGCGATGACCGCAGACGCAGATACGGCCCTGGTAGTAATCGCAGCTTATCCGGAGCTTCATTCCGTGGATATTGTTAGTTCCCAGATACAAGTATATCGCGCCAACAATGACCGCTTGCGTGCTTTAAAAACGGAAAAGCTCACGCTCAATATGTATCGCTGGTGGCTTTATTTCGGCGGTCGCGCCACTCCCCAGACGGAGGAGGCGACAGGCTAATGAGACGCGTCTTCTTAGACGAGATCGGCCACACCTCCCGCTGGGACAACCGCTATGCCGACGATTGCCTGAATCTGCTGAATCATCGTTCCTGGTATCCCATGCGCCAGGTGCGCCGTCGGGGCATAGCAGACGCTGCCACCTGGAGTTTCGACACGGCCGCGATGGAGTATGTCTACGAAGGCCTCCGTGCCTATCTGCTCGAAGAAAATGCCGGAGGCATCGTAGACTTCGAGGAGGAGGCCAAATCAAAATTCATCGTTCATAACGGCCGGACATATTCGCCCCTGGGAGCTATCCAGCACCTGATCGAAATCGCCGAATATATGCTCTGTGATATCGACTACATAAAAGTGTACGGCCGCGCCAAAAAGCGCAAACGCGCCGCCGTTCGCGAGCGCCTGCTCAACAACCCCTACTACAAAGAGCACGGCAACCAGTGGTTCCTCGACTGGTGCTGTGACTCCAGCGCGCCCCATTATCCCCTGGATGACCGGGACCACATCTTATCCCGGGAGTTCTGGGAAATCTGGGCGAAACTGCATCCTTACATGTGGTGGTAAACATGTCCTCGGAGGTAGCATACATATGACTGAAGAACAGCACCAGGCTCGCAATGAGCGTGCCCGTGAACGCGCCCGTCAGAAGCGCCTTATCGCCAAGCTTTGCCAGAAGGCCGCAGAGATGGAAGAACTCTATCACCAGGCCTATCCGGACGCCTCCTACTATATGTCGATTACAATGTGCTCGGTCTCTATTGATATAGATACCGATAAGTTCTGGGTTGAAAATCACCCCTTTGCTCCGCCGCCCCGGCCGTCAGATATTCAGTTCGCCGCCACCGGAGCCATTCCAGACGCTGCCCGCCGGCAGGAAGAAAAAAAATGAGGTTGTATAATGCTTTTTAAAATTCTATACGCGATCTCGGCCCTGGCCATTTGCACCGCAGTGGCGCTTCTGGCGGGCTGCGCTCATACTACACCGTCAGCCCCGGCCGAGACCGCCACCAGTGACCTCGGCGCCTGGCGCCTGATGGTCTATGACCTCGAGAACAACCAGCTCATAACGCTCAACCATTCCCTCAAGTCCCTCCCCATAACCTATGACGAGTCCCATGTCTATCTCGACGGTGTAGACGCCGCCACCCTCTTACCATGACAGAACGTGACGCATACGGGTACCTGGAGGACATGTTCCGGCTCTTTTCCCAGTATCCCTTCGTCTTTACTCCGCAGGTAGTAGAAGCGGACAGCATAGCCATGACAGCCTTGGAGAAACAGCTTCCCCAGCCGGTCTGGCGGAACGATAAGACCGGACAGTTCCTCTGCCCCGCCTGCACTTCGATACTCGATGGCCCAGACGCGTACTGCAAAAAGTGTGGGCAGCGGCTCAGCTACGCCGGTAAATAATTCAGTTATCAGGAATTTCCGAAGGACTGAATATGAAGATGAAAGACTTTTGGGAGATCCTGGCGTGCCATTGCGTTGTCTTGGGATTTCTCGGAGGATTTGTGGCCGGAACAGGAAGTGCTGTAGCGCCGGTGAGCATTCCCGGGTGTATCATCGGGGTCGTGTTGACAGTAGTAGGCGCGGCCGGAGCATTTTTGTGCATTGAGAAGATCAAAGACGGGAAATAACCCGGATATATAGAAGAAGAGAGCCTAGCTCTCTTTTTTCTTTTTTCATTTTTCTGTTGACACGAGGCATGTTTTGTGGTATAATAGAGGGGAAGAGGGGGAAGGGATAGGGAGGAAGACGGGTAGACAAAGCCGGAGGGGAGGGCGGAAGTCGGGTGGTCAAGAGGTCCAGATATATATATTTTTAATTTATATTTTAATTTAAAAAATGTATATTAGACATTTAATGGAAGTCAACACCTAAATGGTATTCTTCAATGGAAAGGAATTTCCCAGTGAGGATTTTCCTGACCCGTACAGGCCGGTAGCCGGTACGTATTGTGCAGCCCAGAACGAAATGACGTAGTCATCGTATTCGGAGGTCTGACCGAACAGACTATTGCGATGAAAACGTCAGCGCTTTTCCCAGAAGCGTTGTCCATGGCGCAAGCCTGGACTTAGGACTATCTAAGGCATGATAAGGTCCATCAACCAGATGGAAACAGTTCAGCGGAGATAGTCTTGGGTGATTCTGTCGTCTATGGTTCGTGATAACCATAGACAGAATGAATCAATAGCACGCACACATACTCTAGACCCCAGGGGAACGCCCTGGTCCATGGAGGCAATCATGGAGGTCGTCACGCCGGGTGATATCGCGATCTAATTGAAGTAGGGCCGAGGTTATGCTCCGAAAAGAGGCGATCGTGCGTTGGCTTCAGACGATAGAGAAGCATCCTGCGTCACAGAGGTACCTGTGACACCAACGCTGTGCTCTCCGAGTCACGTCGGAGCGGTAAGCATGCATCTAACCGCCTTTCCGCTAGGGCCGTTTAGCGGATATAACACCAGAAGGTGTCCTGTAGCGGGGTTAAAAGCTGAGGATACCCTAGAGGATCGCACCTCAAAGCGGTCCTCTTCCAACAAAAATAATAAGGGCATAGCCCGGAAAGGAGTACGTCATGAAACGTACTATCATCAATTTCAAATCGCAGTATAATAGACTGCACAGTTTCCCGCTCTTCCGCAGAGCGGAGCTTCTCGTCGTTGTTCTTGCAGCGATGGTTGCCATTCTGACGATCTGTCTGATCGTCAAATCCTGTGCACAGCAGGAGACCAAGCAGACTGTTGAGACCACCGAAGCCGTCGAGACCACGGTCAGAACACTGACTCTAACGGTGGTCCCCGCAGAGGAAACCACCAGCCGTTCTTCCACAGTGAGCATACCCATCGTATGGGTACCGCGCACTGAAGAGGCCACTGAACCTGAGACCGTAGCGGTCACTGAACCCCAGGAAAGCGCCTGGGACAGAGCCTTCCGTGAGGCAAAAGCGTCGGTCAACATGGCCGACGCGAGGATCCTCGCCCTGTGCATTCAGGGTGAGGCTGCTCTGGCCTGGACGACTGCCGAAAAGGCAGCAGTTGCCTGGGTCATACTCAATGCCATTGAATGCAAAGAGCATGGTTTCGCCAATCTCCACAGCATCTCTGACGTTGTGAAGAATCCCGCTGCAATTCAGGGATATACAACCCTGAAGAGACGCGGCGTTGAGCCCGAGGCCGAATACCTCGAGCTAGCGATTGACGTCCTGGCCAGGTACGCCATGGAGTGTGCCGGCTGGGAATACGTCGGTAGAGTTATCCCTGACACCTATCATTGGTGGATGGGCGACGGATACCATCGCAATTATTTTTGCGATGTGTATCACTATGGATCCTTGGCTACTGCCAAGGCCAACGCATGGGACTGGTCTTGGACTAGCCCTTACGAAGATTAATGTCTGTTCAAAAAAAATACGGAGGAATATCAAAATGGAACATCTCAGAATTGTCCGGTTAACATTGGCTGTTATCATCAACGCTGGGGGCACAGTAAACCTCACAGATCAGCAGTTTGAGAAACTGCTGAATATCTTTATGAAACTACGGCTCCCCGAGTCCATAGTCGACAAAATCTTATGCTGGGGTGAAAATATCCCAGCCTTACTAGCAAGCGGGGTGTCACCTATGAACCTCTTTGCGGACTTTTATTGCAGCACATTTATTATCAACGACGATGCGCAGATACAACAAGCGTGGATAGTCGAATATCGGAAACGATTTGCATAAAAAGATTTGGAGGAAAAAATCATGGCAAGAACAATGAAAACCACCACGTACTGGAGCGGTGACAAACTCGCACTCGACCCCAAGAAGGTCCAAGCAATTTACGTCGTTATGAGAAAGATCGCTCGCATGGGTGGCTTCTCTCATGAAAAAGACTTCTCGAAGGGGAAAAAGGCTGATAAGGCCTTCGCTATCTGGCGCCACGCGCAGTTGTCAGCAGACCTCTCCGACACCCTCGGCGCCCTAATCCTCATGAAATGGGGAAAACAGTACCCCATTATACCGCTGGGTGAAATGGATATCCACAACTACACGGCAAATCTACGGCAGGAAGAAGCGGAGATCTTCCAACGCCTGGCACTCTTTGCCGACGACACTTTGATTGGCAACCATCCTTGGTCTTATTGTGACCGGGAATGGAAAAAATATGCTAAAGGGTTCCCAGGTCCCGCAATCTTCGAGAAATTAAAGTGCCCGATAACAGCACCGGGCGTTGTCTATGCCCTGGTATGGAACGAGCATTACTGCGATGATGACTATATACGAGAATATTGGTCATCATATGTACAGGTCTTCGCCACCAAGGAAGAGGCCGAAAAAGCTCGGACAGGTGACAAAAAAGTAATCGCTCTTCCGTTCGGCGAAAAAGTAAAAACATTAAAACTGTCACGCTCCTGTGACTAATTTTTAGGGTAACACCCAGAAAGGAACAACCATGGAGAAAATCATTGTCTCCGGAACGATCACTGTCCAGAAATGGACAGGCCACGCCTTCATTAACCCAACCAACTTCTACGGGGGAATCCCTGTAGGAGAAAAATTCTCTTCTCTCGTCAGCCATGGCGAGAGAGCTGTGGCTGTGATTCACGAACGCACAGACGGTAAATGGTGGATTGACGCCATTTTCGGCGTCGACGTCACCCGCTCCCTCGAAGGAGCTTTTGAAAAAGCCGAAGCCTGGGTCGCTAGGCATCGGTGGTAAGCAAAGAGAAAAACAATGGGAAACATTACACAACATGTAATGGACGCCATCAAACATGCAGCAGAAATGCTGTGCAGCGCCAAACTCGAGGCTACTCAGGACCTCTATGAAGAAGTAACTCGTTTTCGCGCACTCCTCTTCCAACTCGATGTTATAAACGATGATCAAGGCACCTTCGACAGCATTCTTAATTATCTTATCAGCGAGATTGGCATAGTAAACACCGAGACAATTCTATGGGTCATTTACAGAGACCAATATAACAAGATTGTTAAGTTGGGTGATGTGAATCGTCGCCTTCGGTGGAATCAGCCGCCTATAGACGTTGCATCAGAAATTGAGAAAAATTTTTTTTAAAAAAGGAGCAAAAACCATGAAAAAAGAAAACATCCGCAAGATCATGAACGCTATCCATGCCGCCGCCGAAGTCGCCTATGGTGACAAACTCGGCTACTACCGCCATCTGCCCTCCGAAGAAGAGCAGCTGAAAAAAGAGGCGCATCGCCTCGGTGCTCGTCTGCTCGGGCTGGACATCGTCATGAATGACGCCGATGCTGACACCTTCGATGGTGTCGTTAATGTTCTGGCAACAGAGCTCGGCGCTCACAACGTCGAAAAAGTTCTCAACTATGCTTATAAGGAGGCATAAACAATGAAATTCATCGCCGAAAATGCAAAGAGCAGCAAGGAATTCCGTGCCACCCAGCCTAAAAAGTATTACAAGGCTGAAACCCGGTATCTCGAGAAAACCGAAACTAAACGCCGCAATCAGATCCGTAAAGACAAAAGAGGTGACTGGTGATGCGTCTCGTATGGACATTAGTCACGGATTCCGGGCAAAGGAATTATTATCTCAAAAAAGGCAAACTCACATTTTGCTTGACAACACATGATGATTTCGATGAAGAATACGTCACATGTTTCGACGGCAAAAAGTGGATTCCTATCAACGATCCCAAAATAATCCAAAAAATAAAGAAGGTGATCAAATGATCAAAACTCTCACCTGGGCCATGAGGGTCCTATTCATCTGTGCAGCCATTAGGCTGTATCAGCTGGATACAAAATTCGCAATTCTGTTGGTTTGCGTGTACGCACTATTCGCCATAATGCGAGTCATCGCTGCCTACAATGAATATCGAAGAAAAAAGGAGGACAACAATGATGTCTAACATCGACCAACGTGATATCGAACGTGCTGTTAGAGATTTAATGTACAGTTCTGATCTCACGTTACTCATTCGCGTCTGGATCCATAATTCAGCCGCAGTTGGCTGGGATAAAGGAATCTCTGCTCCCGCCATGATCGACATGGCCTCAAAGCAAGTGACCCTCAATCCTCAGCTGATAGGGGCCATGGTCGCAGACGTTGTGCAACGAGCGCGACCAGCGGCGCTCGAAGTGTTTCGCACAGACCGCTTTACCACTCTGGCGGCAACACTCGTAAAAATGACAGGAGAATATCTCCTGTTGCATGAAATCGGACATCATCGGTATTCACCGACGGTGGACATGCTCACGGCTGCCCTTAAAAGCAGCTCTGTGCCACAAGGATTATCGGCGTTCTGCTCGAATGTGGTTGAAGACAGCTTCATTCAAGTGGAATTCCAAAAAGATTTTCCCGGGCGCAAATACAGGCGCATCTGGCAGTATGGCCAGCTGTATTATGACGGCGACCTGGACGGCTATGAAAAAACCCTAAAGAATCCGGCAGCCATCGCGCAAGATCCCGTCTATCATATGCTCTATTATTTCATTCTTAGAGCATATAATGAATTAGACGCTAGGATCATTCGACTGTTCGACTCCCCGGTGCTGCCATGGCAACCCGATACGATCGAAACCTTCGACTTGGCTCAGCATACCGTGGATACAACCACGCGGTTGAAAACCACGATGCGTTTTGCTGAACTCGTAATGCGCGACTTGAAACAGTCGCCCGAAGTCCAGCAGGTAATGCAACAGCAGAAAAAACAAGGTCAAGGTCAAGGTCAAGGTCAAGGTCAAGGTCAAGGTCAAGGTCAAGGTCAAGGTCAAGGTCAAGGTCAAAGCAACGGCGAGGGTCAGGGACAGGGTTCTGGCCAAGGCCAGCCATCCAATGGCAACGGCGCTGAACAAAACGGGGGGAACGCTCCGCAGAATCGGCAAGCCGGCCAGGGCCAGGGCCAGGGCCAGAACGACGGCAAGTCTGGCGGCGGAGGCGCCGGCGTAGGCGACCTCAAAGAAGCCGTCAAACAGGCCACTGAGCGGCTGAATAAGCGGCTTGGTGAAACTGAGCACCCAAATCAAAATCGCACGGAAGCGAACAAGGCAGCACTTCAAAAACGTGCAAAAACGCACAGTGCCGTCATCGGCGCCCAAGCAATGGGCATCCGGCGCAAAGAGCTGCCAGGCGAATCGGCCCCGCTATCTAGTAAGGCCATAGCACTTTACGAGGATTGCTCGATCCAGTGGGCGAAACTCTTTAATCAGTCAGACTATACCATCCATGGTCTAGACGATGGAGAAATCGACCCAATGCTCGTTACCGAATGGTTCACTGAAAAGAACCATAGGATTTTCTGCCAGGACGTACACGTACGCCAGGGTAAGAATATCCAGGTTATCTTTATATTGGACCATTCGGGATCTATGGGCAGTTACGCTGGAAGCCGCTTTGCGGCCTGTGCTAACACGCTAGCAGCAATGTGCCACGCGTTCGATGAAGCTCAAATTCAATCGACAATTTTCGATTTCGCCTCGCACACCTGTTTGGTGAAAACTGCAGACGAAGCCCCTGAACTCAACGGAAGATCTTCGAACATACTGTATGCTCTCCAAAACAGTGGCACAGGTGGTGGCACCGACCCCAGCGCCGCTTGGGAATCACTTCGCGAAGATGTGGCGTTCGAGAATGAAGACGAAAAGATCGTCTTCTTCCTAACCGATGGCGAAATGGGGTCGACCGATATTGAGAACACGGTCCAGAAAACGATCACAGAGCTCACCGAGCGCGGACATTGGTTGGTCGTTTCGATAGGCCTGGATTTCAGTGAACGGGAAACCGCCAACCTGGCACGATTCACAGCACCTGGTATTGTGAAAGCATATACCACGGAGGAAGTATCTTCCAAACTCGGGGAAGATATCTTCGATCTAATTACCGAGTTCATCAAAGCGTAAATTTATTTGGGGGGGGCTGCGCATCCTACACGCAGAGAAAAGGAAGTAATCATGAACGACAACACCAATCTCATCAGCCTGAACCTCGATCTGGCAGCCGACAAAATCCGCCAGGTGGCCTTTGCCAACACCGACGCACTGGCCTCTCCCGAAGAAACCCTCAATAGCCTGACGGTCTATGCCAAACTCAAATCGCTCGAAAACATCGTTTCCGACCAGCTTAAAGCGCTGGAAAAACGACTCAACAATGCTGCCGCACAGCACAAGGGAGCGGCCGTGACTGCGCAAGCTGAATTTATTGGCTTTGACGCAGCCGGTCACCCGACGCCCAAAAGCATTGTCGTGACCGTGGGCGAAATGGCAACCTCCAAAGATGAAATCTTAGCCGACGCCCTGCGCGCCGACCTCGGTGTTAGCGACGCCATCGTTGACGACGTTACGGATACCATCACATTCCGGGTCCCCAAGAAAGCCAAGGCTCTCGTTAAAGACCTGCAGGTTGTCCCGATCAACGACCGGGCTGTTAAACGGGAAATCGCCCTCGGCAACATCGATCCCAAATATGTCATTACAAAAACCAAAACAAATTATGGCGCAACTGCCACAATCAATACTGTGAAAGGAGCCAACTGAGATGGCTAATCAGAAAAATCTCGTCGCGCTGTTCGACAGCGAAATCATCGCACCCAACGGAACCCAAAAAGGTGTCACCCTGGTCTCAATCCCCGAAGGGGAGAAAACCTGGGTCGCCACTACTGTCGCTTTCGAGAACAACCGTATTGTTCTCCTCAAAACGACCAACGCAAGAAAAATGCAGCGCGGGCTGCTCACCACCCTGTTCCCTGCATGCTCTGCAAATTCAGAGGATACCACACGCACGCTCCCGGAAGGGACACTCGTCAAACTTACCAGCAAAATTGCCACGGGTAATCTGCCCATGGACACTGCACAGGCACGCTCGGCCAAATTAACAGATGCCGATTTTGTCAACGGAGGTTCCACACTCCAGGTATTCTTGGCCAACAATGGCTATGACCTGGATCCTTCCATTCAAGATGCGACAACTAATCTCAGCCTCAGAAAAGTGGCATTCCCCAGAGAGCAGGTCAACTATGATCTGTTCTGGAACTCTCCTCTCATTACCGACGAAGAGAAGAAAGTCTGTACGCCCAACCTAGACCTGGACATCTGCATGGGCAATGCCGCAAGGCCTTGCTATCAGCTGTTCGAAAAAGTCATGACCACGAGCTATCCTACGAAAAAATTTACCGCCATTGGACTGCACGGCAACCCTGGCGGAGGCAAAAGCCAGATGGTCACAAACTGGTGTGCACTTAAGCACATTCCGCTCGTCACCATCCCCTGCGACCCGCTGATGAGCATTACACAGATTTTGTCTCAAGTGGGACCGCAGCAAACCGAGAGCGTCGTTGACAAAGCGACGGTCGCGCCGCTGGTTCAGGGGCTCAAAGCAAAACTGGAGATGCTGAAGCAGGCGCCGTGCCCGAGTGAGCCCGATGAAAAGCGTGACTATGAGAAACAGGTACAGGATACCCTCGAGGCGCTGGACAAAATCGCCACCCTGTCCAAAGAGACGGCCGATCTTGTGAAGACCCCGTCGATTCTGATGAAGTGCCTGAAAAACAATCTGCCTCTGGTTGTGTTTTTCGATGAAGCGAATATCGCTTCGACAGCATTTCAGAACTCACTAGCCCCCATCATGTCAGATGGGGTCTATAAAGACGGACCTCTTACCGGGCGCAACAACAATACCATTAAATGGATCCTCGCTTGGAATCCTCGGACTTCGAACGTCAAAAGCTTTGATGGAAAATTCTTCGATCGACTCTTCTTCATCCAGGTACCCGATCTCTCGGCGGCTGAAGAGCTGGAGTACACTACGCGGCAAATTGCGGCCGCTACCATAGATGTCGGCACCCCGGACACCGCGCCCTTAGAGGCCTGGCGCAAAAAGGTGCAGAAAGGTGTAGAAGCGCCCGTCCTTGCCGATATCGTGGCCCAAGCGACGGCGATGCCTGGTTCGGGCGAGGCGAAAGCGTGGTATGCGTCGTATTTGCTGAAGCAGAAATTCCCCTCCGCTCCCGTTTTCAAAGAGGGCAAATTCACGCCTGCATATCTGGACGAAGTACAGATGATGGATCGCGATGCTCAGAAGGCTGCGATAGCCGCCGTTTATCCAATTGCCGATGCGGCCAATACGGAGCTGGAACAGCTAACGCTCGGGAAGGATACAAGGAATCCTGATAAACAGAGCTATTACTACATATCTAAGAGAAATAAAATAATTTTCTTAGATATGGTCATGGCATACTCTTCGGTCCGAGCGGGGCTGGTCGGTTACATCTATAATCTTATTCCCGGAGGCGGCACAGTCAAGAGTGGAGGCACTGCCACCCCCTCAAACGATACAACTCCTGCGGTAATCGCAATGACGGTTGCCACAAAACTCGAAGGACAGTGCGAGCAGGCACAGAATGTGCTCTTCAGTCCCACTCCTTCTGTCGCGTCGGTTACGGACGCTCCTGCGGCTGACGACGTCATTGCCGCGCATCCGTATGCGGCCGACATATGGGTTGAACCGGCCCCCGCCGATGTGCCTACGGTTGAACACGCGCAGGACAGTGCCGACGTCAATAGCTACCTTAACACGCTCAGGGTAACTGCATAAAGAAAGGAGGAAAATACTATGGACATGTTCCTGGTGAAGTATCTCGTCTGCGGTGTCGGGATTCCAAATATCCTTAACGCAGACTCTCGCGTACAGGAGTGCCAGGTGGCGGCTACGGCCGCCCCTGGGCGCCCTGGAAATTTCTGGACCGGAGTAACCGCATCCGATCGCGAATCCTACGATCAATTTACAGAAGAGGTGGTGCGCATTGAGGCCACTACCAAACAAGGAATCAATGTATTCTACCTGTGTTTTCGCACAGCTCGAGACAATCGTCCCGACATCGGTCCAAATCGCTATACCCTTTCCCGACCCAGTTCAATCGAGCTCGGTTATTGCCCTCAAAGCGCTCGGGGGTTCCAGAGACTCTATAAGCAGCATTATATTGATTACAACGCTGCCGACGAACGAGCGCTCGCCAAAGCCATCCTCAACGATATCGGTATCAGACTTACTGCCAATTTAAAATAAGGAGAAAAATTATGCTGAAACACATTAATTTTGCCAGAATCCCAGTGGCACTGGAAATGAACAGTGGCACAGTCCACTATCCGACCAATTTCCCCAAAGAGAGATGGCCCGAAGATGGCGTCATCATCCACCAGCAGTGGACTCCGCTGATGTATGCCGTCGAAGAGATGGGAGACTATCTCAGTATCAAAACGTATAACGCGGTCGATGCGAAGGAAAATTTCTGGCAGAACAGCCACGCTGGCTGTCTCATGGAGAAATGCAGCTCATATAAAGCCGCCGTTGACAAATATCCCGATGGCTATTTCCTGGTGCCTGCGGCTTATCGCAGAAATTGGGGGCGCGGGGAGCAGAACAACAATGTCGTCTGGTATAGCGGTAATTCGGGGTGCGAATTCCGGATCTATAAAGACGATAAGATCGCAGTGGTATACACCGCGACATTCCCCGACGGCAGCACGGTGCAATATATGACGCACAAACTCAAAGAGTATGGCTCGTCACTTAATGAGGCACTCCCCACTGCCGCAGAAAAGGATAGCGGGAAGCCACGAATGGATCTCGTTGCCACCAAATATGAAGGTCTCATGATCGTACAGAACGATGAACAGATAGCCCATGAGGCCGTCAAACTGACATATAAAGCGGTTTCGTCTCTGATGTTGCTTATCCCCAGATCCGCGCAGGACCTGCGTCGGAAATACATCCGCTATGCCAATTCATATTCCGATTGGACAATGGCAGACGAAACAGCCGAAGCCGTCAGCGAGTTCTTACGGTGCTCTGATCCTGCGAACACTGACCGTCGTGCGGCCTGGACCAAGAAATGCGGTAGTGTAACTCGCCCCAAAACACTCGGGGAAGTATTGCTCTGGATTGCCACTCCGACTAAAAAGAAAGATGCTGTCGTGACCAAAGAGAATATGGCCCAAAACTATCTGGATTCTGTTCCGGAAATCCGTGCGCTCTGGGATGACCCCAATCCCGCGGAAGACAGTACTGTATACTGGGCGCGATCCACAGACGCTATCATCGCTATTGGCATTTACGGGCCGCATTATTATAATGCCAAACACCTTTTCGCTTTTGACTTAAAACGGAAGGTCAGATTCTACGGAGAATTCAACACCAGAAACGATATCTGGGCATTCCCGATTCCGTCTGCAAAAATGTTGACAGGCTCTTTCGACTGCTATGATACCAATACTATCTTAGGCGGTCTTACTCCTGCGCAGCTATTTGCGGGTACCAATGCCGGCTGGTTACTGGAGCATTCCAAGGATGTCGAGATTCCCGATCCGTTCTACAAGTACGATCGCCGGACCAACACTCAGCAGACACTTGTGAGCCTGCAGAGCGTTATTACGTCACACCAGCATAGCCACTGGGCTATGACTGCGCTCGCCACCAGCGGACAGGCACTGTTCGAACAGCTATTGAAAAGTGGCCTGGTCAAACTGTATAGTGCCGCCCTCGCCGCAACCTCAGATGGAACACTTCATAATCTGTTCCAGAAACCCGATAACTCTTATGCGGGGTGGAGAGCGGCAGCCTGGAGCTATGATTGCAAAGGCAAAAATCTGCCTCAAATGCTTGGCGCTCCCATGCTCCTCATTCGTGAAGCCGAAGCCCTCACATCGTACCAGCTCCCATCGTCCCAGTATTATGTAAGTTATCATTCCTTGACGTACGAACTCAGCACCCCAAAGGTACAGCCGCTTCTGAAAGTGATGCCCACTCTGGGGGCTGCCGACGCCACCACCCGGCAGTTCTGGCTGCAGCGCGGCCTGCAACTGCGGTCCTATGGCCAGGATGACGTTATAGTTGTCCAAGAAATTCAGGAAAAACTCGGCGAAACCTCACCCGCCAGGCTGGCTCAGCTTCTGGAAAAATATGGCACGGATCTCAGATGGCTCCCGGACTATCGCAAGGCGCAGGAACTGTTGCAAAAAATACAACAGGACCATCCGGAGCTTCCTGGACTCTATAACAGCCGGCTGTATCCCAAAATGCCGAACAAGGCCATCAGGTTCATCCATTTCGTGCCGGGAATGAAAGTGCGGACTTATTCGTGGGAACCAATCAAACCGCTCACCCCCGACCTGTTCCTGGAACATCAGAAAAGTCTCTATCCAAACGCGACAATCACTCCGGTATATGACGCAACCAGCAGTCTCTTGGGAGCTCAGATTGTGATGACCCCGGGGAACAATCTGCGGTATCTCCATGATGACGCAAACTATTGGGTCAGCTTCTATGGGCAGGCCGAAAAGCATGCGGACTTCCAGAAAGCTACGCGCCGCGTTGCGGGCCTGGCCTGGACCGATCCCAAACTGGGTCTGACAATTCGTGCGCCGCAGTCCGTCGAAGAGCTCAATCAGGAAGGAGGAGTACTGATGCACTCCGTTGCATCGTTTGCGGATGCCATCATCGCCGGTTCGACCAATGTCATGTTTATCCGCCGCGTGGATATGCCTGACATACCGTATTTCACCCTTGAGCTTTGCCCCAATGGTGCGATTCGCCAGGTACACTGCTTCCAGAATGGCGGCACGTCTGAGGACGAACAGGCTAAAGCCTTTGCTGCCTCAGGACTGGCCTGCTATCAAAGCTTCAGGGATATCCTTCGCTTCCTGGTTAACTGGGGGCGTGCATTCCCGCACAACATCGATTTACTCACCCTGAAAAGGGAGTATCAGTCTTATCTCGCCTAAGGAGGTGTATCATGATGGATATCTTCGATGCCATCAAAACCAATGTCCCGATGGAGGCCGTAGCCGAATACTGCGGCCTCCGCCCCCGCGGGGGTGTCTGCCTGTGTCCGTTCCATACAGACAATCACCCGTCATTCAAACTGTATCCGGACCATGGCTACTGCTTTGCATGCCACACTCGGGCCGATGCGGTGCAGCTCGTGGCCTACCGCGAACGGCTTACGCCACTCCAGGCTGCACGCCAGCTTGCTTCGGCGTTCGGTGTTCCCGGCGACTTCAATCCGTATGTAACCACATTGCGTGCTCTGCAGCGTGATCAGCAGGCTGAAATGCAGAAAGCAGTCGATACCATGCGACTCTCGCTTATCCGCATGCGTCGGACGTTGTGGCAGTGGCGTTTGCAGTATGCTCCAAAGAATCCGCGAGAGCTCAAGAAACCAGATCCCCGGTTCATACTGGCAATTGAAAATCTGGAATATCTGGATTACCTAATCGACGAATGCCCGGATGATCCAGCACAGGCGCAAGAATGGCGGCATACCGTCAAGAACATGCAGGGCCTCTACGCCCTGGGTGACCAAATCAAAAAATTACAACAGGAGGAAGAGAATCATGCTCATTCTCACCGTGTGTTTTTCTGGAAACGCTAAGAAATATGACTATGTCTACCGTGGCACAGCCGCTCCCAAGCAGCTGCGCTATCTGGACGGTATGGGACCACGGGGTCCCTGGTATCAGTCCATCACCGTAGTGGGCGCTCGCACTGTTGAGCCTGAAAATGTCCCGCAGTATGTCACGAAGGAACTGGTACCGACCAAAGATGGCCTGGTAGTGGCGACCAACTGGACGCGTCCGCAGAGCATTAAAATGCAGGCGGCCCCGGCCCTCAACAATTACAAACACTACCTGAAGTACATCGATAATCTCACTATGCAGAAGCCCATCCACAGCTGGGCCGATTATCAGCGGTGCTTTGCACAGCTCAAACAGCAGTATCCTTACAATGCTAACACAATCTACGAAGGAGGAAAACACTAATGTCCGAAACAGTGAAGGCCTTACGCGAAAAATATTTAGGCAAACGCGTAAAAATACTTGACATGGTGGGAGAAATGTGCTATAATAATAAGTGTGGTACGGTCACACATGTCGATGACGCCGGTCAGTTACACGGCACGTGGGGTGGCTGCGCCATCCTGCCGGAAGTCGATAGTTTCGAAATCATAAAGGAGGATCATCATGCCTGAAAACGAAGTACCCGAAATGCTCGACGTGCTGTTGCGCGATGCAAAGCGTTATCCGCAGATTGCATCGGAAGAGCGCGAAGACTATGTCCGCCGTGCCCGAGCGGGCGACACTAAAGCTCGTGACACAATTTATGCCAACTATACGCCGGCAGTAGTATCGTTGGCCCGCGAAAAGTATAACCGCATCAAAGATCTGCCGGCTGTGAATATCGGCCTCGAAGACCTGGTTCAGGAGGGCATGCAGGGTATTCACAATGCCATCATGCAGTATCGTGCAGACAACGCCAATGCCGCGGGCTTTACAACGTATGTATTCCGGTGCATCAGCTACTGCCTCAACGACAGTATTACGGACAACGGTCGTCTGCTGCGTCTCTCAAAAGTCCGCATTGGACAGATGCGCTTCGTGTATGCTGCCAGCGAAGCTCTGGAGAAACAACTGGGTCGCGCACCTACGTCCGAAGAAGTATCGCGGTATCTGAATGGACGCTTCTCTTCTGCGGAAATTGACGATATCAAAGATTCCATGGAGAACGCCTATACCGTATCTATTCATGGAACCTCGGACGAAGAGGAGGGCAGCTTGGAGGATACACTGGCCGATCCCAGTGACTTTGTGCGTGAGGTGCAGAATGAAGAAATGGCCAGGGACCTCCGCAAGGCCGTCGCCACTCTAAGCGAAAACGAACAGCTGGTAATCAGATACCTGTTCGGTCTCGATGGTCCCACGAAAACCCTGACTCAGATCGCGCAGATGCTCTATGCCCGAGGCGTGAAAGGGTACAAAGATGCACCGATGACCAAAGAGGCGGTGCGCAGGATCAGTGTGCGCGCCCTGCGCAAGCTCCATGTCAAAATGCGCGCATACGCCGATGACTACAATTCCTAAGGAGGTAAACCATGAGAACACTCGAAGAAATCGCAAAAGACCCTCGCCTGGACGATGAGGGCACGTATGACTACCTGGCCGAAGACCTGCCCGCCGACACCTGCCGGTGGGAACGCGGCTGCGCACGCTGCGACAGCTGCGGCAAGTATCGTCACCTGTTCAAGCGATCCACGCACTACTTCTACTGCTGGGACGGATGGGATTACATGTCATATCACAATTGCTGGGTCTGTGAGCTCGCAGACAGCAAACTATCGCCGAAGCATCTCATCAAACGCTGGAAATTCCAGCAGAAAAAGCGTCGCGAGTATCGCAAATTCTACGAGGTCGCCATCAAAGGCGGCACTCCACCGAAGACGGCCAAAACAATGGCCAGCCGCATCGTTTACGGTAAATAAGATCACAGAGAAAGGAAAGAATAATTATGAACAAGCCTGAAATCTACGGAGATATCCTGGAAAAGAACATCCTGGTCACTAGCATCGGACGCATTCTCAAAGAATTCCCGCGCAACCGGATCGTGGGTGCTCGATATGAGTACTGGACTCACGCCGTAAATCCGACGTGGCACCGTGAAAACATCGTCATCGAATTCGCATCCGGCGCCATTGAAGTGCGAAACGTCACAGGGAACAGCGTGAACGCGGTGTTCAGAAGCATCGGGTCGCTCCTCGATGGCGGATACTACGACGAAGTCCCCGATTACAATGTCATGTGCACGGGGACGACCTGGAACAAGCTCGATCTGAGCAATCCCGACAACTACACACTCAGAAAATAAGGAGGAAAACACAATGCAGAGCGTAAGACACGAAATCACCAAAGAGCAGTACGAGCATGCGAAAACCCTGAGAGGTATCGCCCTCGAACAGTATGCCGAGACCATCTTCCCAGCAATCATCCAGTGGCAGGTCTACTGGATCTATAACATGTGGGTGTCTGAGGACCCCACCACCGGCGTCTGCTGGCTCAATGCGACCATCAGCAACAGCTGCGATTAAGGAGGTATAAAACTATGGCACTTTACTGGGATTTTGATCGTGATTTTATCGGAACCGTGACCGAGAAGAACGGGGACATCTGCAACCTGTACACCGGGAATGCCCTGGCAATTATGGTCTCAGAAACTGAAAAGCAGTATGGGCTGCACTGGTTCGCCGCGGACGAGCAGCATCTGAAAAACATGCTCGCGTCTGATGCATGCAAGGAGGACATCGCCGGACTGACTTTCAACCTGAAGGCGGACGTCCTAAAGCAGCCCAAAGTGAAAACTCTGATCAAGCTCCTGACCGGCAACGCGCGCATCGTCCTAGCCGGCCCCGGTGAAACAGTCGAACGTAAAATCTACCCGGACGAAGAATAAAAATATTTAATTACAGGAGGATACAACAATGAGCAACAAGAAGAAGAAACCCCAGGAGACCATCGAAATCGCCGGCTACACCTTCATTGTCCGGTATGCGTACCGTGCCAATGGAGCCAACCTGTTGGCCAGGAGCCAGTATATGCGGGGCTGCCCTACTCTCTACGACGTCTACAAGCGCCCGTCATGTGCAAAACGGGATGCCTGGCAGGACTGCAGGAGAATGTGCAATGAGATGGGCGGCACCAACCTCAGGATCGCCGGACACAACTGCATGGAGTTCTCCGTTGCTTTTGAGATCGTTCACGACGGCGCACCTGCCCGTATTGTGATCACGCACCTGCACAATTACATTATTTTTGAATAAGGAGGCCTAACAATGACAGGACCGGAAATTGCGCAGCTCAAGGCGATGCTGCCTCTCAACACGCTCACCAAAGAGGAGAATGACCTGGTTCGGGATGTAGTTCACCTGTGCGACTATATGCTGAGCTGCCTCGCCTATTACGAGGACTATTACGAAAGCCTGGAGCAGCCGTGGTTCCGCCGCAATTCCAAGGAAACCAATGCGGAAAAACTTGAAAAAGCCGGCGCCAGGGACGGAGCGATCCTGGAACGGATCCTGTGGGATGAGATGAAGGCAGACTTTAACAAGTATGCCATCGTTCACCAGGGCGTCAGTGTGGATTCCGACGGGCTGAGCTACAATAGCCTGGAGTGGCGTGGAGCTCCGTGGGAGCGTAAGATCACAATTCCCACCAAAACCCGCGCGATTACTATCGTGCTGCGTGCAAACTAAGGAGGCATCATGAAACAGAAGTACACATCCGCCAACACGAGCATCAACTCCACCAGGGTCCCGGCGATGTTCAGAAGAGTCCGGTGGGATCCGGGAACGAAAAATCTGGACTGGGGAGGCGGCAAATACGACACCGCCACCCGGTACCTGGAAACAAAGGGTGTCCAGAACGTCATCTATGACCCGTTCAATCGAAGCCCAGAGGAGAACGCGGCAGCGCTAGCCGGCACTTATGACACGGCCACGCTGAGCAATGTTCTCAATGTGATCGCCGAACCGGAGATCCGAAAGGAAGCGGTCCTGGGAGCACTGGCCCATCTGAAAACGGGCGGAATGCTGTATATTTCAGTATACGAAGGCAACCATTCGGGCCGCGGGAGAGAGAGCAAGCCAGATTGCTGGCAGTGCAGCATGCCTCTGAAGGCTTATGCCAAAGAGTTGGCGTGGCTGCACCCGTGGATTCTCCGCGGAATGATAATGATAGTCAAGGAGGACTGAAACCATGGCAACACAGAACCAGAAAACAATGAACAAGCAGGGCTGTCCCTGCAAAGCGTGCTACATTGAAGTGTCAGAAGTACCGCACGTTTCTCCGAACAACATCAGGATCGGATGCAAGACACATCAGAACTACCTGCCCCAGACATTCGCTTCCGTCGTGGAAGCCATCCATGCGTGGAACGCATATTTAGACACGCTCACCCGAGAGGAGGAAAACTAATGGAAATTCTTATGGCCTGCATCGCAATGGGAATCGCAACAATTGCGATCATCCTTGTACTTTATGCACTTGCCCAGATCAGCAAGCTCGAAGAAGCCGTGCACAAGGGCGATGTCCAGATCCTGGACCTGATAAAGCAGCAGTGCGAGATTAATAAAAAACAGCAAGCCATTGATGCAGTTACCCGCCGGCGTCTGGATCAGACCACGGAGGTAGTATTGACTGCTGCAGCGGAAATCGAAAAACTCAAAAAGGAGAGAAAGTAAAATGTACGGACGTGAAAACAGGTTCGGTGAAAAACTCGAGGTAATGCTGGAAGCAGCTGCGCGCGCGGCCGGCGTGGAACCCACAGAAAGCAACAAAAATGATATCCGGGAAGCATTCTGGATCGCATTGCAGGATCAATATGACAGAGAGGACATAGAACTCTGGCTTGATGTCCACGAGTATGTTTATACAGACGACGACATCGATGAGATCCTGAAATACTATCGCGACCTTTTTGATATCGATCGCAGCCTGATGGACAACATCGCCGCTGCGTATTATTACGCCGACCTGCATCTGAAAAAGGTCGACGACACATCTGAAGAGGAGGAAGATTAATGGAAACTGGAAGCATGGAATTCACAGTCGAGCTCTTTGTCTCTGAGAAAACAGGTGCAAAGATGGTATTTGTCGCCGCGGAGGGCGCATCAGGCGCGGAATACCCGTATGAAACTGCCGCGGACATCGGCAATGCAATCGCAGCCTATCTTTCCAACTACTACCCAGAAAAGGTCGCAACCACTGGGCAGCGTGAAACCGAATAAAAAAATAAAGGAGAAACACAATGGAAACTGAAGAAATGATCAAGAACTGGCTTATCAGAATGTATGATCGGGAAATTGAAGAAACGTTCGGGGCAGTCAGCAATGAGCGGGTATGGCGCATCGGATCTCAGACGCAGGAAGAGTATGGGATACACACAGCCAACATCATACGGCTGCTCAAGTATGTTGAAACGCTGAAAAAACTCAAAAATGACATTCTCAAGGAGGAAGAAAACAATGCGTAAGAAATTCGGAGGCTACAGCATCGACGCGACTAAACTCAAAAAACACACCAGGAGCGATGGGCTCCTTCAGACGACGACAATCCTGGAGGGGAATATCGAGATCGGCATCGATATAGATCCGCATACCTGGAGAGGTGACTGGCTCAGAGACTTCCTGTTCGGAAAAGACTCGTGGAAGGAATGGCGCCTGATCAATGTGGAAAATCACTATGTGAAGGACGCCTCAGAACGCGGCGAGTATATCGAACGTAATATGGTAACGGCAGTCTGGGCCAAAAAAGACCAGTATGGATTTTATTATTTTAACTAAGGAGGAGAAAACAATGGAAAACACGAATCTGAACGACCTGCGCACACTCTGGGATCTCAGCTGGAGGTTCGACTGCGATTACAACGATGCGGACTATGACGTCTGCGATAGCAACTGGGACTGGTGCTGCTGCCTGGATTTCCAGAAAATCCCGCAGCAGGGAAGTGATAGCTACACCAGATTCTGCACGTGGCTCGCTAAAAACCTGGAGCTGGACGATCCGGCCGATTACCAGGACAACATCAAGCAGGAATCACAGCCCTGCTCAGTAACCTGCAAGGTGGCGGATCTGATGTGGGCGCACAGGGACGTCTTCGACCCGTTCTTCAACGAGAATAACAAACGCGGCTATCGCCCCAAAGACTATGGTGACATAGATCCGGACGAAGATGCGGGCTTCTTCGAGGCATACATGGTGCCGCTCGAGAGCCTGATCGTCGGAAATTACTCGGAAGAAGATTACGCACAGCTGCTGGAAGCGCTGCAGGGAAACGAAGAGCTCAAAGCGCCGCCGCGGCATACGCTCGCCGTTAAAACCTACGTGTATATGAAAATGAAGTACGGTGAGACCCAGGAGGAAGCCCTGGATCGCCTGCATCGCCAGATAGCGAACGCAGGGCTGGAAATCCTGGATCCAGATACAAACAACATCACAGTCCGAGAGGAAGAATAAGGAGGTTACTAACATGAAATACGCAATTATTGAAAGCTACGCGGGAGCAACTGAAGAAGAGCTGGAATACCCGGCTCACAGCATCCAAATCCTGGGATACGCCGAAGATCCGGAAGCGATGCGGCAGATGGCCCAGACGGTATTCACGAAAACGATCGATACAGATCTGGAGCTGCACGCCGGCTTTTACGACGCCGAAGAGCTGCAGGAGATCAGGGACGGAGTAGAGGTAATCCTGTATCCGGCAGACAAAATCCAGCAGGAAATGGATACGCAGGGGTCAGCGCCGGTGCTAAGCCCGATCATTATCGGAACCCTGTATAACTTCAATGAGCGATTCAGATATGTCGACCATGTCATCGTCTCAGCCATTCCCACAACTGAAAACAATAAAAACTAAGGAGGATACAACAATGCCGAACCATGTTAAGAATATCCTGCGGTACAGCGGGTCGATCGCACAGGTCCAGCGGATGCGCACCTTTGTACAAAACCAGAAAACCACAGAAGACGGCAGCCCGGGAGAGGAAATGCCGTTCAGCTTCCAGAAGATCATCCCGATGCCGGAGAGCCTGAATATCGAAGCCGGCTCGAGAACTGACGACGCCCTGCGTTATTATCTGGCGCTTGTGCAAGATACGCTTCAGCCGGACGAAAAGGCAGCGCTGGAGCACACAAGGACACGCTACGGAGTCCGGCTCGGACAGTACCAGCCCATGACGATCGAAGAAAGGAGACAGTTCGAGGACAGGATCACCCTGGAGGAACAAGATAAGGCGATGAAAGACGGTGCGACGCTCCTGTATAACCTGTCGCATTATCAGGCGTCCACGTGGTATGACTGGCGCATTGAGAACTGGGGAACCAAATGGGACGCCTATGACCAGTCTTATGAAGAATCTGATAATAGCTCGTGCAATGCCGGTGCCGGAAGCTACATATTCAACACGGCCTGGGCGCCGCCGGTACCTGTGATCAGACGACTGGCAACTATATTCCCGGACATCACATTCACATGGCAATGGGCAGATGAAGACTATGGAAACAACCTGGGAGAAGTCAAAATTACCGATGGACACGTAGTATACCGCAGGATGATCGAAGAGGGAACCAGAGAGGCAGTCGCCTTTTCCAAGGAAGTCTGGGACGACTACAGCCCGGACGAAAATTCGTAAAAATAATGCAATAAAAAAGTTGACTTTCCGGTCCCAAAGTGCTATAATACAAGCAGAAAAAAGACCGGAAAGTCGCCCACAAAAAAGGAGGATTATAAAATGGGACTTGATCAGTATTGCCTGGTGGAATCGCCAGATATCGAAAAAACAGATGCAACAGGTGCTTGCGGGGGACTGTTCCCAATTGGCCCCAGTATTGGCGACAGAGCAGAAATCGGCTATTGGCGCAAAGCGTACACCGTGAACGATCTGATATGCAAAACACTGCAGAGCTATAAGGATCTGCCGGTAGACGCAGACGGCTATAGAGAAGACAACTGCGTCGATATGCGCATGATGCTGGATGAGATCGAAAAGATCTTAAAAATAGCCAAAGAGGAAGCAAACAAACCGATCAAAAGCGAGTGGGAACACGAAGACTGGGTCAATACCGTCGAGGTAATGACAAAAGCCAGGCGTATCCTGCAGCAGGATCCGGAAGCAAAGATCTACTACTTTATTTGGTATTAAGGGAGGTATAACTAAAATGATGAACCTAGATGCACGTATACTCGTAGACGAGATTGATGAGACTGCAGAGCTGTTAGATGATAACGGCTTCGATTACGACTTCGACACCGCTAGCCGCATAATGGTCGCCACGGAGGATCTGGACGAAATAGCAGATCTCCTGGATGACGCGGGGATCGATTTCGAAATTCTTTGAATATTTGTTCAAATAAAGGAGGAACTACAATGGCACTTTACACAATTAACGCCGGAATGGAGCCCGAGCTCCACATCAGTCTAAACGGAAACTCAAAAATCGGGAAGGGCATCGCCTCCTTCTCAACCCTGCCGGGCAATGAGGATCATCTGATCAAGCTCAAAGACGGGACGGTTCTGACGGAAGTCCCGGGCACCTGCAGCAAGCACTGCGCGGAATGCTTCGACGGGGGCTGCTACGCTGTAAACAGCGCGCGTATGTATCACACGTCAGTCATCCCCGCCTGGATGGAAAACACCCTGCTGCTTAGATCCGGGAAGCTGTTCGGAGCCCTGGACGACTATCTGACCAAAATTAACAAGAAATTCCTGAAAACAGGGAAGCAGGAGGATATCAGGTTGACCACATTCAGGATCAATGTATCGGGCGAGCTGACTTCTGTCGAAGATTTCGACAATTGGAATGAGCTCGCCAGGAAGCATCCGGAGATCCAGTTTGCGGTCTACACCAAAAACTATGAGGATCTGGAAACTTTCCTGGAAACCCGGGGAGAGACCGAACCGAACTTCGTCATCAACGTCAGTCAGTGGCACGGGTGCGCAGATGAATTCCTCTCACGCCACGCGGGTAAAGTGAACGTTTTTGAATATGACGACACCAACAGGAAAGACTGCACGATGCCGGATCCCGAGAGGGACCGTGTCAGGGCTCTGATCCACTGCCCGGCGGTGCTCGCCAGCGGGAAGCACGCCAAGGATGCGCAGGGAAACCCGATAACCTGCGATAAATGCCGGCGCTGCTACAGGAAAACCGGGAAAACCACAGCTGTCTGGGCTCACTAAGAAAGGAGGTTATCATCTTCATGAAAACAGCAATCCAGTTACCCAAGACCCAGGTACCGGACGACGAGTTTCCGAATCAGGAAGCAGAATCGCCGCGTACGACGATCCCGGGGAGACAGTACATCAGAATCTTCAAAGAGAGCACAGATCCGGAAGTCTGGAAATCTTATTGCCTCGGGTTCGGGCTGGACCCGGAGAAGACGACAAGCTTCAGGATCTCCAACATCGATACAGCACGGGACATCCAGGAGGACCTGTACACAGTCGACGGTGAGCTCGCCGAGATGTCGAAGTACTGCTGCATCCTCCCGGGAAAGGAGGGCATCAGAGATGACGTATAAAGAGATCTACTCTTCTCTGATCGACGAGACACTCAGACTGCTGGGCGGCCCACGCCCGGGAGAGACCTGGTGTGATGCAGCTGAGCGAATCGGAGCCCAGATAATGTCCCCGGAGGTCCCGAACATCCACAACCTGGAATCGGATCTGGAAGCAGTTGCCGTACAGGCAGGGGACCGGACCCAGGAAGCTCGCCTGGCGCGCAACATAATCCAGAATCTTAAGGCCGCAAAGAACATGCCGGCGAAGCATCGCGAGTACCTGTGCTGTGATCCCACAGAGCAGCTGGATCAGATAGCCGAATCGCTTGAGAGGGATCCGCAAACGGTTGCATCCTATCATCTCATGGAAATCCTGGGATCCGAGAGCGAGCTGCAGCATCAGCTCGAGCAGCGAACCGGGGCTGCAATCAGGCTACAGGTCACGCCGGCGGACAGTAACATCGTTCTCCAGGAAAAACTAAGCTTCGGTAAGAAGACCATGTGGGTGACGACGCGGCTGCTGCCAGTGATCACAGTCTGGAGAGAAGACTAGATAAACTAAAAAACCGTGAGAAAATACGGGGAAAACTCAGAAAAACACTTGACAAACCCAAGAAAAAGTGCTATAATACACTCGGAAGGAGGCGAACACAGGTATGATCGTCGCGCTAGCAACCATGATAGGAATTCCGCTGCTGTACATAGTAGTGGCCTATCTCGGGACCTGGAAGAAGTAGCAGGTCACGCTGGTCGAACCCCCGGGCACGCGGGGATCAGGCCGCAGAATTCACAAACGTGCCAGAAAGGAGGTGCAACAATGATATATATTGTCGGACTGGTCGCGCTTCCCATAATCGGCATCGCCCTGGAGCTCAGAGCTCTCTGGCGAGGCGCTAAGGAAGACAAGTCGGTGGGCGGATACGTCGCAGCAATCGCAGGGACCCTTGGGGTGCTTGTGATGTTCGTGATGATGATCCTAGATATGAATCATTATATCTGATGCCGACCGCAGCAGAAGAGAGGATGGGGCCTAAAAAGCCCCGTCCTTTTCTTTGCTGAGCGACCAGTCCGGGCCTCCTTCAGAACACACCTCGATTCTGGGGCGTGTTCATATTTTGTTCATTTCTCCTTCATAATTCCCCGGACAAAATATGAATGCGCCTCGGAGCATTTTCACGTAAATTTTGACACACCGAGCGCCAGGGTTTTTCTCTTGTCTAACGGCGGCTCTGAACATTGATGCGTTCAGCTGACTGCATTATACGTTCACTGCCCGACCTTTAATGTTCATTGCCCGCCCTATTTTTTTAACCGTACCGGCCCACTCTTTTTTCACCGCAGGGGGCCGCGCCTTTTTCACCGCGGTCAAAGTCCGGGCACGGTCACGGTCGGGCCGGGGTAAAAAAAGGAGTCAAAATCCGGGGGCGGCTTTTTTCCGCTCTCTGATTTTGCTCCCGAGAGGTCACCGCCGGCGGCCGTCTCAAACTTGTCGTTGACGTGCGTCAATACCAAGTTGCTAATTTGTCATGCATGAATAATTATGCGCCATTTCTGGATATTATTCATCAGATCTGACGTCTTATATTTACCTACCTCTCCGGTAGGTGATTCCCTGGGGCCCGAGAGAGAGCACAGCCCACCTGGGGCTGTTTTGCCCGCCTCCACAATTTCTGGGAGTTTCAGGTGCTAGAATCGCGACCTGCCCTCCGGGGGTGCAATTATACTGCCCCCTCCCTGGAAATCGATTCTAGCTCCAAACCGCCCAGTTATTTATAAGGATTTCAGACCTAAAAAACGCAGGGGTAGATCCCCCGGGCCTCTTCCCTCTCTGGAAAACATGGAAATCGGGGCCTGAGAGAGCCGAGAGGGAGAGAACAGCCAGGCCTCGACTCAGCTGCCCCTGCCTCCCGGCCAGAACCCGGCCATTTATACCCCGCATGCCGGGTAGCGGCTCACATTTCAAGCCCGGTCTTGTTTAAGCTGCCCGCCGGGTCGCAGCACATATATTCTGAGCTCCCACAATTTACTGGGCAAATCAGACCGTAGAACGCGACCTGGGTCTGGGGGGTATAAACATACTGCCTCTCCCCCCGTCGTCGATTCTAGGGTCTTCTGCGCAAGTAAATAACGGGAGATTCAGACCATTAAAACGCAGGGGTCTGCCCCGGGGACCGGCCGGAGAGGCGCCGGAAGGGAAAATCCGGGTGCATGGGGTCACAGAATCCGGCCCTCTCGGCCCCTCAGACCGTCGGAGACTGCGCCTGGTAGTCGCAAATTTTGAGACCAGGGGCCCCGGCTTTTTTCGCCTGGGCCGGCTGCTCCACAATTTCTGGGAGATTTTAGACCAAAGAAGGCCGTCTGGGTCCGGGGGGTACAATTATGCCACCCTAGGGCCAGTCGTCGATTCTAGGGTCCCAAACTCAATGAAATAATAAGGATTTCAGACCCTCTGCGCGGAGGGGTAGACCCTGATCAGGCCTCCCCGGCGGTTCCAGAGCCCTTTTTGCGGGCCAAAGAGCCCCTCAGACGCTCGCCCAGGGCCTCTCTCTCGGCCTCCGAAAGCTCCCGGTGTTTGCGAGGCTTCGGCAGATTTACGCTCTTTTGCCGGATTTTGAAGAAAATATGGTCCTCGTCTTCGAAGGCGATCCGGGCATCCTCGGGCCGCTCGCGTGCCTCTCTGCGCCAAATTTCGATGATTTTGGCGAATTTCTGGCACTTTGCGACGTCTAAAGACCAGAATTCGTCCGAAACTGAGCCTCCGAAGGTCATTTCTCTCTCTTCGCTCTCTAACACTCTTCCTCCTCTATCGCGCGCGCGTAAGACCTTTCACCTACCTCTTCAGGGGGTAAAAACCGGACTTAGGTGAAAATAGGTGAAATAAGGGGCGCGATCAAATGAAAAACATGATATATGGGAATGGCCGGCCTGGTGGACCTGGCCTGAAATGAAAAACCAGGGATCGGGAACTGTCTGGAAAATCCGGATTATTGGAAAAGGCTGCTGTAGCGGCCGGCGTCCCCGATCGGGTATATTTTGAAATCTGAAAACCGGGACCATACCCGATGGGGTGTAAATTCCGGTTGCAGATATTGGAAATTCAGGGTTTGGGCTAAAAACACACCAAACATGAACAAAAGCATACTGTCCTGAGGGGTGTTTTGGAAAGGTTGGGGGGTATTTTTAGCCTAAACCTGTTTTTATTGGCTTAAACGGGCGGTCATGGCTCAGAACATGTCTGGGCACGATGCCCGGGGGTGGGGGGTGCAGACGCTGTCCGTCTTCATGTATATGTCCATGCGAAGCTCGTCTTTGTCCCCGTCATAGGTAAACTCGAAAAAAAGAGTGGGGTGGAGGGGGACGATGGCAACGGCCAGGTGGTTCTGGAGAACCTGGGCATCCCAAACCACGGAAATGTCGTCCGGGGTGAACTGGTGCTCTCCTCTGTCCCAAAAACGGAAATTAAGAAATGCGGCTGCTTTGTTCTTGACGATTGAGCAGAATTCCTGAGGGTTCATGATATCGACATAGGCTCCTTCGAGGATTTGGGAATGGTAGGGTAAAATCGGATACGGGGTAATACGGGGTTGAAAGGGATGGGGGGAGATCTGAAAACTCCGTAAGCGAAACGGAGACGAAATTAAGCGAAATCGAGCGAAATGGGATGAGGACAGACGAAACGGGAGGAAAGGGGGCTCTCCCCCTAGAACCCCATCCTGAAGAAATATAATCTGCTCGTTACACTCGCAGACTATATTACGAGGATTATTCTTCCAGTCCTACGGAGTATCTATGGAGTAAAGAAGACTCTATGGATGTATAAGGGGTGTGGGGGGTACCCCCACCCTACCTATCCCTCCTTAAGGTTCCCTTCCCTGGTCGCCCCCGGGATCAGCCGCGCTGGTCAAAACGGGAGTCATCAGAGTCGTCGGGGGTGAGGGAGGGAGTGGGAGAGTGGAGGAGGTCGATGATCGGGTTGTTGTGGAAGGCGATATAGGCCAGGGGCAGCTGGTAGAGAGCTAAGAGCGTACCCTGGAGGGTACCGTCCAGCGCACCGATCAGGAAGAGGGCCGCCAGAATGGTAAGGGTGTACACCGCGTAGAAGGTGTCGAAAAACGGGATTTTGGTGGAACGACTCATGGCCGGAAAGCGTTAATCGGTGGGAGGCGGAGACTCCGGGGTGGGGCGAGGCCCCTTGCGGAGTTTGGCAGCCGCCTCGTAGATGGCGAGTTTCTAGGCCAGAATACTGGCGCGTTTATGCCAATAGCGGGCCTCCAGCTGGGCCTGTTTCAGCTCCGCCAGCACGTATTCTTCGCAGGTTTTGATGTCCATGCCCGGTCTTATTCCTTGCTCTTGATAGCTTTTTGGATGCGTGTGGAGGCCGTCATCCGGGCCTTCCAGGTGCTCCTTTTGTGGGTTCCGCGGGCCTGATTACGCTTGCGAATATTCTCACCGACAAGCTTTTTCTGCATAATATCCCAGGCCAGACGAACATATTTGCTCGGACTGACCTTCTGCTTTACGGCCTCGCGCCGAAGCATTTCTCTTCTAAATTTTCGCATTTTTAGGCTCTCCTTTTTATGAATCAAATATGAACAAAAGATGACAGGGGGGTAAAAAAAGGAGGAGCACGGGAGATCCCCGTGCGCCTCCCTCATCCCGGTAATTACTCTATGGGCTTTACAAGTTCGAGCAGAGCATAGGCCTGCGCGGGTGTGAACTTGAGCTCGTCCAGATCCTTGAGCTCGAAGATCGGCTTGATATCCGGAATGTCTTCGTTGCCCAGATCGGTCAGCTTCTCGTTGACCTCGTTGAGTTTTTCATCAGGAATGTGGCGCGCCTCGCCTTCGCCGACAACGTACTCTTCCACGAGAGCCTGTCTCTTGTCGTCAAACAGCTTGGCCGCGGCCTCGGTGCTCTCCACGAATTTCGCGATCTTGTACGCGACACTGAACGGAAGCTCTGCAGTGATTCCACTGAGAGTATTGCGGGCACCGATAATGGTAGAAAGTTTCATTCGACTAGTCCTTCTTTCTTAAAAGTGAGTATTGAAACGGTGATCGCGAGAATTGGCTGTCTCGTTATCACCCGTATTATATTGGGATGGGTACGTACCGTCAACTGTTATTTATTTTATGACCGTTCATTTACCGCTCGGGATCAACAAAAGCATTTGATCATCGAGTGAGTCACCGATCACCACGGAAAGATCGGAAACTCTTGCATTACTTGTAACATAATCTTGCGAGCTGTTTATCTTGTAATTGCCAAACCCATTTGAGCGTCCGTCTATAAGATACATCCCAAACCAATCTGGGGCTCCCTCATCATCATACGAATAATAAGGAGATTCCGCGGTTATTCTCGGCAGGAGTATATACAACGGAGATGCCGTGGCGGCTGTGAATGCGGCTATAAATTCTTCGGGGTAAATATCCAACGGGATTATAATTCCGGGTTCAATGGCAGCCGCCGTTCCCGTGCATTTAACAACCCTTCCCCCGCCCCCACTCGGAGCCGCCCATGTAGGCTTTTTGTCCTCGTCAAGGGAGAGGACATCACCCGCAGATGCTTCCGAAGGATCGGGCAGCCCACCGCCGCCACCTCCGCCCGAGATGGCCTCGGCGATATTTTGCAAGGCCTGGGTAATACTAGCATCGTCGTTACTGGGGGTTAGATTCTTCGCATTTTGCCGGAACCAAGATAGCAGGGAGGGATTGGTGGCATCCACACCACCGGCGATCTTGACATTTTGATATGCCGTATTGACCCAACCACCCTGTGGATACTCGTTCACAAGCGTGGCACCGAAATAAATTTTACCGGAATCCGCTCCGTCTACGAAACGGATAGAATTGTACTCCTGATCGTTCGCAGTAAAATTGATCTCAAAAATGTGCGTGCCAGTTCCTATCGGCCCTGTTACGTCTGCGATCGACCAGGCCGTATCATCTAAAGTCCGCAAATAAAACATGTATTTTATTCCCCCTTATAATTATTCTGGATCTTCTTCGGGTTCGGGCTCCGGCGGGACGTACGAGGTCTTGAGTTTGATCGACTGTACGAGGCGGCCCTCGAGATCAACGATCATGAGCGTCACGCTGGTAAATTGTGTAGAACTGACGGCAGCAGCACAGCGCTGATAATACATGGCCAGGGTGGTTGTAGGTGTACTGTAGGTGCTAATTGCGCTGTTGATCTGTCCGTCCGGCCTGAGCTGCAGCTCAATAAGATAGGTTCTTTCTTCCATTTATTCTTTGTCTCCTTTGACTTTTTAGGGGATCATTTCTGGCCACGCTATTTCATATAACGGGACACCGGCCGGGGTAACAACCTACAAAAAGGCGCCGATATAGTCTCCGCTCGTGATAAGGGCGGCCATTTTTGAATACATGTCAGCCCTGGCGTCAATTTCATTATCATACGTATAAATTGCTGTGTTATAGACCCCATCCAGATTTTGACGATATTCCAAAAGATAGTACATTATAATTGGTCCCCCCCGTCCCTGGCGGGTTTCTTACGGATGCCATCTCCACAAATATCATATTCGTCGATTGAAAATGGCGTCTCAAAATATACATTGGGGCACCCCGGCACATCGACGGCCTCATTATAGTAGATGCCAGCGGACGTTACGATGTAACGATTAGAATCGGAATAGGTACGTTTGAGAACCACGCCGTCTCCTCTTGTTTTATAGTTATTGTCGATAATTAGCATTATGATGGTTCCTCCTGCATGTAATCCGCGAGAGCAGACCAGTTTGAAGCTGCTTGGTAGGTGGCTAGGTATCCAACAGGGACATATATTTTTGCACCAGCCTAACAAGTAATTGAGCCAGAGCGAAGCGTAGGCGGAGTAGTTGCTTGGCAATGAAGCTCTCCCTCGGATAAAATAGTTAAGGAAGAAGTTGAATCATTAAATGAAGTGAGATTTGATGGAAAATTAATATAGTAGTATGATCCCGTTACATAATTAGGCATACCCTATGAAGTTCCAAGGGGATTTTTAAAATGTAGACGGTTGCATAGCTAACCACCATAATTAAAATATCTACTATTTGGTGACGCTGTTGCCAAATCAACCTCTACATGATCCATTGTATAAAAGGCGGTACCCCGGAATGCATGGGTACCCTCCATCTTTATATACCCATCTCCATAGATCGCTTTTAATTGGCACCCTCTATAGCCCGACATGCCATAAGTGGGCACTTGAACGGTTACCTTATTGATATACATAAATCTAAATGGGCTCTCTTGCCAGTTATAGTTGTTACTTCCATTTGAAGTATTTGAAAAATAAATGAACCACGCTTGCGGAGCATTTACTCCGCCAGAAGAAAAGGTGGTGTTTGCGCCTATTTCGATTTTTTGTAGATATCGCTACACCAATGCCTCCGACCCCGCCATACAATGAGATGAAGTTCCCAAGACAATTGTACCACTAAGTTTGACTACGTATCGTCCGATGGCGGGATAAGTATGAGTATGATACGTAGCGGCAGAGTCCGTGTAAGTTTCTACCGCACTACCGTCGCCCCAGTATAAAGTACCAGTTATCTTGACAAAAATAGTCACGGTTAAATATCCAGGGTCCACTACTACAAGATGCAAATAAGTTCCGCCATCATTAACTGCCCAGTCCCACATATGTTCAGTATCGATATGCGCTAAATCATATTCGACATTTTCCAAATCCCTAAAACGACAATCACCTATCGGTATATTATAAGATGGTACAGACATGGCTGTGCGAGTCGCGTGGCCAATTTTTGCCAGTGTTGTTTCAGAAATAGTTACTTGTCCCATGATTATTCACCTACTATACGGTCTGCATAATTTGCCCAGTTCGTTGCAGACTAATAAGCGGACACTGCACTCGTGGGTACAAAAATTTTAGAGTTAAGGTTCATAAACGAGATTGTCCCACTTAAAGATGGAGGGGTCGTGGGCGTCATATGCAGCTCGTCCACTGTCATGTTGGACGAGATGGCCCCAGTGACCACCCGTTTATATTGTCCTATAGTATTTGGGACAAAAGGTGTTAAATGATAATTACATGGATCAGCATAGTATGTAGCACCATTAGCAGTTACACTGGGACAATCAAATCCGAGTAACTGCGGAAAGTAGGTACTTACAGAACTGGTCATAGTAATGGGCGTTATACTTTTAATATAATTTAATGACGTATATCCCGTCCATGAGGCCGCCAAATTCAATAAGGCCCCGTCAGTCCCTTGTGAGAGATCGCTGGCATGAAAAAAGATACATTTTACCGCCTACAAATTGGCAAAAGCATTACTTTCATACGTCCAACCTCTTCCCAATTCATAATATTTTACAGCCAACCGCGCTATGGCGTTTGAATTAAAATTATTTGCGCCCCAAATCATACTATTACCAGTGCTAGTAACATGGATAACATAAGTACCATAATTGAGATAGGTATGGGATTCTTGGGTGACCGCAGTATGGGCACATGACGTAGTAGCATTATCACCCCAATCAATAGTACCAGTCAACTTTAAATTCAATACTTGTGTCAATTGCCACTATTCATCAATAGTCAGATAAAAATAGTGGGAGCCATCATCTTTAACCCAGTCCCACATACCCAGTGGTGTAATAAGTGATGGCATTTCTGCGGGTAGCCAGGTATCGGTACTATGCCATTTTCGCCGCAGCGTGCTCGCAATGTTTATCAAGTATTGCTCTTGTATTTGAACCTAAGCCATTGCGCACCTCCTTACAGCGAAGCTTCTTGCCAAGTTATACGAATATGTGTAATCGTGGCAGTACCCACGGTACCATTGTTGGTCACAGATAACAAGGCTGAACCATTATTACCTAAATTAGTTGTAATTTCACTAATGGTACCAACTTGCGTGCCATCTAAAAAAGCCGTAAACATGTCGGTGCTAAAATCTACGGTTGCTTTAACGGTACCTGCTGATGGATGGGAGTCGCTAAAATTCCATAGATTGCCTCGACCGGAACCTCGCATGCCACCGTTCGCTAAAAAATAAATCTTTGCACTACATATGTTCGTAGTTCTAGTAGTTGGTATTATTACAGCGTCGAGCTGCCCTTTGGTTGTATCATGATCAATATAGCTTATCTCAATCGATATTGAAGTGATTGTGTTTTTTAATCTTGAATAAAGCGCGCTTGGAAAACCAACATTGATACCTTGCCATGATGTTGTACCCGAATATAAATATAATCCATTTGATCTATATTCATAAGCTGCATCTGCAACGCTGGAGCCGACAGATAATAATCCATTATTACCATCTGTGTAATCCCATTCAAACACCCGTTCAATAGTGGGTATAGATAACCAATATGCTGTATTAATAGTGGGGGTGCCCGTAAACAAGCCCCCTGTATTAGCAAACATATCAGTTAATGCGTTGGTAGGAACTGTAATAGTAGTAGGGCCCGTCACTGAAAATTTGTTAGCGGTATAGAAGGGAAGCCAAGTATCGGCGCCAACAAATGCGGGGGAAGTATGGAAGGTAGTACGAATTGTTTTATAATTATTATTGACCCATCCAGACGAAGCATTATACGCGATAGTGGTGTCATAAAGTATATTGCCAGTGGCATCAACACTTAAAACTGAATAATCAGTAGAATTAGAGGTAAAAGGCATGGTAAGAGACTGCCCTTTAATATCCCATCCATAGACAATTGTTAGATTCTACTGCTTAAAAGTCAACCAATCTCCCATATCAGTGGCATCATTATCTATCAATACAACATCTGTATCGGCAATATTAAATGACAACCTAACATAGTTCATACCAGTGGGCACGGTAAAAGTGTTATTATAATCCACACCCGTTCCTGTTACGGCAACAGAATTGATGGCAGTACCCGTGGCCTAATCATTAGTAGCATATCCCACGGCTCTTTTATTATTGGTGCCTGTTTTACCAGATACTCCAGTCCAAGTATAGGAATGTCCAGGTACGACAGAAATATAAGCAGATGCCTAAGAAGTACTATCTGACGTTAGCACTCCGGAGGCATTAATATAATATCCGGTGGTTACAGCAGTGGGATCATATAAATTACTACTATTATTCGCAAATAAATTTTCAAACTGACTCTTATCGCCCGGCACGATCAAATTCTAATATGCGCTATTAACCCAACCAGTAGATATATCGTAGACTTTGGTATTGATCCCATTGGAACCATAGTAAAAATTACCAGCAGAGTCACAATACATACTATCATAATTAGTCGAATTCGAAGCGAATGTCAGGCCTGTTAATGTACAACCTCGGACGTTCATTCCAGTCCTGTTCGTAAAGGTGCCCGGCAATGTAAATTCAATTTGATTACCACTGGAAGTTTCTTTCTTTTGGCCCGAATAAATAACACCCCAATTCTCCCCGTCATCAGATATTTCTGTCACATTACCATAATATGTCCGCCCATCAGCATAATAATGCCAGATAAACACAGCACCAATAGCATAAGAGGCTCCCAAATCTACAATGACCGATTTTTCCCCAGAGCCTAAATCGATATAACTATTATTTATTACATCATCATTGGCTACTGAATTAGTGTATGTGGTGCCATTGCTTCCATAGATTGGTTTAGATTTACCAATATTCTCACCATTATACCAAATTTTTATTTCATTCCAGTGGTTGGATGCGTTGGCGCTGCTCCCATTAGTCGTATCACGCACATAGCGTGCCGTGGATAGCGTGACGGCCGCCGGCGAATAAGTGAAGAGCGTATTGGCCATAGTTGCTTCGGAGTCGGGCGTAGTCGTTATAGTAGTGTTCCACAAGGTGTCATAATAAAATACTGGGGTATTTGGTATTTTATACAAAGTTAAGTATGGAGTTATTTGGGTGGCAGATAATTTAATGTTCGAGCACCCGTCAAACATTCCATAATAACAACTTTCAGCCAATACGGTGGCCGGTAGCTAGGGAAGCTATACTAAGGCCGTGCAGTTCTTAAACATGTTTTTATAACACTGTAAAGACATGGTGGACGCCCACAGTGGTTGCGCTGTCGTTAAAGCAGCGCAGTCGGCAAACATTTCCTCACAGCAGTAATCAGCCGTAACAGTTGCGCCAATCACGGGCATGTCGACCAAAGCGGTACACCCCTTAAACATGCGTTCGTAGCAATAATTCGTCATTATTGGAGCCGGTAACGCTGGCGCTTTAGTTAAAGCGGTACAATTACGAAACATGTCTAGATACGCGTAAGGACGGAGCGTGCTCGCTGATAACGTCGGCGCAGCTATTAATGATGCACAGCCATAAAACAT